AGATGGATTCGGTAGCTAATAACTATACCACTATGTATGTGGGATTAGTTAAGTAACTCATATTCGCACATAGTTTTAAGACGAACTCCTGAGCATGAGTTTAAACTGCTCACTTTTATTAATTACACACTTAACAGAAAATGATTACAGGAAGTTCAACTCTTATTCAGGTATTCCAGTTATATCAGAATAAGATAAAAGAGAAAGAACATAGAAACTGGAAATTCAATGCTGCTAAATATCGTAATATAGCAATAGCTAATAGAAAGGCTCATAATTATGCAGTGAATCAACTTATTAAAGAATCCGGATTAGAGTATACTCCTGAGATATTTAAGTTGATGTCTCTCATAATTAATGAGAAGTTCTCAATTAGAAAGATGTCTATTGTTAAAGTAGATATTGCTCTATTTAAATTAGCTAATAATGTATTAATTTAACAGTTAGTAATAAAATAATTAAACACATTAACAATGAAAAAATTTTATTTTTACTTTACAGTATTCTATATCATTGTTTACATATGTGGTATAGATTACATTGCCCATATGTCACTCTTTGTGGCACTCTTCATGGGCTTCGGAGCATTTGCTCTCTGTGTTCTTTGTTCTACCTTTATGAACGAAGAGCTATTTAAAGAGTATACAGGTTGGAATTGGCTCAATAAATGGGCTAATTCCTAGTTATTAACAATATAAATAGTAATAAAATGAAACAATTTAAGAAAAGTCGTGAGCCTACTAGTTTTAAAACTGGCGTAAAGGATTTGCCATAAATAAGTTAAAAGCATTCAATATGATTTAGTCTAATTAAGAGTAGTTAGATTGTATTTAGGTATCAATTCACAATTATAGTAAAGACAGACATAGTGTCTGTTTATAGATTCACAATTTTTAGATTACAACAAATGAAAAATGGAATTTTTTCTTGGACATCTGAAGGTGTCAAAGTAACTACCGAAACAGAGGTAGCTAACGGAGTGCAAAGAACTGAGATTATCTTGAACTCAAATGGTGATTACAAGCCACATGAGTTTGATGATGTCGAGTTGTTACACTTATTCAAAGATGACATTATCTATGCGCTTAAAGAACGTATAGATAAGTGCGAGCATGAACTCGTTAACGCTAAAGAGCGTGGCGAGCGTAAAGTAGACTCTTGGGACTATCGTACCAAGGGAGATTGTGATGATACCTTTGAGCTCAAGTCGCATCAGGCTATGCTTGATGCTATTAAGTTGGCAGAAGAAGAGAAGTTTGATGAGTTTACAGCTCATATGTGGTGCCAGTTGGAGAAAGCATTGGCTTATGTTCCTAAGAAGTGGCATCGTAAGCCATATACATTTGGCACTTTGTTTGGCTTTGTAATGGAGAAGGCACAATATGCTATGCATCTCCTTTATAATGAGAAAAATAAGTAATTTTTTCTGTTAAGTTCCATAATCAAGAGACCTAATTAGACTTTAATTATTTTATATAGTTATTGTTTAGTTAGGTCTTTACTATTTAGTAAGATTGTGGGATTCTCTAATTATGGAACAATTATGACAACGGAAGAAGCAGAAAAGATTGCAGAGCAAGTAGAGACTATGTTAATGAGTGTAGATATTAAGCCAGATACAATGACTATCGAACCTAATATTGTAGTTTCTATTAAGTATGAAGACAAAAGAGTTAATCAGTATGTAATATCTGATTTACAAGGAACTTGTGTAGTAGAAGGACGTTCCCTAAAATGCCCTAAATAACAGAAATACGAATAAAGATAAAATAGGACTCTAGTACTATAGAGTATAATAAATAGTTGACATCTTGGAAAGAAAATTGGTTAATCATAAGACAAGACTTATGTATTTTTTAGATAATTAATTAAATAGATAAGATTATGGATTTTACAAAGAAAGTAAACGGTTTTGGTTTGTTTGGTAATGTGTTGGTAGTTAACAACGACGTTATGGAAAGTGTCAGTGTTATTAAGACTGACGAAGATAAGAAAGTCCTTGCGTCAGCTGCTCACATTACTAGTGAAGCTATTAGTGATCAAGTTAAAAAGGGAGAACTTGATCCTGTTGAAGGATTAATTGCAGGTATTAAAGCTTCAGATTCAACAAGAATTACTCTTGTTGCTCCAGATCTCAAGGACATTAAGCTCTTTACTGAAGCAGTAATTAAGACTGCTGAGGATGGTAATATGTGTCATATGAAGGACTATGTGCATGAGACCGGTAACAATATCCCTCAAGAGATTTGGGATTATATCTACAAGTTAACTAATGATAAATAAGCTATAACTCTATTAAGTATAATTTGTGGAGCAATTCCCATTATTATATTAGCATTAAAAAGTGAAGAATAATGGAATTTCTTAGAATTGTTTGGGCTATAGTATTTGGATTAATATTTATAGCTATTATAGGTCCTGAAAATGACTAAATAAGAATGATTATCGATAAAGATAATTTCGAATTACTAATTGAAGCTTTAGATTTCTGGGTTAAAGATGGTGTCCTTCCAGTAATTCCTAAGAATAGAATAAGTGTTAGAAAAGTAAATACTTGGACTACTAACTATTTATGTTGTACTAAGGAATGGAAGAAGAGATACAAAACTAACCCAGCTAAGGCTTTGTGTGAGTTAGTAATAGACCACTATAAATATATTTATATTAGAAACTATCCAATTATTGAATTAGTTAATAATTATAAGTATCTTTACTATTGGTTAATAGGAAATAAGTATAAACAAAATAGAGAAACACCTCTATTGTAGTAATTAATTAGATTATGGTAATAACAGTAATAGTATTAGTAGCACTAATTATATTCATTATAGTTGGAGTTACTGCGAAGAAAAATCAAGAGAAAAAGAATGAGATTAATAGATTAGAACATCAAATTTGTCAATTAAATAAGTTTAAAGGTGAATTGATGTCTCATCACACTCTTGAAGACACTTTTAAAATCCATAAACAGTTAGGAGGAATGCATTTGGCATGGAGTATCGCAATATGCCCCGATAAGTATGGTATGTTCAGAACTTCTAACATTGCAACTATGTCTATGGATGAAGTATTTCTTGGTAATATTTATGGTTTATGGACTCATACTCTTACATTTTGGTTATCTTATCAAGATGAAGATGCAGTTTCTAAAATAACTAATCAATATTATCAACAAGTTCTCAGTGGTATCAAAGCTGAGATAGAAGAATTAAAGAAGAAAATTAGTTCTCTATAATCATTCTATGCCTATAAAAAGAATTGGTAAGTTTTTAAGTGTTGATTCAAAATTAACATTTATTAACTACCAATTCTAAATAACTGCTTATATAGTTAGTTCACTTGGCAAGGTTAATGAAAAAAGGCTAATTATTAGCAGCTTCCATAGCTCAACTGAATAGAGCAACAGCCTTAAAGATAAAAATAAAAAATAAATGGAAAGTAAATGGGTAAAGGAAAAAGCTTATTTAGAATAGGCAATTTTAGTAGATAAATTATCATATGAAGAAATTGGTAGGCATTATAACTGCACAGGAAGTAATATTAAAAAAGTTGCTCTGAAATTAGGTATAGAATTACCTGTAAAGCGCAAAGTTAATCCTTGTGAAACATTCACGAAGGAAAAATTAACTCACACTTGTTTAAACTGCGGTAAAAATTTTGAGCATAAAATAAATTGTAGTAATAAATATTGTTGCAGCGAATGTGAAAAAGAATATAAACATAAAAAGAAATATGAGCTAATATTAAAGGGAGATCCTTCTATTATGAGAGCTAATTATAATCCATAGATTTTTAAAAAGGATATTATGCGAGAACAAGGTAATGTGTGTTCTATTTGTGGATTATCACCTCTATGGAATGGCAAGGAACTAGTCTTTATATTAGACCATATTGATGGACATGCCTCTAATAATAAACGAGATAATTTAAGATGTCCTAATTGCGACAGTCAGTTAGACACATATAAGTCTAAAAATAAATGTGGAGAACGTAGTTATTACAGATACCATAAAGAAGATGTTGAAAATAAAATAGGAAAATAATAGATAATTGGAGGAGTAGCACGTAATTGGAAGCGTTACGGTCTTCTAAACCGTCGGCATATGCCCTTAGGAGTTCGAGTCTCCTCTCCTTCACAACTACAAGTTACAACAAGGATATTTAAAATATTTTCAAGTTGTAATAATTGTGAATTAAAATAGGTCGATAAAATATAATTCTACAATGGTTTGTGATAAATAGTTGTAGGTATCTTCAAAGATAAGTTTAGTGGATAACTAGAGTATTATTTAGGATGTACTATTTAATATATCTAGCACTCAAAGTCCACTAAACTTTCTTACTTAAATTGATATTTATTTTAAGTTATATTGACACTCTCCCTTGTAATAGGGGAAGTATAGGACACTATTAAATTATCTAGCAGCTGTGAAGGATAGGAAATGAGTGTTTAGTTTCAAAATATATTGCGCAACTTCCATTTAATGGGATTAATATGAAACAATTACTAGTTAAGATAGCTAGTTAATTAGTAAGCTGTAATCAATATAACTATTTTAAATATAGTGATAGAAGCAGGGGTTCGAATCCTTTAATTTTTGTAATTAGTTAGCTATCTAATTATGGAGATTTCGTCTAAATTTGGGAAGTAACGGGAGAAAAATGATTCTCTTAGTGCCTCACGTATGTAGAGTTTCTACAATCACCAGCCATGATGTGAGAGGACGCTATCACTTTAATTTGAATTTATTGTATTTAATCATATTTTGTTAGTGTGTTATGCCTATTTGGGCAAAGTTCTTACCACTATTCTACTTATAGAAATGTGGTGTGTCTAAGTAAATCTTAGACATATGGAGATATAGCTTAGAAGGTCAGAGCGCGGGACTGAAAATCCCGAGATTGTGGTTCGATTCCACGTATCTCCACTATATACGGATGCCTGAGTGGTCGAAAGGGTAGGTCTCCAAAACCTATAGAGACGAAAGTTGAACAGCGTGGGTTCGAATCCTACTCCGTGTGCAAATAAAAGGTGAAGTTGGGGTATCTTAGGATAGAATGAGCCTATAAGTCTTCAATGAGTCTAGTTAAATAAACTAGGCTCTACTCCCTGGCGTCATTTATTGTTTCCTTAGCTCAGTTGGCAGAGCAACAGATTTTTAATCTGTGGGTCACGAGTCCGAATCTCGTAGGGAACACAACTTCTCTTAAAAGAATATTCGTTTTAAATTGGTGCTCTACCGGTTTGTGATAAATAGGTAGAGATTTGTACCCTTAGTTCAGTTGGTTAGAACGCAAAACTGTTAATTTTGATGTCGCAGGTTCGAATCCTGCAGGGTGCGCTCCTTAAAAGGTTAAATATGGTTTATTTTTATTAATCTTGAGATTCTTGGTCTGTGATAGATAGAGAATCTACTTGGCACTATCGTCTAGCTGGTCAGGACGGGATTCTTTCAAGATCCAAAGGCGATTTCGAGCATCGCTAGTGCTACTATTTCATCTTTTTTATAAAACTGATACCATTAATATTTGAAATATAAAGTCGGTGGACTTCATAACGTTAAAGAGTTGTTAGGCTTCTGGTCTGTGAAGATAGGAAGCTTTTATGGTCCGTCTAGTGTAACTGGTAACACGGTAGTTTGTGAGACTACAGTACAGGGTTCGAATCCCTAGCGTGACCCTATTGGAGAAATGACTGAGCGGTCGAAAGTGGCACCCTGCTAAGGTGTTAGTCATATTATATGGCTCGGAGGTTCGAATCCTTCTTTCTCCGCAATATTTATGACAAATTGTGAACTTGTAGTTGGAAAATATGGTTCGTGAGAATAGTATTTTATTCGGAGGATTAGTGTAACGGTTTCACACGAGGGACTTTGACTCCCTAATAGGCAGTTCAACTCTGTCATCCTCTACTAATTAATAAATAGGTACTAAACAACTCTCAGTAACTCTATTAAATAGCGTAATTACCTTAAAATTAATCATTTGGGTTAAAAAGAGAAAGAACGTTAGATAGCTGAGGACAATGGAATAGTTTAAATATAACCAGTGAAAATTGCCTATTATTTAAATAGATTATTAACAGATAAGATTATGACAAGAGAAGAGCATTTTATTAAGAAGACTCAACTATTGGCACAAATAGATAGTGCTGAGAAGTTAGGTTGTAAGAATGTACTTAAACATGCACGAGCAGAATTAGCTAAATTGGAGAAGAAATTTTGGGAGGAACATTTTTCTAATCCATTATTTAGTTATATGGTAACTAGAGAAGAGAGAGATAAACTCATAGAGGATGGAGTAGATCCTACTTTTCAAATACGTGTAACTTTTAAGAGTGGTGAAGTATATGACTTCATATATTATCACGAAATTGCTCCAGGTGTTAAACATTCTGCTATCGAGAAATGGTTTGTAAAAGGATTAGACAAAACTATTCTTCATCCTGAAAATATTGTGAGCACTCACTTTATTATAGGTTAATTAAATTAAGTAATATGGAAATAAAAACAATACAAATTGATTCTGATACATTTCTTGTATTTAAAGGTATTGAATACAGACAAATAAATATAGAGGATATAGTTAGTTTAGAGGCTTTGAATAAATATGTCCTAATAGTAACTAAAGATTGCAGAAAATTTATTATTGGTTGCTCTTTAACTGCTATTCTTAAGAAATTGTGTATAGAATATATAGTAGTAAATAAAGGTTTATTAATTAATAAAAAGTATTTACTCGAATTAATTAAGAAAACTGATGATAAGGATAAATATCTTCTAGTACTTAATGATTCTGAGCATACTACTAGAGAAGTATCCTCATATATTGCAAAGAATATTTTAGAACAATTATAATATGAAGAAAATAGTATTAAAAGTAACAGTCCCAGATGATTATGTATTGGATGACCCATTTTGGTTAATGGAAGACCTCAATACATCTGGATTTGATGTTGAACGTATTTAATTTATTTGAAAAATAAGAATATCAACCCCATAAATTATGTTGGTTTTTTCCCAAATATTGTTGGCAACTAGCAGATAATTAGTTGCTCCGTTTTTGTCTAAAGGTTGGCAGTATATTCCACTAGACGTTAAAGACTAAAACTGCCAAATGGCTCAGTGGTGGAATTGGTAGACACGAGGGACTTAGAAATTGATTTTATTCATAATTTTGAGTGCTCTGATACGAAAGTTCAGAAGTAGAATCTCCCTAATTAAACAAGTTAATTACTAATTGTAAAAAGGTTAGCATCTGTGTAAGAAGTAGAGTAATGATTATAGAAGCAGTATTCAGAAATCTAATTAACTTGCGACAGAAGCCTCACTTATGGTGACATAGGTTTTGGTGATGACGAGCTAAATTGGATATGCAAAGTACGTATAGAAAATGACTAGTATCTTCCGAGACTAGACAAAAGATATTAGTAAGTTTAAATACAAAATTTTCTATATTTGTATATTCATAAATGTGTAGAGACTATACAGGAGATACCTAAGTTAATTAAAAGGAATGGTTTAGACTTCATCCTTAGTAATAAGGTTATAATGTATTATGTAAAAAAGGAGACGCTCATTAAGAGAGGTAAAACCTAATTCCTTACTTCGAAGTTAATTGATAAGGTAATAAAATAGTCCAGACCACAATAACTTAAAAAAGAACAAAAGTGCCTGAATAGTTCAAGATGTGGCGCCGTAGAATAGACGAGAACATTTTTAAGTTAGCTTGTGTAAAAGCAAGTGTGGCAGGAAAATCCCTTGGTCAGGAATGACTGTACGGGTTCGAGTCCCGTCTGAGCTAGAATGGCAAATGAGAAACCTCCACGTGGTGCTATTCGGGTAATGCTAATTCTCATAAAATTAATTAAAAATGGTTTTTAGGTATTGATAAGCATTTCTAAACTCATATTAATTCATTAATTTGCGAAAAATTAGTGAAATTATCAATTTTTCTCTATTAATATATCGTTTGAATCAGCTCATATTGCTTGTGAAAGTAGTATGAGTTTTAATTTATTGGTAATTTCTATGCCATAGACTTATAATAAATAAGTGATTAATAAATTAAAAATAATAACTTAAATATTAATATTTATGGCAGGAAATTTTGAAAATAGTTATCTTGGAAACATTATTGGAGTACAAAGATAGAAAATGAAGGATTTTACTAATTCGAGATTAAAAAAGGTAAAATAGATGAATCAGAGAGCTACATAGGGTTCTAAATAGCTTTAGGCTAGAAGAAAATAGCAAAATAATTATGATGCTAGATTAAGAGCTAAATATGGTGCTATGTATGACCCTAACAAAGTTCGTCAATAGCAGTAGGAATTAGTTAAAGCTGGTTATAATATTGCAGTAGATGGAGATTGGGGTGTAAAAAGTAAATAGGCATGGCATGATTATTAGTTAAAAAAGAATTAGTAGACTACCAAAGATACTGATATGTTTACTAGTTTAACTAATTGGATTAATCAGTTTAAGCCAAAACCTTATCCATTATCTACTAACAAGAATGAATAGGCTATTATAGACCATAAAGTACATAGTGGTGTTACTGAACCTTATTGGATACTAGATAGAAATAATCATCAATTAAAACATATGCAAGGAAACAAAGCCTTAGCACAATTTGATGTTATGACAGGTTTATCCAATGACTAGGATGGATATAATTTTTGGGATAGTTATAAAACTGATCCAGTATACCAGAAAAACAAAAACTTTTATAATGGAAGTAAACAAGCCTAGGTAACACCTGCTGGTATTTTTACTTTATCCTCTTCTAGTTATGAAGGGCGTCCAGCATTTAGATGGAATGAGGGAAGTAGAGATAATACAAATACTAAGTAGAAAACTTCCGTTTTATTTCATATTATGCCTAAGAGCAGATAGGCTGATTTTAAAAATGGAATTAGAAATAAATCTTATGGTTGTGTTAATTTGCCTACAGATGCACTTAACTATATGATAAAAAATAATGCAGTAGGAGATTCTATATATTCTTTGCCTGTTAGATAGGGTAATTATATATATGAATCTGAGGAAGAAGGACATCCATTAAAAGTACATTATGGAAATGCTCCTCAAAGAGTTTAGGGAAAACATTATGCAAATAAATATGATTTAAATTTAAATTATAATAAAGGATATTAATTAGATTATGAAACTATTATTTAGATTATTAATAATATTATTAGTTACATCTTGTTCTAATAATGTTACAAAGGGAAATATTACAGATTGTGATAGTTTTCCTGCAGATCCAATTGCTTATATTTATTTACAACCTTATGATGATTTTACACAACAGGAAGCTACAAAGCTTGCCTCTAAAATCACAAAGGGATTAAGTAAGGTATACGGAGGTGATTGGACTAATGTAAAAGTATTAGCTAATAAGGACTTACCCAAAAAAGCTTATTATAAGCCTCGGAATAGGTACTTAGCTAATGAGTTATTAAAAAACCTTAATATTAACAAGGAGCAATCCTATATAATAGGTTTAACTCATAAAGATATATCATACAAAATACACGGTCAAACTAACTATGGAATAATGGGATTAACTCCTTTGAATAGTAATAAATCTATAGTTAGTGATTATAGAACACATGATTTAGTTGCTGTAATAGTACATGAATTTGGTCATGGATTTTATGGGGCAAAACATTGTACTAACCCCAAATGTATAATGTGTGATTATCAAAAACACAAAGGAAAGCCTTTTGTATATGAATTATGTAAAGAGCACTCCTTTATGAATTAAGGCTATATAGCAATACTAGTATAATAGCATGTCCAGATGCTCAATCCCTGGAATAGGCTGTCTGAAGGCTATCCGGTTATGGCAGTATGTGGTGGCACATAATCAACTAACTAGGTTTATGTATTTAGTAAGCGTAAATACTCCTACGTGTGGTTCGTAGTGGAATGCGTAGCTCAATTGGATAGAGCACCAGATGTAATCTGGAGGTTGGCAGTTCGAGTCTGTCCGTATTTACCCCATTATTATTCATGTTTTATACTCATAGGGTTTTAAACTTTTTAAGTTTTCGGTAAGGGTTCTGTTTGTGAAAATGGAATTATTTATCTGTTTTTGGTTATGAATATATGTGAGAACTTTAATAAGTTAAGGCTTCTTAAAAAGCCTAAAGCGCTAAGTGTCTTAGTGGCACGCCCTGCTAGCAAGTAGGGAGGAGAGGATTAACGACCCTCAGGCACATCTTTTAAATTGCTCGGGTATCCGCTCTGTCTTATACACAGTAGAAACGGTAATGGTCACATGTGGGTTCAAGCCCCACTCTGAGCACTAATTTTTAAATAAATAAATATGAAAAAAGAGTACGATATTGAAAAAGTTATTGAATTAAGAGATTCTTAGAATCTCAAATGGAAAGAGATTGAAGAAAATTATTGGAGTTTCTGCAGAAACTCTAAGAAAAGCATATAAAAGAAGGAAGGAAGGCTTATCTTGTGCAGAAGCTAATCCAAATAATTATCCAAAATAGAAATAGAGAGGCTTATTAAGAAAAATTCAGTTAATTAATGAATTTGGAGGTAAGTGTCAAGAATGTGGATATAATAAAAACATAGCAGCTTTAGAATTTCATCATATTAACCCAGATGAAAAAGAGTTTCAATTAGATATGAGACATTTGTCAAATACTTCTATTGAGAAATTAAGAATAGAAGCTGCTAAATGTAAATTACTTTGTGCTAATTGTCATAGAGAATTACATAATCCTGAATTCTATTTTGATAATTTAAACTCTTTATTAGAGACATATAAAGATATGGAAGATAAACCTTTAGATAAATCTACTAAATTTATCGCCATTTGTCCTATATGTGGTAAAGAGTTTAAAACATATGAGAGGAAAACATATTGTTCAGACGAATGTAAATATAAAAGTAAAAATTATCCTTCTATAGAAGAAGTAAATGAATAGTATGAAATACTACACAGTTGGGAAAAAGTAGCTAATCATTTTAACTTAACTAGAAGAATAATTTAGGGCATTCGTAATAGAGCTTCGTAACATTTCTTTTATTATATTATAATATTTTAGAGAGTCTAATTAGTTAATCTAGTTAGGCTCTTTTATTGTTTAATTAAATAACACATTAACATATGAAAGATATAAATAAAATTATTGATTCATTAAGTCCCGTAGAACAAAACTTAATGTATTATACATTACAAAAGAGACTCAATAGAGGTCCTGAGTATACTATTAGGAAGAATGGACCTGGATATTCCATTAAACCTAATGATAAATATGAGAATGCCAATCATGGAACTATATGCAGTCTTGTTTTTGAAACTCCTGAAATGGCTCGTTTAGCTTATGCTATTTATTTAAATACTCAGGATAGTTTGGTAGACATAATAGATAATATTAAATACGTGTTCAGACTTCTCAATATTGATTCAGAATGGGCAAAGTAGTATTACAGGTAAATGACATCTTTTCCCAAGCGTGGAAGGGATGTCAGAAACCTATGTGGTTTAAAGTTCTTAATATAGATAGAACTAATAACAGCATAGAAGTAGAATGTCATTCATTTGATGGTCTTAATGTATTTCCTGAAGTTTGGTCTTTAGATTCTACAGAAATAGGATTTGAAATTGGTGATTATAAATTAGTTGAATAATTATGTGTTGGACGGGTAATGCTACAGCTATTAAAAAGATAGCTGAAAGAGATTTCTATGTCTATAAAATAGGACGAGTTCCATTGGATAGTATTTTTGTTAGTCATGTTAAAAATTTCGACTATATTCCTAAAAATCGTAATAGAAAGATTCCTCTAATAGTTCAGTATCCTTGTAGAGACATCTATGTAGTACAACAAGGTTATCATTCTTATAAATGGATAGCTTTTGATGATACTAATCCAAGTGAAAGGTGTTTATATTTAGGTAATTATGATAATGCTCTAAAAGAGAATTTATCACTATATGGGCATTGTTGTATAGGTACATTTATAATTCCTAAAGGTGCCGAATACTTTGAAAATAAGTATGGACATATAGTATCTTCTGAAATTATTTATACTGGTAAATATTTAAAAATAAGTAATTTTAACAAATAATTATGTGCTGGATTGAAAATATAAAAAGGTTGGATTTACAAATTGCTGATAGAGACATTGAAGTGTATAAAATAGTATCAGATGCTAATAAGCTGTCATGTAAATCCCTTGTTCAAGGGTTTATATATAAGGATAATATAAGATATGAAATGGATGCTATGGAACTTGAAGAATCAAGTTTTAGCAGAGCTTTTTGTACTACTGATTTAATTTATATTACAAAGGCTTATCATAGTTATACTAAGATACGTTTTACACTCAAGAAACCTTATTCTCCATGTTCAACACCTAAATACAAGGGAATTATTGCAGGTAATTTGTTGATGCCTATAAGGATTGATAATCCTTATTATGCAGCCACATTTATAATTCCTAAGGGTTCTCAGTATGCTGTAAATTGGAAAGGAGAAATTGTTTCAAATCAAATAATATATACTGGCAAATATTTAAAACTATAAAACTATGTGTTGGATAGGTCCTGCTAAAATAGCAGAAAGGGATATTGTAGTGTATAAACTTGGATATGTAATTGAAACTACTAAAGAGTTTAGAAGTTTATATCAAAATTATACATATTACCCAAAAGAATTAAATAAAGCAGTTACTTTAGTTCCTGTAATATATACAACAGAAGTATCTAAATTACAACCTTCTGAGACCGGAATGATTTATGAAGGTTATCATTCATACTTAACTAAAAAAATGGCTAAATTAAGTAGGGATGAATATGATGACATAGGAATATTTGAAATTCCAGCAGGTGCTACTATCTATGTCAACTATAAACTCAGAGAAGTAGTTAGTACTGATATTAAATATTTAGGATTATTAGAAGAATAACAAGATAAGTTTAAATTCTATCCTAAGTAATAACAATATTTATCTATAGAAACTTAGTCTTTTATGCATCTTTTCTCTAGGGTTAGCTACTATAATAGCAAATGAAAAGGCACCACGGAGTATGGTGAAATGGTAGACACGTATGCCCTAGGAGCATATGCAGTAATGCGTGTGGGTTCGAGTCCTACTACTCCGACGAAAATCGGGTTGGTTTGTATTCTAAGTATACGTAGATGTATGGGTTGCACCCGACTGGTAAAAGAATATTAATTAACTAATGTTGTTTATTAGTTAGATTAAGAAGGATATATCAAACAAATGCAGCCAATTTGGGGGATACCTATATAGTCGCGAATATTATAGGGCAGATTGATAAGAAATGGAAACAATAAGCTAAGGTAATCTAGTAAACCTCTAGGAATTGTGAACGAAAGTTTCAAAGTACGTTAGATTCGTAAATCTCCCACTGCGAAGTTTCAATCGTTGTACCTAGTTAGGAAATTATGTACCTAATTAGGGAAAAGAGAAGTTACCTACATAATCCGGAGTGTGTAGGACAGGTGATAAGGCGAAAAGGTAACTTAACAGGTTAAATTTTCGAACTAGCTATAATTTTATTATACTATAGTAGAATTGAATACATCAAGTAGCCAAAGTACGTTCGATTCGTACTACTTCTCCAAAGTCTTTGATAGACTGAAATGCCAGGTTTCATAGGAGTATATTAACTATTTAGTTAGTATGCTCCTTTTTACGTTTAAATAACAAAAAGATTAGGCTTATGTGTTTTTGGAAATCGAAACAAAGTAAAGTGTTAAAAGAGATATAGTAGTCTATAAGATAGGTGATAAAGCAAATAAAAATACTTTTGTACCCTATTTTATAGGTAGTTTTAAATATCTGACTGGTATTAAATGTCAAACATTTCCAGATTTTAAAAGTAATATTATGATAGAGGGATATCATGGATATAATAATAACTAGTTCTGCTATTCCAGTATCTGTTGCTATACAAAAAAACACTAAAGATAAACCTGTAATCAGTATTTACCCATCAAATTATAAACCTCTATATTTAGGTAAATTTATAGTACCTAAAGGAGCAATTTACTGTGTTAATGAATTAAATGAGATTGTATCTAATAAGATGATTTATACAGGACAATATTCTAGCGTGTGGGAAGCTTTAGATACTAATTTGAAAGAATTCTTTAATTAAATTTAATATCGAACTTATGTGTTTTATTAGAACAAAAGAAAGTAAGGTACTAGCAGCTAAAAGGGGTATTAAAGTGTACAAAATAGGTGCTTATGCTGATGAGAGATACAGAGAAAAGTCAAAAGCATTTGAGGAACTTGAAAAAGTACTTAAAGAGTTAGAGGGTTAATTTTATGGGAGAACTATATTTAGTATTAGTTAAAGAGAATGATTTAAGATTGTTCACTTCTTATCCACAGAAAGTTAAAGAACCAATAATGGTTGAATCTGAGGAAGAGGAGCAAGATTATCATGGACACTTTTATCACCCATGGGTTAATTCTGGTAAATATAAAGAAGTTTGGAAGGTTGGGCGTGAAGAGGGCATTAGAGTTTCTTTATCTATTTTCTCTAAGGAAATTCAAGACCTTATTACGTTGGATAAAGTACTGGTTATTAATAAAAATAATTGATTATGGACAGGAATCAAGCAAAAGAATTTTATCCTATCCTGCAAGCTTTTGCAGAAGGAAGAGTGATTGAATGTAGAACCAAACCAAGTCTCATAGAAGGTTCTGATGTTCCGAATGATTGGACAGAAATGAAAGAGATTGGGTTTTGGAATAATATTGAATACCGAATCAAGCAAGAGCCAAAGTATCGTCAATTCAAGGATGCAGAAGAGTGCTGGAATGAAATGCAAAAGCATCAGCCGTTTGGGTGGATAAAAGATAGAGACGGTGATAAAACTTTTATTGGAAGCATAAATTCAGATAATTCTATCTTTACATGTAGTTCAGAAATACTCTTTTTAAAGGAGCTATTCGAAGATTTCACCTTCGTCGACGGACTTCCATTCGGTGTAAAAGAGGAGGAATAACGTATGATATTCTATAGATTTGGTGAAATTCCGGAAGATGAATGTTCATCTATATGGAACAATAATAATGAAGTGATAGGTAAAGAAAAAGGTGTGTCCGTTTATGAAGCTCATAAAAACATAAATGGAACATATTCTCCGGTTCTTCCATTTCCAACAAATGAAAAAGCATTTAATGATTTTATAAAACATATAGCATACTTTACTGGCAATAAATATCTGGTAACAGGTGATTTATTAGATGGTACTGACGGTGAACCATTAATTAAAAATGTAAAAATATTAAAGAAATTATAATATATAAAATAGAAATATGAGTGATTATTCAAATATGTCTATAAAAGATTTAGAAGAGCTTAAAGAGAATCTTTTAGATCAAAAAAGTAATTTAAATAATACTATAGAAGAAGTAGTAAATAATATAAGATTTAAAAAGATACAAGCCAGTAATAAAACTATTGGATTAAATCCTTATTATAAAGATAAATCTTCTTATTTAAAAGTAGTTATTAGTGATGGATATATTGTAACTAAAGTTACTCCTAGTGGTAAGTGCTTAGGTATATATCAGTTTCTTTCAAATACTGTTGATTTCTTAACGTATTATGAGATATGCTCTAAATCTGATTGGGATAGTGCTATAGATAGACTTAATATGTGGTTTAAAGATGCTAGTTTAAAAATTAAAGAATTATGATTAAAGCAAAAGCTATATCTAAGTCTGCTGTATTAGACCCACATATATTAGATCAAATAAGCTTTACTATAATTAAAGAAGCTAGTAAAGGTAATTATGCAGCTTGGATTGGTTCTATACTTCCAACAACTAATGTTGACAAATATTATGATTACCTTAAAGAGTTAGGATTTGAGATTAGTCTTCTTTATAAAGGTGAACATGGAGTTTATGTAGTTTGGGAATAAAAATAAAGATATGGATAAATTTTGGAAATTAGCAACATGCGCATTACTAGTATTTAGTATTAGTATGGTTATTGGTAGTAATAACCTTTCGAATCAAATTGAAGAGTTACAAACAACTGTAGATAGACAGGCAAATGCTATTCAGCAACTTGAGAAAGAGAAGAATAATGCTGAAGTAACTATTCCTCAGTATTTGGATAGTTTGCCTAATGATGATTAAGTATCTATAATATGGATGCGGATATTCTTGTAATTCTATTCTTTATTATAATAGATATATATTGTTTCTATGACCTTTTTATTATATTATATGAGTTAATTAATATGTATTTAGAAGGAGATAAATAGAAAATTGGCATACTAGATGCTGAAAAAGAAACAGATTAAATATATAGTTTTTTAACATTAATTAATTTGTAGATTATGGTAACAAAGATAGAATAGACTAAGAAGATATTAAAGAGTTCTAATTTAGGACTCTTTTAAATACGGGGCTAAACTAGTATTTGATTGTCTAGGAGATAAGAAACACAGCAAGACAACTTGGATAGACAAGTAAAAAATTAATTGGCGAAGTAAATAACACTTCTGTTTCTTACGCTATTGCAGCCTAAGAAACCGAGCAGCACTTGCTTGGGAACGGAAAGGTGCACTATTCTTTCATTTCTTATAAGTTCTCTGTATACTTTAGGAATAGAGTGGTGGAAGTTGACAATATGTTAATCTTGTCAACCCTAACAGACAAGGACAGTCTTTAAAACCTATGCTGTAAGAACGTTTTGATGCAAATAGGCAAGACGACGGGGCAGTACCGTCTAGCTCCACTAGTTCATAGAACTGTTTTTATTATTTAACGTTATTTTTAATCCCTGGGCTATTTAGTTCAGGGATTTTTGTATTTAATTATTATGAAAATAATAGTATTAGTAATTTTATCTTTATTAGTATCGTGTGGTCCTCCAATTCAATATAATGATTCTATATTGAATTATAAGGGAAGTGTAGTAGTATCAAAATCAATATGTATAGATCATTATACTTTTAAGATACGAATGTATAATAAGAAAATTAATCGATATGAGATTAAAACTATTCGTGTGTGTGATGGGGACGATTACAGAGTAGGTGAAACAATTAAATAATTTTAAATAATTTAGTTAATTATGGAACAAAACATTTGGATTCAAGACGGTAATACTTTTATGAAGGGCAGTGCTACAACAAAAGCACATCCTGAAGGATTACCTAAAGGAATTTATGAAGTTAAAGAATCAATGACAGGTTATTATTTAAATAGACTTGGAGATTCTTTTGTATTTAATTACAAATTGTATGGTATTAATAACGAGTTTATTGATCATTTTGTAAAAACTTACAACAATACTACAGGTAATTTGGGAGTATTATTTAATGGAATCAAGGGAACAGGTAAGACGGTCACAGCAGAAGAGCTTTGTAATCGTCTTAAACTTCCAGTTATTATTGTTAAGTCCTGTAAGGGAGAAGATGATATGCTTGAATTCTTAGCTACTCAAATTAACTTTGATTGTATCTTCTTCTTTGATGAATATGAGAAAGAATTTAAAGAATCCTCATCAGTTCTTTCTTTTATGGATGGTGTGCACAATTCACAATATCGTAAAGTATTTCTACTTACCACTAATGAGTTAGAAATTAATAACAATTTATTAGGTCGTCCATCACGTATTAGATATGTACGTTCTTTTGGTAATTTACCTGAAGAAACCACACTTGAGTTACTTAATGATATTCTAATTGATAAAGGTGCAGTAGAACCAGTACTAGATTTAATTAGACAGATGCAAATAGTTACTGTTGATTTAGTAAAAGCTCTTGCTCAGGAAGTTAATATTCACGGTGTTGACAAAATAGATTTAATCCGTAAGAACTTTAATCTTGAGTTCTCTGATTTTACTTATTTAGTAGAGTCTATAGAATTAGGATCTGGTTCTCTTGATAGTATTCAGAATATTAATGAGCAGTTATTTGAGAAAATAATTAGAAGTCGTGAAATAACTCGTAAAATAGGAAGAAAGTCTCCTTCTAAATTAACTGAAGAGGAACTAGAGGCTCAAAAAACTATGGCAGGTACTTATGTTCGTACAGATTCTATAAGTTTAAATAAAGAAATAAAGTATCTTAAAATAGGTGATGAATTTGATGAGCGTCCTATATTCTATATAAATGCTAAGAAGGGATATATTGTGACTTGTTATAACCATTTTATTATTTATGTAATTAAATCTGGGTATTCTACGAATGCTTCAGGTAAGTTTAATCAGATATATTAAATGAAGAAACAGATATTAATATTTTTATTATTATTAGGCTTTATGAGTAGGGCTTTCTGCCAAACAACTACTCATGTAACTCTTACTTGTTATCAGCCAGTTAAAAGTCAGTGTAATAATCAACCATTAGTTACGGCTGATGGTTCTAAAATTAATTTACATCATTTAAAACATAATAAAATCAAGTGGTGCGCTATATCTCGTGATTTACTTTATTTATTTCCAAAGAATAAACCTAAAAGAGTATATATAGAGGGATTTGGAGTATATGAGGTCAAAGATGTTATGAATAAAAGACATAAGCATCGTATTGATATACTCATTCATCCTAAAGACTCTAAGAGAATTAGTATTAAGAATGTAAAAGTTAGGATTCTTAAATAAACTAATTATGATTAAACATAAGCTTATAGTACTTACATGTTTTCTATTAGTAATAGGTATAATAGAAAGCATATGTGCTCTAATGGATGCTGAATTAAAGACATATTTTGTCTTTTTTCTTTTAGGTCTTATATGTTATGTCACATTTTCTGATTTATTTTAAATTATGGTAAATGACACTCCAATAAGAGGTATTCAATGTCGTCTTAGAGATGCTTTGAATATGATTAATAATATCAAACTAAGCGATGTTAGTTCTATAGAAGAAATGGAAGAACTAGTAGAAAAGAATTTCAACCTCTTCACGATAAATTTAATAAGTTTTTAATTAAATAATATGAAAAATAATATTAAGCACGGTTTATTATCCTTAGGTATATCTATTATATGTGCTATTTTGTTTATATACTTATGGAATACTCAGATACTCGATGACATAATTAGTGATAAAGGTCCACTAACTTTAGAGGGTTCTCCTAACGCTATAAGAATGGGCTTCTGTCATTGTGTTATTCAATGGATTCTATTTATTGCAACTTTTGTTTTGGCTATAGCTGCTATATGTACATTTAGTGATGAAAAAGGAGACTATTCAAATATAAATATTAAGAAAAAGTGGATTGTAATTCCTGGAATTATTATATTGTGTTGGTTTATAAGTCCTATTGGTGCTATAATAAAATTGTATAATAAGAATATTGAATATACTAATCAGCTAGACAAGCAACAGTATGCTCGTAAAATGTTCTTCGATAAATTATGGAAAGTGTATCTTCAGAAGTATGAAATTTGTGAATTAAATAAGAATACTTTCTTGGAAGTCACTAGTATGATTATGGAAGGAAGACATGATGGAGCACAAGTTACTTGGAAATGGCTTCAAGAGAATCAAAATATTCCTTATTCTGAATTTACTAAATTTTATGGTGATTTATCCGGATTTGTAAATGGACAACGAGAGGAGTACTACAAGTTAGAAGAAGCATGCATGGAAACAGTAAGACAACAGAACTCTATGTTGGATTCTTTTCCTAATGTATAATAAGATACTTGGTATTCAGAAATTGCAATATAATCCAGGATTTACTTCCACTCATACAGAACATGTATTTAAAACTAAAAGGGAAGATATATAATGAGTATAGAAGAAAAAGTAATAAGCATTGTTAGTGAAGTCCTTGGCATAGAGAGCGAAAAAATAACTAGTGCTGATACTTTCGATGATTTGTACGCAGACAGTCTTGATTTAGTAGAAATTACTATTGAATGTGAAAAGGAGTTTAGTTATCCTATTACAGATGATAAAGTTCAGAATCTAAAGACTGTAGGAGACTTAGTTAATCTTATTACAGACTTGGATAATAAAGATTACTTAGAAAGTACTCAAGCCGATTTACAAGTAGATGAATAAATCTTATTTATACGATGATAAGTTAACTAAAGAACAAAAGTATATATTCTCTGAAATAAATGCTATAATTGAGAAAATAGTAGATTCTTATATTATAGAGGGTTGTACTGAGAAGGAAGCTAAAAGGTTAACTAATAATGAAATTATGACTATAATTAGCCGTGAATTTTGCGGCAAATATTAATTCAATTCACAATTATGATTCAATTAAGTAAAGGAGGTAACATCAACCTCGCTAAAGAAGCAAATGGTGTAACAGAGTTTTCAATTGGTTTGGGTTGGGATGTAGCAGCTCAGGCAGGTGTAGAATTTGATTTGGATGTAGCTACTATTCCTTTGAATGCTCAGGATAAAGTAGTAGATCCTGACAATGGCTTTATTTTCTACAATAATCCAAATTGGAAAGATGCTATTAAGCATTCAGGTGATAACCGTACAGGTGCTGGTGCTGGAGATGATGAGACAATTGTAGTAGATACCACTAAGGTTCCTGCAGATGTTCAGAAAATTATTATCTTAGTTAATATTCATGATGCTAAGAATCGCCAGCAGAACTTTGGTATGGTTAATAATGCTTATTGCAACTTGTATGCTAAAGGTAATACTACTCCTCTGGCTAAGTTTGATCTTACTGAGGATGCAAGTATGTCTCGCTGTATTGTATTCTGCCAACTCTATCGCCACAATGGTGATTGGAAGTTCAAGGCTCTTGGAGAAGACAAGGGTAGCTATCAGAATGTTATCTATCGTGATATTCTTCGTAACTATGGGCTCATCTTGCCAGATGCTCCAGCTATTTAATTAATAATAAATTAATTCGGTTTTAATTCTTGATTCTATAAGGGAGTATCTTTAATTAGGTACTCCCATTTTTAGTTAATTCACAATTATTTAATAAAGTTTTATGATTAATTTAAGTAAAGGTGGCAGAATCAATCTGTCTAAAGAGTCTAACAATGGTTTAAGTAAATTGTTCTTTGGTTCAAACTGGGGTGCCATTCAGCATCGTGGACTGCTTGGCATTGGTAGGTCTATTGAGAAAGTAGATTTGGATTCTACTGTTCTTCTGTATGACGCCAATAAGAATTGTATTGGTGAAGTAGCTTATTACAATTTGAGTGCTCCTGGTATTCGTCATAGTGGTGATGACCGCTCAGGTGATACCAATGGTAATGATGGTCTTGATAATGAGACTATTGAGGTACGCTTAAATGAACTAGACCCACGTGTTGAGTATATTGCATTTACTCTTAATAACTTTACGCACCAGACATTTGGTGAGATTCCTTATATGGGTCTTCGTATTTACACAGGTGATCAAGTACAGAGAAACACTAATACTCCTGTAAATGTCTTAGCTAAGTTTAATCTTGAAGACGGTAAGGAAGGTACTAAGATTTCTGATAAGCAGGCAGTTATTCTTGGTGTTGCCTATAAGAAGGATGGTGAATGGCGCTTTAAGGCAGTTGGTGAGTTCGGAGGTTGGACTTCAATTGATGCTATGAAGCGTCCAACAATTGCATTTCTTTAATTAATTATAATAACAGAAAAAATGACAGATATAAATTACGGTCTTAGCTTAATAGAAGTAGAAGATTCACGTGCCAGACATGGTATTAATGTATTGACACCTCCAAAGAGAGATGCTTGGTATGTAATGTTACTTGATGGATTTAAAGATCCACTTATTGTAATATTACTTATTGCAGCTGCAGTATCTATCGCCTTAGGTTTTGTAAAGGGTGAATTTACAGAGCCTATTGGTATTATTGTAGCTATTGCTTTAGCTGTAGGTATTGGTTTTTGGAATACTTGGTCTGCAGCTAAGAAGTTTGACCTTCTTTTAACTAGTAGTGATGATACCCTAGTTAAGGTAAGACGAGATAATGGAGTAATTCAAGTAGCTCGTAAAGACTTAGTTGTAGGAGATATTGTAATACTTGAAGCTGGTGAAGAAGTTCCTGCTGATATTATTGTTAAGGAATATAGCAATTTGAAAGTAAGTGAAGCCTCTTTAACTGGAGAAACAAATCCTGTAACTAAAACTAATTTTGAATCAGAAACTGCTACCTATCCTACAAATAGAATTTATAAAAGCACTATTGTGGCTGAGGGTACTTGTGTAGGTGAGGTATTTGCAGTAGGAGATGAAACAGAAGTAGGTAAGACTGCTAGAGAAGCATCCTCTATTACTGATGTAGAAACACCTCTTAATAAACAGCTTAATGGATTAGCTAGCTTAATTAATAAGATAGCATTCACAGCTGCGGGTATTCTTATTGTATCTCTTGCCATACGTTATATATTTATAGAGCAGGGATATGTAGGCAAAGATACTATTGATACTGTAAATGATTGTTTACAATTCTTAATGATTGCAGTAGCCCTTATTGTAGTAGCAGTGCCAGAAGGTTTGCCTATGGCTGTAACTCTTGCTCTTGCTTATTCTATGAAGAGAATGGCTAAAGCTAACAATCTTATTAGAAAGATGCATGCTTGTGAAACTCTTGGTGCTACAACTCTTATTCTTACTGATAAGACAGGAACTCTTACAGAGAATAAAATGAAAGTAGTATTCCAGGACTTTACAGATAGAAATGCTGTTATAAATAATATTGTACTTAATTCTACTGCTAATCTTAGTCCTTCAGGAGAAGTAGTAGGAAATCCTACAGAAGGTGCATGTCTGCAATATATACAAAAATCAGTTGATATTACTGATAAAAGAAATAAAACTCATATAACAGGTAGAGTAGAATTTAATTCTAAGAATAAATATATGATTACTAGTGATGGAGCAGTTACTTATATTAAGGGAGCTCCAGAAATAGTAATGAATTTCTGCTCTAGTGAGAATATACCTAATTTTGCAGAACAACAATCTAAAGGTAGAAGATGTATAGCTTTTGCTCACAAGGTTGGTTCTGATATAAATACCCTCTCAGACTTCATATGGGATGGCTACGTAGCTATCGAAGACCCAGTGAGAAGTAATGTACCTGATGCAATTCAGGCTGCTAGAAACGCGGGAATTAAAGTTAAGATTGTGACAGGTGATAATCCTGAAACAGCAGCTTCTATTGCTGCTCAAGCTAATATCTCTCAAATTCCTAACACAATGCTTGGTAAGGAAGTTGCAACTCAAACAGATACTAATTTACGTAAAGTAGATGTATTTGCTAGAACTAAACCTGAAGACAAGCAGACACTTGTTAAGAGATTCCAAAATATGGGAGAAGTAGTAGCTGTAACTGGTGATGGTACAAATGATTCAGCTGCTCTTAATCAAGCTGAGGTAGGTGTAGCTATGAATAATGGTACTGATATTGCTAAGAATGCAGCCGATGTTATTCTTCTTGATAATTCGTTCCCTTCTGTTATCTTAGGAGTTAAGTGGGGAAGAAGCTTATATAAGAATATTCAGCACTTTATTCTCTTCCAGCTTACTGTAAATGTTGTAGCTATTGGTATTGCTTGTGTAGGTCCATTTATTGGAGTAGACTTACCATTTACTGTTATCCAAATGCTATGGGTTAACTTAATTATGGATACTTTTGCTGCTTTAGCATTAGCCACAGAACCAGCTAATGAAGCAGTAATGTCTGAACAGCCTCGTGATCCTAAGGCATTTATTATCACAAAGAGAATGTGGTATGAAATCTTTGGTGTAGGTATTTTGTATTTTGGCATATTATTATATTTGCTGATTAGTAATACATATAGCCTTACAGAGTTCTTCACTATCTTTGTTATGTTACAATTCTGGAACTTGTTTAATGCAAGAGTATTTGGACAAGACAGAAGTATCTTTAACGGTTTGTTAAGTAATCCTGCATTTATTGGAATATGTTTGGTTATATTTATTGGTCAAATCTTGATAGTTCAATTTGGTGGCGATGTATTTAGAACAGAACCATTAAATATTGAAACATGGTTAGAGATTGTAGGTCTTACTGCAATTGTACCAGTTTGTAGAGAACTTCTCTATTGGATTAAAAAGTTATTTAAGTAATTAACGAGAGGGGACTGGTTAATAGCTAGCCCTCTCTATAAATTTAGATTATGATTGTACTTAATATTGGAACCTTTATTATTACAATACTAGTTTGGTTTATAATTGGTATTGTATTAGGTTTATGGTTTCGATGGAAAAAGAAACATAAATGATTAAATTTAAGTCATTAAGTAGTCGGAACGAGAATTGGATTTATCAGCCTGATTTCTATTTGCATGGTAAACTGTCTGATAATTATGAAACTGATGCAGTAGTTATGCAGGATGATATATTTAATACTCGAATATCTAGATATTATCGAGAAGGAGTAGGTTTAGCCCCAACATTCATAGATATTCCAGAAGGCAAACATTTATGTGAAGTTGATGGAATATTATGTGCTATTTTTGTTTGGAAGAAGATAGTATTTTGTAAGGAAGGTTGGGTTAGTGACCTAGGGTACAGTGGTCCATTTGATGTTTGGTTACGACAAATAGGACTTATTGTAGATATTACAGATAAAGAAGGAGTACTTGATGCTCAAAATAAATTTAATAATAGAGAATCTTTTATATGAAATTTGAAGTAACTTATTTTGATTCTTTAAAAAATAGAGAACAAACCATTAGACTTACAGGTATTAATGAAGCTAAAGTAAAGGAAAACTTCATTAGTAGCTATGATCAGAAACGTTATTCATTTAAGTCCATTAGAGCTATTTAAATGTTTGTAGATATTTTAGGAGCAGCTTTGGTCTTTTTATTAGTATATTTAGTTATATTTAAACTTGACTGAAGATAAAGCTAAGGCAGCTGGTGAAATATTAAATAAAATGGTACTAGCTGACTCTATGGATGGACGAGTAAAGTATAATGGAACTTGTGGTAAAGGTATACATGCTTGTTTTAAAAGAAACAAAGATAATGTAACTTACAGTGCTCGTATGTGTCCTTACGCAGATGAATATGCAGATGTAGCTTTGCAAACTATAAGGGATTATCACAATCTAGAACAAGATACTGAATTAGATAATCTTTTTAAAGAGGCTTGTACCTTTATTAAAGAACATCCAGAGACCTTTATAATTGGAACTTATTATCCTGATGAAGTTGATACTGTCATTTGGGAGGGTTCACAAGGTCTTCTTTTAGATATGGAAAGAGGATTTATGCCTCCTAGCAAAGTAGGATTAAATGGAATCCCAGAAAAGTGCCTAGAAAATGCAGAAGTATATTTAGTTACGCGTCCCTATTTAACTAGACATGGGTACAATCCTTATTCTATGGACTTAGGAATGTACTTTACTCTAGAAGAACCATCAAATACTAATGATGGACCACAAGGAGAGTTTAAAACGGGTCCTTTTGACTATCCTTTATTTGAAAGAGCTATTGAAAGACATTGTTTAGATAATTACCATGAAACTTATCATTGTAAATTTAACATTGTCATAACTCATTGGGATTGTTTAAAGACTGCATACGTTCCTACTATATGTGATCATCAAGATAAGTCTCCAAGAATTATTAGCAAAATACGTTTTATAGAACAATTTCACACAAGTAATTGTACTATAAACGAAATATATTTGGGAAAGTCTGAAGATTCCAATATTAGAGAATTATGATATGTCTGTAATAGTTGTTATTCTTTACATCTTTAGCATATTCTATATGGAGGATCGTAGAGAAGAGAAACGCGTTGAAGCAAATTTATTAACTATAGTAATTTCATTCTGTCCTATAGTTAATACTATTCTTGCAATATATTTTATGCATAAGAATTCAGATTATAAGAAATCTATTGAAAAGTTATTTAATGACTGATTCTGAAACTTTAAAAGACATAAGTAAGCAAATAGCTGACCTATTAGTTAAACAAAGTGAGATACAAGATACAATATTGAAAGCTGAATTATCTAAAAATAGATATAGATATTGCGATTATGGTGAAGATATGTATTGGTATAAAATCATTTCTGTTAATGAATGTAACTGTACTGTTCTAGAATTGCATTTGAGAGAATCTAATGAATTTGGTTCTATTTCATATTGCGAAGAATCTTTGACTTTGTCTAATAGGGGCGATATAATTACAGAGCAAGAATTCGTTGATAAATATAATGAATTTATAAACAAGATTAAATTATGAAAACAGATAATTATTTTAGTGAGACAACACCTACAAATAGTTACCCATCTGCAAAGTAGTGTAATTATTTAGGTAGAGAGCATTTCTTAATCTCTGTTTAGAATTTTTAACATTTCTTAACTTGGAGAGGAGGAAATGCTCTTATATTGTTCTCGTAGAGAACTTGCCGTTAAGGCAAAGACTACCTATATGGATAGTACGATAAATATGTATTTAATATTTATTAACTATTTAAATTCAGTAATTTACTATACTATTGATGTGTTAAGTTAATAAATGAATTTTTAACTGCAGAAATGGTGTTAATGGTAACATGCCTGCCTTCCAAGCAGGATTTGTCGGTTCGAATCCGGTTTTCTGCACGATGTTTACTTCTTCTTCCTTCTATACAATTAGATTATTTAATTAACAATTAAATTTTAAACTGTATGAAAAGAATTATCAAATCATGGTGGAAAGGAATGAAAACTGTAGCAACTTGGTATAATATTAAAGATTATCGAGTGTTACCCTTTACAGTAATCTAATTAGATTTCTACTAGTAAGTGCCAAATGGGTACTTACTGATGTTGGGAGAGTAAACTTAAATATATGCCTCTTATTTCTAAGGTTCATTACCTTCTCGAAAATTCTTAAAACAATATATATCGCGGATGTGGTGTAATGGTAACATACTAGGCTCATAACCTAGAGTAGTCGTTCGAATCGAACATCCGCAAGATTCACATAGTAAGAACCTCCACGTGGTGTGAATTGGGTAATGCTAATCTTACTAAAAATTGTCTAGTATGTGAAGTGGTCAACCACAGCAAACTGTAAATTTGCCGCTATTTAGCTTCGGGAGTTCGAATCTCTCCTAGACAACTAATAATAAAGTAGAGAACTAGTAATGGTAGAGAATAAGATCCTATTACAAAGTCAACCTACTTATAGTATATAGCTCATCTATTAATTTAGGTGAGCTATTTTTGTATAGATTAGTATTTAACAGATTAAAGGAAATGAACAAACTTGAAAAATGGCTATGGACTAATTGTGAGTTAAAAGACAATGGACAGACTAGTAATTCTTTGTACTTTTATTACAGAACCTTAGAGATTAGATATTCAGACCATATGGCAAAACAGAGTACTGGAGAGTTACAAATAATTAAATCTTCTGTATTTGATTCTATTAACTATGCTGTATTTATAAAAGGAAGTGCTAAGATTATGATAATTAATGCTTCTAATACTATAGACTTTATAATACATTATGCACAAGTTAATGAATTATTAAATACTACAAATATAACATTTGCTGATGCTGTTAAGAAGGATGAATTAGTTTTGCCAGAAACTTTGTATACACCAATACCTGTAAAGAATACTGCAACGAGTAAGATATTTAAAAAGAAAGAAGAATATTGGTCAAATTCAGAAATAAAATGTTTTAAGCAAGCTATCAGCCAATATTTTAATCAATCTTGTGGAATTAACACTATATTTACTAAATATCTAAAAGAGAATAAAGTAAGTTTTATACAGGCTATAAATCTATATAAGATATTAATCTTTAGTAATAAAACTATATTTAGTGAAGGAAATCTTAGTAAAGTACATAATTATATAAAAAGTTTGGAATCTAATGAAATTCAAAAAATACAATTATAGTGATAATACAACAAGTACATTTAAGTAATAGTGATTTATATATTACAGGTATTTCTCCTACAAATGAATGGGAGGGAACTATAGTTTATAGATTATATAAAGATGGTAATATAACTAAACATGTTGAAAAGTATGTTAAAGATACTCAACATGATCATTGTATTACTACTCCAACTAGATTTATGTCCATTGATTATTTATATAACTTTGTATTTAATAATGTAGAAATTGAAGGAAAGTCTTTTAAACTACAAGAAGTTCTTATAGATAATTTAGATACGTCACAAGAACCATTAGGAGGTAATTTCGGATGATATTTAAACTAAACTCAGAGGGATTCATCCTCAATTGGAATGAAGCCACTCTAGAAGAAAAAGATGCAATGATTAAAGCTATTGAATTAGCTAGAACTGCATATATATTCGAAACTCGGAGAATAATAAAGAGTCCAGAAGATGCTAAAGATTGTAGTTCTCAAGTACAAGAATTAATGCCTTTTATAGGACATAAATGTAAATCACATGATATAGTAGGTGTGTTTAAAGGTATAGAAGAAACTTGGGAGGACTATTATTATATCATAGAACAAGAAGATGGTAGATTAAAATATAATACAATGGTAGATACTATTGAATTTATTGATTAACAATTATTAACTACTAAGTAGTTAAATATTATATATCATAGGAACATGAATAATGTATTTTTTAAGAATGGGTTTCTTACATCAACAGAAGCCCAAAATATTTGTAATGTAGCTAATGAAGTTATTGCAGGATTGACAGATTCATTGAATACTGTTCAATTTTATAATACTACAATAACTAGTATTGTATCTTCTGATAATGCAATAAATGCTGGCAGAGGTACTACAGATACTTTATGGATTCGAGATGCTATAATTAAGATAGGACAATATAATTCATTAATTGCTTGGCTTAAAGAAGCTATTAAGAATAAAAATGAAGCACTTGAAGAACTATCAAGTACACGTATTCAAGATTGGTCAGAATATAAAGATTATCCTGCTCCTAAATCACCAAGTAAAAAAGCTACGGTACTTAAAGATGATGTAATTAAAAATTTAGATGCAGTTAAATTAAATAAGTATTTTACTTTGCAATCTAGAGCTGCAGCTATTGGTAAATTTATACACGAAACAGGCTCTGTATCTAGAGCTAAAGTAATGTTAAATAAAGTAATTGCTGAACCAAATAAGATTAGTGGAGCCGGTAGAGATACTGTAGTGTATAGATATACACCTTCTGTTGAAGTTGCTGAAGTGAATGGTATGTTCTTGTCTTTAATGTCTGAACATAGAAATTTAAATGCTCAACTCAATAGTATTAAAGCTGATGCTATTGAAGAAGCAAATAAACAGAATATAGCTAATGAGCAAGAGTATCAGAAAGCTAGAACTGCTTATTCTAAAGAATATAATGATTGGCTTGACAAAATTGAAGATTTACAGTCAAGATTTAATCAATATATAATTACTGAGAAAGAAAAGATTAGTAAACTTAAAATTAATGTTCCGGATTCTTTGATGGAAACATATAAGTCTATTAAGGCTTTACTTACTGAGTAATTAATAAGAATAGATTAAGGATTAGCATTAAATATATTACAGGAATATATAATTTGTTGCGGGATTATCGCAATACCACATATTAGGTATGTTTAATGGTCGTTTCCACACGTATTTTTATCTCTAAGTATCACCTAAAACATAATCGGGTTAAAAGTATTATGTGGTGTTACTTGGTCTAAGTCTAAGTCTAAGTCGTGGGAACGAGTCTAAAGCTAAGACACATTCTAAGTCTGCGCTGCTAATCCTTATGATATTCTTTAGTTTGTCCTATGTTTCTTTAAACTGTAGGTGCTTCTATAATTAAGATTATAGTGACTTTTAATTCCTATACTTTTCAAGATGAGAAATCGGGAGGTTGATTTCCTACAATCATGGGTGGAGAAACTCTCCACCCTTTATTATTTATTTAATTTATTTAATTATGAAGAAATTATTTATTTTTGCTTTCGCAATCATTGCCCTCTGTTCAAGTTGTGGTAATGGTTGTTCTAGGACAGCAGACAGTGTAGATTCTACATCTGTCGACACTTGTGATACAGTAGATTCTGCTAAAGTTGATACTGTAAATTCTGTAGATAGCACATCATTTTCTATGGTGTGTCCTGATTAAGCTACTCTAAAAGGGGTAGCTCTTTTTATTTGTTTATGTTAGAGCCGAAGAAAATTAACCAAGAAAACGCTTATAGAGGTAGCTTAGAAGTACAAAAAAGAGATATTCTGAGTAACTTCCGTTTTGAACAAGTAGCTATGATTATGGCTTCCCCATGTTTACCTATTTACAAAAATGAGGAAGAAGAGAAGCCAGAAATTATTGGATATGAACCTTGGAAGATATTTACAGAGTATGAACTCAGAGTACCTAGTATTTACGATTTGTATTGTTGTGCAGAAAGATTACTTGATGATGTAATTAAAGAAGTACATAAAAATCCTAGAAGTAATTATCAAAGTATAGCTTCAGGTCCATTTAAAGTAACTTATTTATATGGTAATTTAACTCTTGATTTCGTAGTAGAGTCATGGGGAAATTATTAACCATATATACAGATGGAGCATGTCAAGTGTCTACAGGTAATGGAGGTGTCGGAGTTGTATTTATTAAAGATGATGAAGTAATTTATCAATTTAGTAAACATTTCAAAAATGTAACTAATAATCAAATGGAAATAATGGCGGTTATTTATGCTCTACATGCCATTAGTACAAACTTTGATTCTATTACTGTAGTATCTGATTCACAATACGTTTTAGGATGTATAAATAAAGGATGGAAACGCAAGAAGAATCAGAATTATTGGCAGTTATTTGATAAAGTATATAATAGAGCTAAAAAGTTTTGTTCAGATATAAAATTTGAATGGACTAAAGGACATAATACAGATGAATATAATAATCTAGCAGATAGATTGGCTGTGGAAGCTAGTCACTTTGCAGATTAGTTAGATTAAAATTAAGTATTCTAATTAATTTGAAAATGAAAGCAAAGCATAAGCGTGAGTGGTTACAGATGAAGCAGAATTGGTGGTCAAAATTACCAGCTTCAGTACAGAAGGCGACAACTAAACCGGGTTCAGTAAAAACTCGATGATTATCTTAATTATTGTTTTAGTATGTCTTATGTTATTAAATCCTTATATAGACGTACAACAAGATAAGATAATTATTTGGTATAATTGGTTTACTGAAAGAAAACATTATATTTTATGGAAACCCCAAAATTCTTGAGAAAGTATAAATTGGTTTTTAAAGTTATTAAATATGTCATTGGTTTTATAGCTATGATGTACTTAATAAGTATGTGTACTTACTTAATTAGTAGTGAGAGTACGTTTTGTTGCATTATGGGTATGCTAATATTAGCAACTATAGCTGTGTTAGTAGTTACCCTAATTTCCGAAAATATTAATAAATTAAAAAGTTTATTTAAATGAGAAAAGTCTTTTTATTTGCGAGTGCTTTAATGTTGTCATTAAGCTTTACTAGTTGTGAACGTATTGATGCTGGTTGCGAAGGTATATTAGTTAATCTCTATGGCTCTGAAAGAGGTGTAGATGATGTATCTATGGTAACTGGACGAGTATTCTATAATCCAGCTACTCAGGAAGTATATGAGTATCCTACTTATGTTCAGACTATTGACTATGAGCCATTTACAATTAATGCTAAGGATGGTTCAGAATTTAAAGTTGATCCAAATGTCAATCTTAAAGTTAAGGACGGTGCTGCTCCAAAGGTATTTCGTAAGTATCGCAAAGAATTAACTGATGTAATTAATGGTCCTGTATTTAAGTATGTAAAGGATGCTTGCCGTATTGAGATTAATAAATTTACTACAGACCAGATTGTGTCAAATCGTGAAGCTGTAGAACAGGCAATTGAGAAGCGTCTTTCTAAACTTCTTTATAAGGAAGGATTTGTACTTGACCAGTTTACTAGTGGTTTGCAATATCCTAAGACTATTGTAGATGCTGTAGATGCTAAGAACAGAGCTATTCAGTTGGCACAGAAAGCAGCTAATGAAGTACAGGTAGCTGAGGCAGAAGCAAAGAAGAAGATTGTAGTAGCTGAAGCAGAAGCTAAAGCTAATGCTATTGTAAATGCTTCTCTTACTCCATTACTTGTTAAGAAGCAGTGGATTGAAGCTTGGGATGGACATCTTCCTAAAGTTACAGGTAATTCATCAACATTAGTGGGACTTGATAACTAATTTATTATGTTTGGTTTATTTATATTTTGTTTAGTTGTGGCAGCTATTGAATTTATGCTTGTCATAGATTTAAAACCAAAGATAGGTATACCTCTCTATGTATTTATAATAGCATTATTAATACTGTTTGTTCCTGGACTTAATATCATAGAGGTAGTAGTATCTGGTATATTATTAACTATGGCTTGTCACAATGGTTATGATTTAGCAGGTTCTAATCCAGTTTCTAAATTCTTCAAAATGCTTAACCGAGATATTTAAATGATAATTCAAGGTAATTTTTATCGAATTGAACCAATAAATGATAATTCTCCATTATGGGATTTGTATTTGCTTAGAAAAGTAAATAGTAAAACTAATCCTAGAGAAGAATTTCAATTAGAGGGCTATGGTATGCCTTTAGATTCTGCTATTGGTAGAATAATTAGATATGCTATTAATAGCAAATATGGAAAAGATGAGATTACGACCTTGAAAGAATATTTAAATGTTTTCAAGCAAATTAAAGAGGAGATCTATAAAGAAGTCGGAAGATAATTATTCAGACCTATTTAATAAAATAAATAGTTTGTGTGATTGTTTAAATACAATATATCATACGAACTCTGGAGGTTGTTGTTATGTAGCCTATGTAATAGCAGAAATACTTGAAAGAGAAGATATTCAATTTGAAGTATTAGTTTCAGAATCTCGCTATGAAGATGAGGGTTATCCTGATAATTTTGAAGACTTAGATGATTCAGTATATCATATATGTCTAGAGGCTAAACCAATTAAGGATACATATAGAATCAATGTAGGTACATATAATGATGAAGAATATTTTCATTATAGTAATGTAACTTCACAAGATATATACAACTTCTATATAAATAATATTTGGAACTCCTTTTATGAAATTGCTAAAAATAAGTTTATTAAATATATAATTAATTTAATATATGACAACTTCAGTAGCGATTTACGAGAAGGACGGTCAAATAGTTCAAACACATAATTCTTTTATTTATGAAGATTCTATCTATAAGGTATTTAAAGGTGGAATTTCTTTATTTGAAGAAAAACAATATAGTACTAATAAACCTTTAAAACTTAAAAAGAAAGACTTTATAAATAGGAAGAAAAAAGCAGATGAGTATTTTATTAGATTTTTAACTCTGGAATTTGCTCCAGAATCCTACTTAATTAAAGAGGGTTACACACTAATTAATAGTAAATGAAAATGAAGAAAGAAATTGCTAGTTATAAGCTTGGTCAGTTTGTTGATTTTAAGGGTGTTGAAAGATTGATAGTTGCTTGTGCTGTAAGTATGCCAGTGAAGGAAGGTCTTACTGCAACTTGGAATATTCCAGGTGTTGAGGATTCTTTTGAAATTGTACGAGCTATATCTATCGGCATTGCAGTATACAATCCAGAAGATGAGTTCAATCTCACTTTTGGTAAGGAACAGGCTTATAAGAAGGCTCTTGCAGGAGATCCTTGTTGGTTTATTGGTAAAGGTGGTGTAGTTACTAAAGAGTGTATTGATGCACTTTTGACAGAGAAAATTGATCACTTTGCTAAGAATCCTGAGATAGTCATTAAGGATTATAATGCTAACAAGGCTAAATATGAGGAGATTCAGAAAGAGAAGGAGTACATTCAGAATGCTTCTCCTGAAGAACAAGCGATATTAACTTTAATGTCTAAAGGTGTAGATGTGCAGGGAGTTATTGATAAGACAAAGACTCTAGTAGATGCAATTGAGAACGGTTCTAGCCTGGTTGATTAAACTATTTATAATTGTAGGAATTATATTTATAATTGTACGTATAGAGCAATTAAATAACAATATACAGAGTATCCCTTCTAATAAAGAAATAATTAGAGATTCTTTAGTTAGAGATACTCTAAATCACACTAAGGATTCCTTAACAATTAAAATAGTAAAAATAAGAGAGACGTATGAAGATAAGAAAGCTATTATTATGTCTAATGATACTTCTGCCGACATACAGTTTTTCACAAACTACATCAACCATTACAATAACTCCGGAACAACTAAAAACAACTAATCTTATATTTCTAGAGCATGAGAAATATACAAAAGAAGTTCCATTATTAAATAAGAAGATTGAAACACTAGAAGAGATAAATAAATCTTGGTTACATACTGATTCTATAAGAAGAATTAATGAAAAACAATATAACGCTATTATTAAAAAGGATAGTATTAAAATAACACAATTACAAAGTTCACACAAAAAATATAAAGTTGTAACTAAGATTAGTATAATATTAAATATCATTCTTGCATGCCTATTAGTAAAGTAAACTATAAGGATCCAAATGGATTAACTTATAAACATCCAGAAAGAAGTTGTAAAAGATGTTTAAAATATCCATGTATAGCTAATATGGATAAGTTATATAGTGATTTTGCTAAATATGGATGTAAGCACTTTGATGATATGAATGTGTTTCATTAATGGAGCAAATAACAATTCATGCTAAACTAGTTGCGGAACAAATAGATGGAATGGGATATACTAATTATGTATTTGAAGACTTAAATCCTAAAGATGAAGACTTTAGATATATAATGTGTGTCCGATTTCCTAATTGGGAGCAAAAAAGTATCGAAATTGATGAAATTGGATATTTAAATATAAGATATGTAGAAGGAGGAAAAGATACATGGTTTGATGGTCAGAACCTAATACCTTATAAATATACTAATGTCATATTTCTCAAGTTTATTGAGGATAAACCTAAAGTTGATATAAGTGAAATTATTTTAGATTAAATTTATATTGTAGATTATTAATTATTAGATTACTATGAAACATTATTTGAATTTAATTATATGACAGTATTAGGAGATAAGCTTCAGGAAGCTATGAGTAAGAAGGCAAGTGATATTACTACTTATGTATGGAAGGGTCCAAAGGTTAATGGAGAGCAGCAGGAAATCTTAATGATTGATGCCTCCTTTGATCAACTTAAACAGTGGTATTGTCATTGTCAGCAAATGCTTTATAATGAAGATTCTAAAAATCCAGGAAGAGTTACCTTACTTGAGATTGTACAGGATCAAATTAATCGTTGTAGAGCAGAACTTCTTATAAGATGGCTCATGGCTGAGAAGCAGTATTCTAACACAAGATGTTTGGAAGATTTACGAAAGGTAATCAGTAACAATAAAGATACACTAACCCCAGAGGCTATTAAATCATTCCCTATTAGTAAGGTAATGGATGGTCTTCCTATCGATTATCAGCAAGTACCTATTAAATTGGTAATGGATGCTTGTCTCGACCTTTTAGGAATTTTTGACAATAGTCATATCACACTTAACTTTATTCTTAAAATGGGTCTGTGGTTTACACCACGTGAAATGCAAAAGGATTTGTATCGTAAAGACCCAGAAACTGGTAAAGCTAGAAATCGTCTTGATGTAGTTAAGGAAGAACTTAGAATTAGTTTGAGACCTAATCAGTATTTACGTATTTGCGACACTGGTTTGTCTTATACTGAGTTTAAGGCAATCTATATGCTGCAGAGAGATAAATATTCTAACTTAACTAGTGAGCAGCTTAAGTTACTTTCTAATAAAATTCTGTATCGTTTTCAGATTCAGTGTGAAGAGCAAGCTAAACAATGGCTTACTAAGATAGATGAAATTAATAAGGTTGCTGCAGATAAGGGTTGGGATGTAACACGTGCTGGCTTGTAATAAGTTGGCATATTAGTAGAAATATTGTCATAAGTGCCAGTAATGCACGATCTATTTGAGCCTATCTCTCGAGATGAAAGACAGGCTCAAGCACTTAAAGCTTGGATTAAAGCTAAAGGACATGGGACTATTGTAGGATGTACTGGATTTGGTTTCATTAAGGCTGTTAGAGGCTCATAATTTCTTTAATTTTATAATTAAGTAATCTATATTTTGAATTTATTTTTTAGATATATACAGTTGTATATGTTTAATTAAATAATAGAAAATGCAAGATATTAATTACAAATTAAGGAACAAGAGTGGTATATATTCATTTTTGAATTTAGTTAATGGAAAAAGATATGTCGGTTCTTCCGTTGACTTATATAACAGATTACATGAACATGTGCATAATTTAAAAAATAATAAAGCACATAATGCACATTTTCAAAATGCTTGGAATAAATATGGAGAAGATAATTTTATTTATAATATTATAGAATTTTGTGATGCAGATATAAGATTTGATAGAGAACAACATTATATAGATTCTCTTAAACCTGAATATAATTTAACTTTACAAGTTGTTGCTAATTTTGGTCATGCTGTATCTGAGGAATGTAAAAGAAAAATATCAGATACATTGAAAAGAAGATATGCTAATGGAGAAATTCACACATATAGACAAGACCATAATTGGAAACCTGCATATATATATAATATAAATAATTTTACATTGGCAGCACAATGTGATTGTATAGCAGATGCTTTAAGAATATTATATGGAAAATCTGACATAGGTTTTAAAGAATTTAGTTGTATTAATAATACATATACTATTTCCTTAACAAAATTTGATAATGTAATTGATTTAAAGAACGCTATATATAAAAATCTTCAATTTAAAGGAGGAGGATATTTAATAGTTGAATATTTAGACGGTCATATAGAGTATTTCAGAAATACTAAATTATGCGCAAATGCTATAGGTATTAGTGATAGTATGATTCGTAAAAATAAAGAAGCAACAAAAGACAATCCATATTTACCGACAAAAGCTAAAGTAAAAATATATAGAAGTAAAGAATATATTCCTTTAACAGGAGAAGCCGTTCCAATTGAGGAATCTTTGGAATTATCATCGAGCAAAATCGGTGGAAGCCCTAAAGAGGGTGATACCGAGGTAATAGAAGAAACTAAAGAATCTTCTACACCGTACAGCATAGAGAATGAACCTAATGAATAGTCTAGTTAATAGCTAGACTATTTTTGTTAGAATATAATTTCTCCACGAGTGTTCGATGCCCCAACTGAAATAAGTGGGTAAAAATTTATGCGGGACTTACTAGTAATAGTAAGAAAGTAGGATAAAAAGCCTACTGATAACAAAATCGAAGACTAGAGTAGCTTTAAATGCTATAACTAAATTACGATCAAAATATCCTACAATGTCAGTACTAGTAGTAGTACCTTTTGATAATCTAAAAGAACAATGGTCTAAAGAACTTGACGAGAGAGGTTTGGGATTTAATACTGATGTAAGAGTAATGATGGGAGCATCTAAAAAGGAATGGTCTTGTGATTTACTAATTATTGATGAAGCTCATAAAATCAATAGTGAAGTTCTTAGTAATGTTCTTACAAATACTAAGTTTAAATTAATACTTGGTTTAACTGCCACTTTTGAAAGACTAGATGGAAGGCATGAAATTTTAGCTAAATATGCTCCAGTTGTAGATACTATAACTATGGAGGATGCCCTCTTTAATGGATGGGTAGCTAAATATAAAGACTATGTAGTTGTTATTGATGTCCCTGATATTGATGTTTATCAGAAATATAATAAAGAATTTAATGAACACTTTGAATTCTTTCAATGGGACTTCGACAAGGTTATGTCTATGACAGGTAAAAAGGGTTTTACTAATAGATGGCAATATTGTAAGGATACCTATCCTGATGATTATGCTATGCAAAAAGACTATTTAAAATCTGTCACATTTCATGCTATGGGTTTTATGAAAACTATGCAGTCTAGAAAGAAGTTTGTACAAAATCATCCTGAGAAAATACGAATAGCTAAAGAGATAATTAAATATAGAAGTGATAAGAAAATTGTCACTTTTAATGCCAATACAGCTATGGCAGAAGCATATAAAGAGGGATATGTTTATACTGGTAAAGAAGGTAAAAAGAAAAATAGAATAACACTAGAAGAGTTTTCTAAAATGCCAAGCGGAGTATTAAATAGCTGTAAGATGGCAATTGAAGGCTTGGATGTACCTGATTTATCAGTAGGTATACAAACTGGTATAGATAGTAGTAAAACTAAAGCTGTACAGTCTCTTGGAAGAGTAGTACGATTAGCAAAAGGTAAATTAGGTGCTGAATTTTTTACATTAGTGATTAACGATACTGTAGAAACTAAATGGATGCAAAATGCCAAAAAGGATTCTAAGATTGAAATTATTGATGTAGAGAATTTAATGCATGTTCTTAAAGGCGAGCCGTACGAGCTTTATAAAAGAAAGATTAAGAATTTTACATTTAGGTTTTAAGACATTAGAAATGGAAATGTATTACACAAAGCGAGAGTATAATCAAATGAAAAATACTCTTACTAGTGAGAATAAGCGTTTGAAGAAGCAGATTGAAAAGCTTCAGAAGAAAGTAAAGGAATTAGAATACACTAAAGAGGTAGTATTCGAACCAGATTTTGAAATGAATCCAGTAGTAGAAGAGACTATTGGATAGATAAGTCTATAATATTCACGTAACTAGACTCTAAAGCTATAACAAGTATTATAAGTCTAGTGTTAACTATCTAAATATGTTAATTATACGTGAAGAATTTAGAACTTAAACAGCAACTTGTATTTTGTGAAAAATATAAAATTGATGCAAATCAATTATTGTTGCTAGAAATTATTCTCATCGCTCAAGAGGGTGACGATGCAGAACTTGTCCAGCTTTATTTTCAATCAGAGGCAAAGGGAAGCCTATTGGAACAATTAATTAGATTACAAGAGGTAGGAGTAATATTAAAGTCTTATAAGTTACCTAAAAAAGGTGAACGATTAGATTTATTTAGTATTCCTATTAATAGAAATCTTGTAAAAGACTTTTATAAGTGTTCTTTTGAATTAGGTAAAGAACTATTTGAAGAATATCCTCAATTTGGTTTTATCAATGGGAATCCAGTTGGTATACGTAGTGTTTCTAAGAAGTTTGATAGTCTAGAAGACTTTTATCGCTTCTATGGAAAGACTATTAGGTGGAAACAGGAAACCCATGATCATATTATGGAATTAGTTAGATGGGCTCGAGAGAATAATATTCTCTGTGTAAGTCTATGTAACTTTGTAATAGATCATAGATGGGATGAATTAGAAGCACTCCGTAATGGAGATTTAGCTAATACTAATTTTGATGCTATTAAGGTTGTATAATTAAATATTATGGCAGAGAAAATTAGTGGTTTAGAGGAATTCTTTCAATTAGTTAAAGAAGGAAGAGAAGGACACAATATAGGACTTAGTACAGGTTCACCTAAGTTAGACTTATATACTGATGGAGTTCTTCCAGGTACCTCTTATTTAATAGGAGGTGCTTCAGGCAGTGGTAAATCTACCTGGGCACTCTGGACTTATGTATATCAGCCATTAATACATTATCTAAATGGAGATAGTCCAGAAAGAGACCCTAGATGGTTATTGTTCTCACTAGAGATGACTCGTAGTCAAGTATATGCTAAATTAGTTAGTATGTATATATTTGACAATTATGGAGTTGAATTGCGATTTAAGCAGATATTCTCTAGAGGAAAAGACTGCGTATTGTCTGATGAAGAATATGAACTCTTAGTTAAGAGTTCTGAATTTATCAAAATTCTTGATGAAAGATTATCTTTTTATGAAGGTAGTCTTACAGAAGCAGTTTATTTAAAGGAGGTAAATGAGGAATTATTGAAATGGGGTAAATTTGAGAATGGTAAATACATTCCAAATAATCCTAACATGTTTCTAGGTATTATGATTGACCATATGACCTTGGTAAAGGCAAGTGGCGGTCGAACTAAGAAAGATGAAATTGATGCAATTTCTAGAGATTCTGTTCAAATCAGAAATAATACTAAAATTGTATCTCCTATAATGATTTCTCAGTTTAATAGAAATGCTAATGGTCAAGAGAGAATGAAACAAGGTCTACAAGACCCGTCTATGGAAGACTATAAAGACAGTGGAGCATTACTTGAAGATTCACAAGTAGCTATAGGTTTATTTAGTCCACATAAATATAAATTATCCACTTATAAGAAATATAATATCAAGATACTGGAGCAGTGTTTTATTGGTGTATTTATCTTAAAGAGTAGATTTGGTTCTTCTGACTTAATGATTCCTACTGGTTTTTATGGTGATTGTAGTCATTACGCAGATTTACCTAAACCTGAAAATATATTTGACTGGGAGAAATATACTAGTCCTAATTATTTATTAGAAGATGGCGTTCAGCAATTAAATGTTGAACTTAATAATATAGATGAGTCAAAAGAAGTAGATAATAATTCAAATCTTTCATTTATATTATAAAAATATGTCAAATTTAGTGTGTTTAGCAGGTCTTTCAAATTCCGGAAAATCAACTAGCCTTCGTACTCTCGACCCCGAATCTACATTTATTATAAGCTGTACTAATAAACAGCTTCAAATTCCAGGATTTCGTAAGAAGTATCCTAAAGTAGCTATTAAAGATAAAAAGCTTATTGGCAATTGGTATGTTCAAAATAATTACACTAAGATTGAGAATATATTACATATGATTTCTGATTCACGCCAAGATATAAAGGTAATAGTTCTTGATGATTTAAATTATTTACTCTCAAATGAGACTTTTGAGAATGCCAGTATCAAGGGCTATGATAAATTTGTAACTATGGCTAAGAATTACTATGATTTGTTAGCAGAGTGTCAACTTCTTAGAGACGATTTAACTATTGTAGTTATTTCTCATATAGAGAATTTTGGTACTGAACTAGATCCACAGTATAGATTGTGGACCACGGGCAAAATGTTGATAAATCAGATAAATCTTGACGGTTTGTTCTCATATATTATTTATTCTGAGCGTTATGTGGATGATGTAGATGGGGAAGTACATTATCGTTTTAAAACTAGAACAGATGGTAATGATACTTGTAGAAGTGTGGCAGGCTGTTTTGATGAAAAATATATTGAGCCTGATATGAAACTAGTTATAGATACTATCAATGCATTTGAAAACGAAGATTAAGACTATTTAACTAACTAATTAACTAAATATTGAATATATGAAGCTGGACATTGTAATGCACTATTCTGTTGATGAAGCAACAGGAGAAATCACTTTTATTGGTAAAGATGAGATTAAGGTAGACACTGCTAAGAAAACCTCTAGAAAGAGTTCTACTAAGAAAGACGAAAATCCTGAGCCTATTGTAACTCTTGATTCTACTAAATTAACGCTTACCCAAGGAGCAGTTGATTTATTACAAGTCTGTGAAGACTGTCGTATAGACATCAAGTATGACAAGAAGGGCAAGCAGTTGCTTCCAAAGATTGGAACAGATGCTGCTTTTAAATCTAAGGGAGGTAATTTACTTTCAAGTAAGAATACTGTAAGATACGGAGGTGCTAATAATAAGAAGTTAGCAGGATATGGTACTACCTTTAAACTAGAACCAACTGAAGATGAAGGTATTTATTGGCTTGTAGGAGACAAAATGCCTGAAGAACAAGAGGTTCCAAAAGAGTTAGTTAATATTGAGGATGAGCTTGATATAACTAACTTGGATGCTATAGAAGAGGAATCTACAGACTTATCTAGTCTGAGTTATACTCTCTAATAAAATAGAGTTAATTAAATATATTAGATAACAATTAATTTATTAGATTATGATTACTTAAATTTTGAAAATTATATAATATATGTCATTTAATTTTGCTATTTCATCTGATTCTGCAGTTCGTAACAGTCGTCGTCCACTCGCACCATGGGAAATCCATGATGTAAAGTTTAAGGGAGCTGAAATTCGTGAGTTTAACGGTAAGAAAGACCCTAACGCTCATTATAAGTTACTCTCTATTAAATATGAGAATGAGGATGGCTACTTTAATGTAGATTTGTTCTTCCCTAAAGACGGTGATGATGTACGACCAGAATTCGATGGTGCTAATGGCGGTAAAGTTCAGATGGCTTCCTCATTTGAAACCACTATGGCAATAGTAAAACAGACTGCACAGGTTCTTAACCCTAAAGGTTTTGAACAGATGCAAAAGCTGAGTGTTAAATTTAAGAGCTTTGATGATGTTGCAAAGACTTTCATTAAAGTAACTACACCAGCTATTGATACAGATATTAAAATTAAATTGACAGGTAAGAATCGTGACGGTAAGGTAGTTGCTCAGATTCCACGTATCTTGGCTTTGAATAAGGAGGGAGAAGCATTTATCTGTGACAATTATATTGGTCCAAAGCTCTTCTGGTCTGATTATGAAGCAGGTAAGCGTGATGAGTATTTGAAGTCAACTCCTACTGACCCAGATAAAGCTGTTGAAGATACAGCAGGAGTAGATGAAGCTCCTAAGGATGATTTGGATCTCGATAGTTTGCTTTAATTAAATAATTCTCTATGGACTTTAGTTTTGAACCTAAAGTTACTAGGGAGTTTCTTCTAAGTGAAAACAATGAGGAGACATATATGAGTTATTATCTAGGAATACCTGTAGATAAAGGCTTATATGTGTCTCCTCTACGTTCTGACCATCATAAAACTTGTGGATTTTTTAGAGGTAAATCTGGCAGACTTTACTTTAAAGATTTTGCTACTGGAGAATGCTTTGCCTTTGAAAATGTTGTAATGAAGAAGTTTAATTGTAATTACCATGAAGCTTTAAGAATTATAGCTAAAGACTTTGGATTTATTAAAGGTGAATCTCCAATATCTAAACCTGTAGTTAAGCAAGCTGAATTTAAAGGAGACAAACAAACTTTCATTCAAATAGAGGCTCAAGAATTTTCTGAAGAAGAACTTAAATGGTGGAATCAGTATGGTATAACTAAATCTATATTAAATAAGTATAGAATATTTAGTTGCAGAACAGTCTTTTTAAATGGTTCTATATTTAGTCAGTCTACTCCAAAGTGTCCTAGTTATGGATATTACTTTGGAAAGAAAGAACATGTAGAACAGTGGAAAATATATTATCCGAAAAGGTCTGATTATAGATTTATAGGTAATATATCTACTAAAACTATTCAAGGTTATAGACAATTACCTGAGAATGGTAAGTTATTAGTAATAACTAAGAGTTTAAAAGACTGTGCTTGCTTATATAGTATGGGAATACCTGCGTGTGCCCCACAAAGTGAAACTCAATTTATTTCTAATACTATCTTAGAAGATTTAAGGCAACGATTTGATAAAATAGTACTTTTATTTGATGCCGACCTTACTGGAGTACACTACACTAATGTACTGCGTAGAAAATATGATTTCTTAATTCCTTGTATTATACCTAGAAGGTATGGGGCTAAGGATATTAGTGATTTCTATAAGAAGTATGGGAGAGAGAAGACTATTAAATTTATTAAAGAATCTATTAAATATATAAAAGAATGGGAAAGACATAGCTAAATACTAGTGTAACAGTAAAATATAAGAATGGTGACACACAAACATTCCAAACAATAGAAGAAGCTTCCGAAGTAACTAAATTAACAGTTAATTCAATTAAGTCTAGAGCTAATAAACCTGGCTCTGGAGCTAAATCTAAAGATGGAATGACATTTCAATGGGCAGATCCTGCTGTTAGAAGAAGTCTTACTGCTAAAAAGAGTAAGAAAAAGGGATCTAGCTTTGAACTTGATATTGTGCATAAGTTAAGGGAAATTGGATATCCTAATTGTATGACCAGTCGTAATAAGGATAAAACTTTAGATGCTAACAAAGTAGATATTTGTGATGAGGAAGTTCCTTGTTATATACAAGCTAAATATACTCAGAACATGCCTAATTATTTCACAATTAGAGATGCTTGTAGTTTAAAGGACAAGCCTTTTGTTATGTGCTGGAAGAAAGCAGGTAAAGATGGAGAGTCAAGTCCCGGTACAGTTGCCGTTATACCAATAGATTACTTTTACCAATTAATTAGTAAATTAAAATGAATACTTATTTGATTCCTTGGAGTAACCCAGGAGAGTGTGATATTCTTAAAATTACTGCAAATAGTTATGAAAACTGTGTAGACAAAGTAATTAAACATTATGCAGAAGAATTTGATTCAGATGCTTTAGCAGAGTGTACAGATTATGAAGAGTTTATGCAGTTGATATATGATAATCACGATATTTTCTTGGGAAGCATCCATGAAATTGAAGAATATGAATAACCTGCGTATTGCACTAGATATAGATGATACCATTTTAAAGTGGTTTGAAGCTTATCAAAAACGTTTTCCTGGTGAACGTAATTTAGTGCAACATATAATTACCAGAAATGTACGTAAGTTACAATATGATAGAGAATTTTGGGAGAATCTAGAACTACTAGAGCGTCCTAATTTTGAACCTCATATTTACTCAACTAAACGTATAAATCAAAAGAGTTACACTCGTAATTCTTTAATTAAAAATGGTTTACCAATAAAACCTATCTATCAGACTTATAATCAAAATGGTAATAAAGCTGATAAGATAAAAGGAAGGTGTGATGTTCTTATAGATGATAGTTTATTTAATGTAACTAAAGCTATACAGAGTGGATTACCTGCCCTTCTTATTGATAGACCACACAATCAAAATGTGGAGTGTGAATTTCGTATTTATAACTTAGATTATGAAGAAATCCTAGATGTGTATATGAATGAGTTAAATGTCTTAGGATGGCAAAATTAAGAGACTTAGTCAAACTTACTCCATTAATTGACACTCTTAAATTAGTTAAAATTGATGATGCAGAATATTTCTCTTCTAAGTATGGAAATTATATAAGTAATTCAAGATTAGGATTACTTAATCCATTTCAAGGAGGTTCAACAGATGCCTTCTTTGAAGGGTTCCAAGACGAAGGATTTGTTTCTAGTTTAGTTATAGGTTCTGCAGTTCATTGCCTTACTTTACAAGGTGAGAGTTTTGAACTTGCTCCGGCTTTAGGAAAACCTACTGCTAAACTGGGAGCTATGGCAGATGAACTTTATCCAGTATGGTTGCAGCATCCTATTAGAACTTCTGATATTGAGGAAGCTTCAGTTAAGGTTAATTACTATAAAAATAAGCTTACTCCAGACATCATTAAAAAGGTAAATGAGCAATGTATTCCATATTGGAAAGCTAGAAAGAATGCACAATTAAGTAGTACTAAAGAACTTATCTATTTAGATGATAAGAGTCGTGATACTGTATATAATTGTGTAGAAGCATTAACTAAGAATCCACAAATTCAAGAATTACTTAATCCTTCAGGACTCTTAGATCCTCCTCTTTCTATGAATGAACAGGCATTTCTACTAGATATAGAGGCTGAATGTGCTAATGGTAAGAAAACCATACTGCACTTAAAAGCTAAACTGGATAATTTTACTATTGATACAGAGCAGGACATTATTACTGTAAATGATGTTAAAACTATTAGTAAAGTAGTGTCTGCTATTGATGATAATATTAATAGGTATCACTATAGTAGAGAATTAGCCGAATATTTATACTTGTTAAATTTGTATGTAGCAAAGGAATATAATATATCAAAACCTTCAATAAAGGCTAATTATTTAGTAGTATCTACCATTCCACAATACTATACTAAAGTTAGACCTGTAACTAATAAAGAAATACAAGAAGGTATGTATGAGTTAGGAACTTTGTTACGTCATGTAGCATATCTAATTTGCTATAAAGGATATTCTCTTTAATGGAACTTAAAGATTTAGACTTTAATAAAACCCTAGCAATATATAAAAAATTCTTTAGTGTTCATTTTTTAAATAGTAACTTAGGTGATAAATTAGCTGTAATAGCCTTAACTTGTTATATAACTAATGAACTCAGGAAAAAAGACAAAGAAATCACTTGCTATGATGTTTTATTAAAAGTGGGAAAAGATTTCGGAAAAGAAGAAAAAGAAACCTTTCTGAAATCACTTGGTGCTATTTGTGAGGACTTTATGTACGGAGTTAAAGACTTCCCGGACTATGGAGTGTCCCTCAAAAATATGCCAAAACAGCTTAAAAAATTATTAGATTCTTATGTACCATTTTGATGATATTTTATCAAAAATTTGTACAATTATTTAGATTAGCATTAATTAACACTATAATCCTTGGATAATTTCCTAAATGGATTATTGTTGTTTACATCAGTTAAGAAGACTGATTTTAGATAAGTATTTCGTAGATGACATGAAAATGATTAATGTTTAATAAGGATTTAATAATTATGAGTACAAAGGTTTTGAATTTTAAGAGTGTGACAGTATCAGCAGAGTCTAAGGATGTAGCAATCGCAAACATTGAAGAGCAGTATTTCCATATTAATGGTGATGCAACTCAGGCTTACAAGAACGCAAAGGCTAAGCATCAGGGTGTTTGGACAGAGCGTGACGACAAGGCATTTAAGTTGGATTATTTGGAGAAGAAAGGTAAGAGCTGCCCAGGCGCTGGTTACATTATTGTAGTAGAGGCTGCTATTGGTGACACTCGTGAGCGTCCATATAAGATTGAAGATGTAAAGAGCAAGGGTAAGAGAAAGTTTAAGTCAATGTATAAGTGGATTGACACTGAAGGTAAGACAGTATGTCAGGTTGATACTAATAAGCCAGATGCTAAGAATGCAATCAAGGAACTCTATAAGAGTGGTGCATTTAGAGGTGATGCTAAGTTGGTAAAGACAAAGGATGTAGTAGAGGGTAATGCAGTTGTAGCTACAGCTAAGTATACTCCTTCTAAGAATACTAAGCCGGGTTCATACATTGCTTTTGGTATTGAAAATGCATAATCATATATTGGGTAACTAACATTATTGTTAGAATTAAGTAAGGTGATTGTCCGTGAGGATAGTCACCTTTTTCTCTTTTAGATACATTAATAGCTAGATTACTTTAAATAATTAAGTAATTAAATTAAATGCAAGTAACTTTAGAACAACTTTATTTAGGAAAAGCCACTAGAATTAAAGAAAAGGAGTATTTCACAACTGAGCAGTATGTAATGCCATTTATAGATAGAATGTCTAAATTTACGGATAAGTTTGAAATTCAGGTTAAGCCTGCAGATCAAATTAGTCTAACTAATGATGGTGAAGTTAATTTTGAAAATATTGTATATAATAGAGTATGGGTAGAAGCACAACTTCCAGGAGAATATGCTTATGAGGGTCACACCCAGTCAGTTAGTCTTCTGTATGCTTTAGATACTCGTAAACCAGTGTATAAGATATTTCAAAATGCAGTACGTAGTGCTTGTTTAAATATGTGTGTATTTTCTCCAAATATGCTTCAGGTTAGGGAATTAGAGCCTGAAACGGCTATGGAATATACTTTTGTAAATCAAGTTATGGAAATGACTGATAATACAAAGGTAATGTTAGAGAATCTAGCTAATACATATATTAAGAGAAATGAACTCTATGACCATTTAGGACATTGGGTAGATAATTGTATTAGTAGCAAATTTAATTCGGGATTTGGTACTGTAAAGTTGGCAGAATCTACAGCTATTGATGCTTATAAAAAATTAGTAATTGACGAAAAGTCTGACTATTTTGTGCCTAATAATGAGGATATTTGTATGTTCGATGCTTATCAGGCATTTACAGATATTATTACTCACGATAAGGGTAGAGATATAGTTAATAAATTTGAGAAGATTTATTTAGTTAAAGATATTTTAGGCATTAAGTAAATAAATATTTGGAATTAACTAAATAATAAAATATAATATAGATCCAGTAGTAATTAGATGTTTATAAAATAGATTATATTTTTAACGGCTTAATAGCTTATTTAAACATTTAACAATGAAAAAGGAAACCAGAAATCGTATTGAGAAAGTATTAAACTATGCTAAAGAGAATAATTGTAGTGTAAAAGCAGCTTGTATTGCAAAGAACTATAATTATAGCACTTTAATAAATACTATTAAATATACTCGTAGTATTGGTAAAGATGAAGATATTATTTCTCTATATGATTCTGTAAAGAAGTCTACAGGTAATTCTGTAGAACATATTGATACTGATGAAAGAGCTGAGACTGAACAGATTCGTAATGAAGATGGTACAATAGTTAGTTATAGATTCAAAGTATTTCGTCGAGATAAGACTCCTGTGGTAGGAGCCTTAACTAGAGATGAAATGAATCTTATCTATAGACTTTATTCTTATTATGGTTCTAGTCTCACACAGCGACAAGTAAGTAGACACTTTCCTGATTATTCTTTAGTTGATTTTAAGAGAATTTTACGTGCTTTTAATATAACTAAAGCTTCTAGTCCATTTGCTCCTCATGTAATTGAAGAGCATACACCAGAAGAACTTCAGGAAATGCAACTCAGAGAGAAGGAGAATGACTTCTTAAAAGCTGTAGAAAAGAATGAAGTAAGAGACCTCAAACAACTAGTTATTAAACTTACTAAGGAACAAATGAAAAGTTCTATTAGTGAGGAGAAACTAATTCAATTAATTAAAGAAACTAATAAAGACTATAAAGAACTTCCAGTTAACATTAATAGTAGTAACCCGACATATCCAATATTAATTATATGGTTGTCTGATTTGCATATTGGAGCTTATAATGCTAAGTATAGTAGTTTTGTAACTCTTCCTAATTATGATAAAGAGGAGATTAAATCTAGATTAACTAAGATTGTGCAGACATTTGCAGGACAGTCTTATGGAGCAGTTTATGTAGTTAATCTTGGTGATTCCATTGATGGTTATAATAAAGAAACTACTAGAGGAGGACATCAACTTCCAGAGGTAATGGATGATAAAGAAATTAGTGAGACTTATATAGAGTGTATGATGGAGTTCTTTAAAGCTCTTAAAGCCAATGTAAGAAGTGATGAGTTTAATTATCTCTGTATAGGTGAGAGTAATCACGATGGCAATTGGGGATGGTTAAATAATAAGTTATTAGCTGCATATTTAGCTAATGAAGGGGTTAAGAGTTTTATTAGTAACTTTCCCATTGACCATTTTACTATTGGTAAACATTCATGGATTTTCATGCACGGCAAAGACAATAATAATCAGTCTCGCCAATTTCCACTTACACTTAATCCTCAAACTGAATTATATTTTGCTAACTATATAGCAGAACAGAATATTAGTAATAAATATATCTATGTAGTAAAGGGCGATTTACATAATTATGCTTATACTACTGGTAAGCAGTTTGATTATATTTCAGTAGGTAGTATGTATGGAAGTAGTAATTATATTGTTGCTAATTTTGGACATACTAAATGGAGTATTAATTATTCTATAGTTACAGAAGATGATATGTTAATGGGTACAGTTAAAGGAAGTAACTAGATGAGCATCAAATCGTGGAAAAATAGAAACTATATGTTAACTAGAAGTGATATTTTAAGTGAAGCAATTCACAAGTGCTTGGTTGAAATGTATAAATGGGCTCAACCAGCTATAAATTTAGATAAACTCATTGAAGATGGATATAAAGATTCTACGGAAGATCCTCTATATAAGAAATATTATTTATCCGAAAGGAATTTTATCTATCTAAGAGATATATATAAAGATGCTTATGGAATTACTGATAATTGGAATGACACTTTTGAGTTACTAATAGACTATTTAGTTAAGGGAGGTACAGAGGATGACTATAGACCTGCTACTAAAGACAGACCTGCTTATAGAGATTATAAAAAGGTTCCAGCATTAGATACTTTGATTGGTAAGGAAGCTACTGATAAGTGTCTAGAGCATATTAAGAAGTGTCAAAATTTCTATTGTGGACATTCTAGAGAAGTAAATCAATTTGATATGACTATGGCTTTAGGTGTAGGAAGTCCTAATTCTAATGCTAAATATGTAACAAAGTATTGGCAATCTCATGGGAGACCTGATTTTACTATTAAAGATTTTAAGATTGATGATATTATCTATGACGATAGATACCCTGCTGTAGATGAATTTTTAGAGTCTTTAAAATAAATAGTATGAAAGATATTATATTGCCAAGTGAAACCTCAGATGCTATTGATTTAGGTGCTATTGATAATACAATTACAGGTATACCCTATAAGGGAGATGATGCTGTTGGTTACATAGCTTATACATGTGGAGAAGCTATTCCCTGGGCATTATTTAATACTATTGATAATACTACGATAGTTAAAAGTGCTCAAGGAAGTGAATATTCTGAAGACACTTTAATTGAGTTAGTTAAAAGACTCATAAAAGATAAAGTTGCCGACAATTTTAAACTCATTAATTTCACAATAGATTTAGATAATTATAATCCAGATAAATTATCTTTAGATACTAAAAAATTAATGAATAAAAAGAATATATGGTCATTATAAAAAGAGACGGAATAAAGGAAGAGTTTAATGCAGATAAGATATTTAACGCTTTAACTAAAGCATTTAAAGCTTGTGGTTATACTTCTGTTGAGAATGTTATTCGAGATATGGTTTCAGAAATGAGATTCTGGGATAATATTACTGTAGAAGAAATTCAAGATGAAATAGAAGAGACTTTATATAATTACGAATATTTTGATGTAGCCAGAGCTTATTCCATTTATAGAGAGGAACACAAGAAAGCTAGATTTATTAGAAGTAGACTTAATTACATGGACACTTATAAAGATTCTGATGTAAATGCATCTACTTCTTCAGAAACAGATGCTAATGCTAATGTAGCTTCTAAGAATGTAGCTAATCTTGAGGGTGAAGTATATAAAGTAACCAATAGAATTATTCAAAGACAGCGAATGAAAGATAAACTTAATAAATTGTATCCAGGTCAAGAACTTGGAAGACAGTATATTAAGGATCTAGAGAATCATATTATTTATACCCATGATGAGGCTAGTACTCCAGTACTTAAACCTTATTGTAAAGCAGTTACATTGTATCCATTAATGCTTGAGGGTGTAGGTAATATTGATGGAGTTACTCCTAGTGCTCCAAATGATATTCAATCTTTTAGTGGTCAGGTAACTAATGCTGTATTTTTGTTTAGTTCTCAGTGTAAAGGAGCTGTTGCTCTTGGTGATTATTTTATAGCTCTTAATTATTATGTAATTCAAGAGTTTGGACCTGTATGGTATGATAAGGTGGATGAAGTTGTAACTAATTCCCACTTTATGCATCAGTATACTATTGGACATTATATCCGAAAGGGTATGAAACAGTTTATTTATGGAGTTAATCAACCTGCAGGAAACAGAAGCTACAATAGTCCGTCAAATATTTAATTTGTAGCTTTAAAAATATTTATTTTTAATTTTAAGGTTGTATTTCTTGGGAGTTGTAATTTTCTATAGTATGATTACATATAACTAAAAAATGATATATTATGGTAAAATTTACAAAAACTAAAGAATGGTTAGAAGAGGAATATGTTATTAAAAACAGACCTCGACAAGAAATTGCAGAAGAGTGTGGTTTAACTGTATCTGGGTTAAAAAGTCTATTAAGTAAATGGAATATTAAAAAAGAAAAATTAGACTTGCCTAAAGAAAAACTAGAGAATTTGATTAACCAAAAGTTACCACACGATGAAATTGAAAAGATATTGGGTATTGGATAGACTACATTATATAGGTATTTAAAAAAATATAACCTTAAGATTTTAGCAGAACCAAGAACTGAGTCCAGATATGACGATACTAATGATGATTTGATGTGTCAATTGTATGAAGATGGATTTTCTTCAGTAGAAATAGGTAAAGAATTTAATCTTTCCCCTAAAACTGTGTTAACCCATATACAACATTGTGGTCTTAGTATTAGGGGTTATTCTGAAAGCAAATGGAAATATAACAAGAAAGAATTACCTAAAGAATTTTCTGATTATGATACTATGTATGACTTATACATAAATCAAAAACTTAGTAAAAAGGATTTAGGTATTAAATTTAATTGTGATCCATGTGTAATAGATAGAATACTATCTACATTAAACATTCCCATTAGAAATAATTCAGAAGCGCATATTGGATTAAACGTTGGGGATCAACATTGGAATTGGAAAGGTGGTATAACCCCACTAGCTAGAAGATTAAGAGAATATTTTGGAGTAAATTAGGTGTTAAAGGTATTAGAAAGAGACCACTATCAATGTCAAATGTGCGGAAGCAAGAAACATCTACACGTACATCATATTAAACATTTTAGTGATATTTTAAAAAGGATACTAGAAGAACATCCAGATTTAGATCCTATAGAAAATGTAAATGATTTATATAATATAGCTATCAAAGACAAAGAATTTTGTGATTTAGACAATTTAATTACATATTGTAAAGATTGTCATTATGGTAAAATACATGGATACAATTTGAAGGCGGACGATAAATCTTGTGAATTGCTGGAATCCCTAGAGCACAAGTCGGGAGACTAATTGTAAGGTAATCAGCAGCTAAGCTAGTTTATACTAGAAAGTTCAACGACTATCCCGGAAGGGAGTACATCTAAGTAGATGGAAGCGCAAGACCTCTTATGAGAGATGATATAGTCTAATCTATATAGAAATATATAGCAGTATAACGGGCAGAAACTAACGACTTCTGTTGAATATAAAAATGTTTCAAATGTATCTTTTTATGATAAAGTATATTTTAAATCACTCTTTGAAGAATTTTATTATCCTGATGGAACACAACCTGAATGGAAAGCAATAGATAAGTTGCAGAGAATCTTCATGCAGCTTTTGAGAGAAATTAGATTAATTAAACCTCTCACATTCCCAGTAACTACTATGGCTCTTGTACATAATGGTAAAGAGTATCTTGATCCTGAATATAAAGAGTTATGTGCTGAAGAGTGGGCTAAGGGTGGAAGTTTCTTCTGCTATACTAGTGACAATCCTACATCTTTGGCATCATGTTGTAGAGTCCTAAATGAAATGTCTGATAATACCTTTAGTTCTACTACAGGTATGACTGGAGTTATGACTGGTTCTTGTAATGTAATTACTCTTAATATTAATAGAATTGTTCAAGACTGGGTTGGAGATTGGAAAAATGAAGGAATACCAGATATTAATGTAGAAACTAATAGAAACAGTTTAAATATATATATTACTAATATTCTTGAAAGAGTATATAAGTACCATATTGCATATAAGACAATGCTTTATGAAATGGAAGACGCTAAAATGTTTTCTGATTGTAATGCTGGATATATTTATATGCGTAAATTGTATTCTACCATTGGATTGATAGGTTATTGTGAAGCTGCACAATTCTTAGGATTATCTGTATCTAATAATAAGGAATATAAAGATTTTCTTAAATTAATATTTGGAACAGTTAAGAAGGAAAATAAGAAAAACTCCATCCATGATAGTAAGAGACCATTCTTATTTAACAGTGAAGCTATCCCTAAATCTCTGGGGATGTAAAACCTCTTTTGATTGACTCGAAACTCCTATATTTACCTATATGTAGGACAACGAGGCGCAAGCAATAGTATTTATTAATACTGTGTGCAGCGTGACAGACTAAGTAAAGAGGATTTAGTACTTGTTACTAAATATGCAATAGTCGAGACTTAATGGTAACATTAAGAAATTGATAGAAATATCAATTCGTTTAATACAAAATCACAAAGTAGCCTTACTTGCACGGCTTAAAAAAGAGCAAGAGCTTTGTGGTGAATATGGTCCAAATAAAGACCTATATTATGTATTAAATCACCCTTCACCGATTAAAGAATTACATAAATATATTAATTCTTTAGAAGGGGTGTAATAGAATCGGGAGAAGGATTAGGTGTAAAACTCTATAATTGGGATAAGAAGGATGGTTATGTAGTGCCTGAAAATCAGAATCTATATAATTGTTATTTCTATAATCCATGGGATGAGACCTCTATTCTTGATAAATTTAAGCTTCATGGTAGGGGAGTAGCTCAGTATTGTGATGGAGGTCAGGCACTTCATGCAAATCTTGATGCTCATTTAAGTAAACAACAGTATTTACATCTGTTAGATGTAGCTAAAGATGAAGGCACTAGTTATTTTACATTTAATATCCCAATGTCTCAATGTAGAGAATGCGGACATGTAGTAAATGCTCCTATTGATGAATGTCCTATTTGTCATTGTAGACACATTAAATATTATACTAGAATTATTGGTTATTTAGTATGTGTAGACAATTGGAGTGATCCTAGACAGTTAGAATTTGCAATACGTAAGTATAAGAGTGGAGATAGAAGCTTTACATATAAACCAAATCTTTAATATGCATACAATTTTTGGAGACCTTGATTATGTCCAAGGTTATTTAAGAATGGGTCATTTAGAAATGAAGTTAAATGATAAAGATTTTGAGAAATTTAAATCTTTGTCTTTAAAGGAACAAAAAGAATGGCTTCGGGATGAAGGATCCGTAGAAGTAGATGATTTTAGCGTTGACGATATTGGTAGTATTACTGAAATAAATTATTAATATGACAGAAATTGATTTTTAATGAAAGAGTTATTAAAATTTGAAGCAGAATGGTGTGGTCAGTGTAAAGCTCTTAAACCTACATTGGATAATGTACTCAAGGACTTTCCTGATGTTAAGTTAACAATAGTAGATTGTGAGATTGAGGAACAGAAAACACTAAAGTATCAGATTAGAAACATGCCTACTCTTATTTATTTAGTAGATGGAATAGAAGTAGGTAGATTATCTGGAGCAGTTCCAGCTAGTAAGATTATTGAACTTTTAAATAAGAAATAAAAATTAAGGAGACTTAGGTAACTAGGTCTCCTTTTTCTATCTATGAGTGTGGAAAGAAAACAACTTAAATCAGTTAATTGTTCTCTACGTAACTTTACATATGGTCAAAATTCTGATTATATAGTAGTAACAGAATGGGTTAATGGAGATGGTTGGGATATAACAATTAACGATAAACAGATTAGTCTACATAGTGGAGAATTAGCAGCTATTAATTATTTAACTGCTATGATAGATTATGATTATGAATCACATTTAGAATAATTATGGAAGAAATAATTGTACTAGATTACTGTGACGGGTCTGTTTGGATTTATAAATTGCCATGGTTAAATATGACTGATGTATTTATAAGAGATTGGTTAGATTCTATGGGATTTAATTTAGATGAAGTAACTTATATGGTTAATCCTAATATTACAATTAATGATGAAAGAAAATAAGACTGAGGTAGAGAATAGAACAGAGTTAGAGCAGAATATTGATGAAATTATTGAGAAGGCTAGAAAGACTTCTAATACTTTTATTTTAGATACTGCAAAATTAATTAAATCTGAATTATCTCGCAATAAGTATTCTGAGAAACCAATTTCTGAATTAGAAGTTCTGCAGCAAATGGCTAAGACACGTACAAAAACTATAGCTATATATGATAAAGCAGGTCGTTATGATTTAAGAGATAGGGATGCTAAAGAATTAGATCTTATCCAAGAATTTATACCTAAAGAACCTTCAGAGCAGGAGATTGAAGAACTTATTGCTGAATTAATGGAAGCAACAACTCTTACTATTAAAGATACTAAAGACGTTATTGCAGATGTTCAAGATAGATTCCCTACTGCTCAGAAAGGTACTATTGTCAAAATATTTAAATCTTTGTTATAATGAGATTATACGGGATATTAAAAGACGATCTTATTGGAGAATATATTATAGATAATACTTCTACGAATATAGAAGATTTTAAACACACAGATAATGTGTATTATACAGATAATTCTCTAGGTGATCCTTTTGATTTCTATAGTTTATTTGAAGATAATACAGATGCTGATTAGCTTCCCTATAATTGTACTATAACTGAGGAGGATATGTACTATAAAAATGGTAAATATTATTATGATGGATATGAGCCTATACCTAAAGAAGCAATGGTAGGAACTAGAATTACTATATATAAAGAGGGTAAGTTAGTACAACAGCAATTTAAACCATATTAATATGTATTTTGTATATCAGAAACAAATAAATGTAGCTAGTGAACGGAACTATAATGTAGATTACTATACTAAATATTTAAAAGAATTAAAAAATGATAGATTTAACATGGCGTGAAATTCGACAGGTATTTGTTGAAGAAGATACCCTTTACTCAGCTTTACTTTATGTATATCGTACTTATATAGGAACTGAAGACGATAGTATAGATGAGATTATTGAAGGCATTCAAGACAATATAGAAAATTACATAGAGGAATTAATTAAAGAAGCTTCTCCTTATGATTATTCTAATGGCGATATAGATGCTGAAGATATTACAGAGTTAGTTACCGAAGATACATTTTTAGAGAAATTTAAAGAATGGTACGAAAATGGATGATAAAATTGATTTAAATTGGACTATATATGTAAGTTATTTTGTCTCAAAGTATGATGTCTTTGAGGCTCTAGCTAGTTTATGTACTACTTATTGTGAGGATATACCAGAGGAATCAGATGATTATGCTCAATTCGTAATTGATTGGTTAAAAGACAACCTAGAAGATTATATAGACGAATTCCTTTCTATATTAAGATATATAACAAGTACTGATTACAATACTGAGGGAGGAATAGATAATGATAATATTACTGAATTATTAGATAATGAAGAATTTATAGCAGAATTTAGACAATATTTGTGTGACTAAAATACTAGTAATTCCGGATGTGCATGGTCGTAGTTTTTGGAAAGAACCATGCAATAATTGGGAAGGTAAAATTATATTCCTAGGAGATTATCACGACCCTTATGGAGAATATGTAGATGAAGAGCCTAATAAAGCAGAATCTTTAACTAATCTTAGAGAATTAGCTGCTTTTGTAGAAAATAGACGTAAGATTTCTGATGTTATATGCCTATTAGGTAATCACGATCTTGCTTATTTCAACGGAAATGGTAAATGTAGATTTGATTATTGGCAACAAAAAGAAGTAAAAGAGTTAATTAGCAGTTTAAGTCCTCAATTATATTACATATATGAAGATTTAACTACTAAAGAGCCTCATAAATATTTATTCTCTCATGCAGGTATTACTAAAGATTGGATAGACTATAATAATATGGAGTTAAAAGACTTAGATAGTATAGACATAACTAATCTTAGTCCGTTAGATCATATTCCTTACTCTAGAGGAGGATATAATAAATATGGCTCTTGTATTTGGAATGATTTAGAAGATTTCCAATTACAAACTCCATATAAGAGTTATTACCAAATATTTGGACACTCTTGGGGAGGTAGAACTAAGCCTTTAATTACAGATAAGTATGCTATGTTAGATTGTTGTAAACCATTTATATTAAATACAGAAACTAAGCAAATTGTACCATGGATATTATAAAACTTCCATATACTTCTTATCTTGATCTTAGTGTAAAAGATTTTTCAGAGTTTATACAAAATGAACTCTTGGAGGAAAATGTTCCTAAAGATAGCTGGCATGACGATATAGGTGATAATATTTATTATTACCTAGAGAGATACTTTATAAAAAAAGATATAAAATATGATGAGCATATTAATGAGGAATTGCTAGATTTACTATGCGATAGTATTTGGGAATATTTAAACTTGCTCTAAAGAATGGCATATATAAATCTTGACCTTTATGAAGAGGTAGAAGTAAAGGATTTTATCGATTATATAAAGTCTCATTATCCTCAGTGTAGTTCACTCTCTAACAAGGATTTAATGAGTTATATAGATGACCATATTCACTGTCTTATAGAAGCTTATTTAAGCTCTTTAGGATTAACATTTGGAGATATTAACTGGGATAGTGGATTAGATGCTCTTTATGATGAATGCGTTGATTATTTAAATGATTAAATATGTTAATTCGATGGTTACTTTCTCAGAGTTTCCTAACGAAATTAGTTTGTGTATCAATATTAGCCAATGCCCTTGCAATTGTCCTGGTTGCCATTCATCTTATCTTGCTGAGGACATAGGAGAACCTTTAGAAGAATTAGCTTTACATAAGTTAATTACGGAAAATAAGGGTATTACTTGTGTTGGATTTATGGGTGGAGATATAGAGCCAAAAAGTGTTAATGCTCTTGCACAATATATTAAAACAGAATATAATTTAAAGGTTGGTTGGTATAGTGGTAGAAATCATTTAGCTCCGGAAATTGATTTACAGTATTTTGATTATGTGAAATTAGGTCCTTACATAGAGGAAAGAGGAGGACTAGATAATCCTAATACAAATCAGATAATGTTAGAGATTGATAATACTTGTGGAAGACCAATAACTAAAGATATAACTAGTTATTTTTGGCGTAAAAGTAATTAATGACTTTAGAATTAGCTTATAATAATGATATTTTAGATTTTAAAAAACAATTGGAAGACTTAGCTACTATTTATAGTGTCACTATAAAAGCTTATAATGAATCTCATTATTTAGAGAAAAAGAAAGCATACCGATTAAAAGGTGGTTATAGTGCTAGATTAGTCCCTTTTGCTTTATTTAAAGATAATAATCACGAGATTCCTTTTTACAGTGAATCAAATGAATGTACTTTAGATAATATTTCTGAAATTTTAAATCGTTATTGTAATGTTAAAAGTACCTGTAATTAATAAGTCTAATAATGACCTTCCTAAATATGCAACATCTGGCTCTGCTGGATTTGATTTTTGTGCCAATGTAGATGAAGTAAAAGAAAAACTTACTTGGAATTGCTTTCTTTCACGAAATATAAATGGAAAGATTGTTGAAGTTACAATTTATCCAGGTGGTCGTGCTTTAATTCCAACTGGTTTGCATATGGCTATTCCAGAAGGATATATGTTAGCTATTGTAACTAGAAGTGGTCTTGGTCTTAAGAAAGGAGTAACTATGGCTAATTCTTTCGGAGTTATAGATGCGGATTATCGTGGAGACATTGGTCTCATTGTACAGAATAATGGTTTTGAGCCATTTACAATACAGCAAGGAGATAAAATTGGACAAGGTATTATTTATAAATGTGAACAAGCAGAATTTACACTAGTTGATGAACTAGATGAAACAGAACGTGGAGAAGGCGGTTATGGGCATACTGGAGTTCGTAATTGATATTATATTAGATTAATTAAATAAATACTTAATATTAATTAATATGATTACTAAAGAACAATTCACAAAGGTTATTGAAAATACATTGAAGTTGGATAAGGAATACGATAGATGGGATGATTTTGGTATTAATCTGTGGGAACTTCCTATTGGGGATACTATAGCTGATCTTGCTGAATCGATTTGGGATATTACATTCGATGAAGATGGAGTAGATTGGATTAACTGGTGGATATATGAAAGACCTGCTTTGTTTGAAGGTGATGAAGTAAATAAAGCCTATAATGAAGATGGTTCAGAGATTCCAACAGAAACCGTAGATGACCTTTGGAACATTGTAGAAAAGTTTCGTAAGTAATGATTGAAAGGGATATAAAGGCTACCTTATCCTTTGATCCAGATTGTGATTATAATAAATCTGGATATATTTTATATTTAGTTATTCCTAAAGAACTCGATAATTTTGTAGATATTATGGCTAAATTACATATAGATACAGAATATACACTAATAATTAGTCACTCGAATGATTAAATATCTTTTAGGACGTGCTAGTACTGGTAAATTTCGTTTTGCAGTTGTAGAATGCGATGAAGAATGGCATTCAGATTGTGAACCAGCTGGTTATATAATTCAACGTAGTTATGGTCAGGTGAGAGGAAAAACAACCCTCTCACCTCGAATTATTGTAGATAGAACTAAACAGAAGAGAAATTGGCAAGAACAATATACTTTACAATTTAACTCCGAAGTTAAGAAATATTTAGATAAAGGCTATAAGGAAATTGATAAACATCCTAATAAGTATACTGATGATGAACTCCTTAGTATATTTGGAGATGTTAAGACCAATCAGTACGGTGTAATTAAACCTCAGTTAGCTAAACAAGCTGATAAGGTTACAAATCCTAAGATATTTAATAAAGGATGGTTAATTAGTAGAAAACTCGATGGTGTAAAGGCATTATTCTACTGGGATGGTAAAGAAATTCACACATCTAGCCGTGGTGGAGAACATTACGACTATAGTACAGTTCACTTGCGTACTAATCCTGCTTTACTTACTTTCTTCAAAGAGAATCCTACTATTATTCTTGATGGTGAGTTGTTCGTAAGAGGCAAGACTCTTCAGCAACTTTCGGGAGCTGCTAGAATGGAGAAGAATGCTTATGATTGTGATTGGTTACAGTATTGGGTATATGATTGTTATAACTCTGCAAATATTGACATGATAGCTTCAGAACGTTATAAGTTCTTAGAAGATAAATTTGCAGAAGCTCATAATTTTCCTATTTATAGAAGTAGTGAGGATGAATCAGAAGCACCAATCAGACTCTTGGGACATGAATATGTATCTGGTTGGGATAATATGAAGAAACTTCACGATGAATGGGTTTCTGCAGGATTTGAAGGTGCTGTAATTACAGACCCTTCTAAGCCTTATAAAGTAGGTTCTCGTTGTAATAATCTTATAAAGATTAAGCAATATAAGTCTGAAGATTTTAAAGTAATTGGATATAAATTAGGACTTAGAGGTTCTGAGGATATGACATTTACTTGTGAATTAGAAGATGGACGCACTTTTGAAGCTATGCCAGTAGGTAATAGGGAAATTAAAGCTGAATATGTTGAAAACTTTGAAACTAAGTACAAAGGACATAAAGCTGAATGTACTTTCTTTAACTATTCAGATGATGGTATACCTACTCAACCTAAGTTGAGAATATTTAGATTTGACTTAGAATAATCTTATTAATAACTTTATAAGAATATGGAAGAATTAGAATTTTTAAAAATTGATAAGTATGCGATAGGAAGTGCCTTTAGTGTACTAGAGGCATTGATAAACTCTGATGGTAAGGAGAAGTATAAGAATGTTCGTATCTTAAAAAATGACGGTACAGAAGTTTCTCCATTTGATAGAATTAATGATGTGGTTTTCAACACAGAAGAAGATTGCATTCAACTATCTTTGAGTATTGAGGAATATTTAAGAATATTTTATTCTGAACTAAAAGGTAGCAAATGGATTACCCCATTTCTACTTAAGTTTAAAAGATATGAGCACAAACCAACTTATATAATTATAAAACTAAATACCGAAGGTTTGAAAGATACAATACAGAAAATAGTAAAGAGGGCTAATGAAAATAAAACTAATAGGTAAGGGACATTATGAGGTAATTCATAAGGGCAAATCTATAGGTAAATTTGATAAATATGATTTAGATACATTAAATAATGCTCAAGTAGGAGCCACCCTAAATTTTGCAGACTAATGTACTTTAAAGGAACCATTGTAATTACAGATCCATGTTATATAATTAAGGAGAATCCTATTAAGTATCCTAATGAAAAGGATTTTGGACTTCCAGCGTCTATAAGCAGTAAACCATTTAAGGATTATTCTACTCCAGAAGAGTTAGCTTATAAAGCCGCTTTAGATTATTACTATAAAGAATCTCCTAAATATGATGATTGGGATAAATGTGATTATGGAGAAAATATGGGAGTATTAGGTATTCATAATTATATTTCTGAACCTACTATTTATGGGGATTGGAGTTGCACTACTTATCAAACAGAGAAGGAACCAAAAGAGCTCCTAGAAAGTATTCTACGAGTTTTAAATGATAATCTTGAAAATGGGGAATACGAAGATGATGAACTCCCTATTCTAGATGAAGGTAAAGCTATAGGTGGGTTCTGTGCAGGTCTTGTAGGAGTATTTTTACTTGATGAGATACTTGCATATAACCCTGATTGGAAATCTTGGATAGAAGAGCATTCTTAGTGTGCCACTATAATTGAGAATTTTGAGGGTGAAGTAGAGTATTATATAGATAAGGTAAATGAAGAAGCCCACATAGTAGGAACCGGAAGTATTAACTTTTATACAGCACAAACAGGAGTATGAAACATTATTTAATTAATTATAGTGTAGATTGGTGTGATGAATTTGATATGCCTTTCTATGAACTATTAGATGAGAATATGTATCGCATCTATATGTATGCTAAACTTAAATTAGGTAGTGCATTTACTACAAAAGGATTTGGTACTAATGAAGCCTGGGAATATGATGTATACCAAGGTAAGGAATATGGTCTGGATTTACTACAATTTGAACCAGAAGAGATAACAGATATAGAGTATTCTGTTATTAAGAATCATTTACCAATAGGCACTCTAGATGTAATGGATGATTTACTTAATTACCTAGAGGATAGAGCAGATTTAAAAGATTCTGAAGACATATATAAGATGACTCCTGAACAAGTAATGAAAATTATTGATGCAATTACCAAGTGAGTTTAAGTGTGCTGGAAATACTATTAAGGTACAGTTAGTAGAGAAAACCTATAATAATAATTATGGAAATTGGTGTGATGTTACCAATACCATAACTATAGCTAAAACTATAGAATTAGAAGATAAAACTGTAATGGAGCTGACAGAAGATCAAATAACTAATACATTTTGGCATGAGCTTATCCATTGTTTTCAGTTCTATTTCGATAATAGCTATAGTGAAGCACAATCACAAGTATATGCCAACTTTCTGTGTGAATATTTTAAATCTGTTGCTTCAGATGATGAATTTGCCTAATGTCCAGAAAGAAATTAGTTGTTCCACCAGTAGTTGTTGAAAAGAAACCAAAAGTTAAGTATGTTTCTAAACTAAAGGAATATGCTATTAATTTCGATGCTACTATAAAAATACATCAAGGAGGGTTTGAATCAGCCCTACCTTGGTGTATCAAAGTAGATAAAAGTAAATATGCTAATTTAACTAAAGAACAGATAATAACTAAGGTTAAAGAGGCGATTAGATTAGCAATCTTGGATAAGTGTCCTTGGGTATCTGAGATTATTTCATTAGATAATATTAAGTTCTCTAAAGAATTAATTAATAATGAAGCTAATCAAGAGCAAAAATTATGATGTTAACTATCTAGCTAAAGTAGTTGATATTAAGGTTTTTAGAAAGCATTCAAATCCAGAAGTAACTAAACTCAAATGTTGTACTATTGATGGATTTAATATTATTACTTCAATAGATGCTGAACCCGGGCTTTATATATATTTCCCAACAGCTTGTTGTATTAATCCTGATTTTTTATCTTATAATAACTTATTTAGAAAGTCAGAGAAAAATAGCAATCCAAATAAAACTGGTCTATTTGAAGATAATGGTAAGGTTAAAGCAGTCAAATTAAAAGGTGAATTATCAGAAGGATTTATTGTACCTGCTGTAGAATTTACCAACTGGCTTATATCTATAACTAATAGAGATATTGAATTAATTGACGGAACTGAATTTGATACAGTAGAACATGAAGGCAAGACATTTTGGGTTAATAAGAAATTCATCGTTAAAAGAACACAGGGAACTCCTGGAGGAGGCTCAAAAAAGACACGTAAAGTTAAGAAAGAACTCGATAAGGTCATCTCTTCTCAATTCAGATTTCATTATGACACAGTTATTATCAAGAAATGTCCTAATGTAATTCAACCTGAAGATTTAATTAGTATTACTGAGAAAATACATGGAACTTCCCATATTTCAGCATATGTAATATGTCATAAGGAACTTACTTGGAAAGAAAAACTAGCTAAATGGCTTACTGGTAATAGCTTTGATATTTATGACTATCTATATGCTTCAAAGAATGTAATTAAAAATCAGTATTATAATCCTAATGTAACACCTGAATTTTATGGTTGTAATACTTGGAAATATGCTGATGATTACCTACGTCCATATCTTCAAAAGGGTATGACTATTTATGCAGAGATTGTTGGATATAATCCAACTGGCACATATATTCAAAAAGGATATGATTACGGTTGTGAACAGCCTAACGTTATTGTAGACAATTTAGTATATAAACCAGAAAAACATTTTAAGGTAAGACCTTATAGAATCACACTAACTAATGTAGACGGTGAAGTACATGAATTTAGTGCAAGAGAAGTTCAACAGTATTGTAAATCAGTAGGACTAACTCCTGTAACTGAATATTATTATGGATATGCTAAGGATTTATATCCTGAATTAGATAGTAGAGATGAGAACTGGTCAAATAAGTTTTTGGATAAACTATCTAATGATAAGCGTTTTTATATGGAATGTAAATCACCTTCTTGTGTTAATAAGGTACCTCACGAGGGTATAGTTATTAAAAAGGAGGATATGATTGGTCACGCTTGGAAATTAAAATGTTTCAAATTCGTAGATAAAGCTCAATCTGACCCAGAGATGGATAAAGAAGATGAACTTAGTTAATAAAATACATACTTTCATCAAGCATTGGAATGAATATAACAATCCATTCTATGTTTGGTGGAAGTGTAGAAATTGGTTTCAAAGACCTAATTATTACATTTATTGGGGTAGAAAAATATGGTTCTTTGGATTACCTATAGCAGATAGATATTATAATAGGATATTAGATATTAGATTTAGCGCCGTTGGTTGGAAATGGAAATATGAGAGAATAGAGCATGAATGGGATCCTTATATTGCTATTACTCTATTTAGAAAATGGCAATTAATATTTACCTTTAATTATGCTATTCTAGGAGATGATTGTTCTTATACTAGAGATATAGCTACTTGGGAAGCTATGTTAGATATAGTATATAATAATAAATCTCTACATCAGGTAGTTAATGAGCATCAATGGTGTAAGTCTATAGATAATAGAAAGGAAGTTATTACAATAAAAGATAACTTAACTAATGAGGGACTTTTAAATATTTAATATAGTATGAAAATATGCGCTATGTCTGATTTACATGGTAATCTTATCCATATACAGAAGTGTGATTTATGTTTAATTGCGGGAGACGTTGTACCTCTAAATATACAGAAAAATAGAGTAGAATCTATTGTGTGGTTATTTCAAGATTTTTTACCTTGGATTAAAGAATTACCTTGTGAAGAAGTATATATGGTAGCAGGTAATCACGATTTTATATGTGCTTCTGAATATCCAGTAATGAAAGCCCTAGAGTATCTTTCTGATTTTAAGTTTACTTATTTACTTAATGACTATGCTACCTATATGGCTCCTGATTGCAAAAATTATAAAGTATATGGCTCTCCACAATGTCACGTGTTTGGGAATTGGGCATTTATGCACAGTGAGGAATTTCTAGAAGGTCTATATAATCAAGTTCCAAATAATATAGATATATGGTTAACCCATGACACTCCTGCTTTGGGAGATTTAGATTTATTACCTCCGAGTCGATGGAGTCAAGAGTCTATCCATGCTGGGGGTCAAAGTTTAGCTAAAGCTATTCAAAGAATTAAACCTAAATATGTATTTTGTGGGCATCTACATACTTGTAAAGATAAGTATTTGAAACTGAATAATACAGAAATATATAATGTTTCTATTCTTGATAATGATTATCATATTAGTTATGAACCTACATATTTGGAAATCGACTAATAAAGAAGAAGATGGCATATTAGATATTTACTGTTCTAGATTCTACTTTAACTAAATAAAAACTAATAATGGAAAAGAATACTTTTGACAGACTACTTACAGAGTATAAAGAATTAGAAATCAAAACTACAAAACTTAGAGATTTCTTAATTAATAAAATAGATAAGACTTCTATAGATAATCTTAATAAAGACTTATTGATAGCTCAACTTAGAGCAATGGAGACTTATCTTACTATTCTTAGTATACGTATAGGTCTTAACAGACCAACCCAAGAAGAAAAGCAATTAGATGAAACTAAGGAACTAGCTAAGTCTACAATTAATGAATAAAAGAGTTATTTTTTCTGACAAGTCTGATTCTCTACTTCAGAGTTATTTTCGAGATATATCTAAATATAAAATATTAGATAATGAAGAAATAAACAAGTTAATTATTGAAGCTCAAAATGGAGATGAAAAGGCGAGAGAAAAAGTAATTACTTCTAATTTAAGATTTGTAGTAACTATAGCTAAGCAGTTTCAAAATAGAGGTATTCCTCTTATGGATTTAATATCTTCAGGGTTAGAAGGCTTATGTAAATCTGTAAATAAGTTTGATCCAACTAGAGGTGTTAAATTTCTTAATTATTCTGCTTGGTGGATAAAACAATGTATTTATACTACTATATATTGGTATGGTCGTGAAATTAGATTACCAGTAACTCAACATTTAAAAGTAATTCAAATATTAAGAGCTACTAATGAGTTTATCAAAAAGAATGGTAGAAATCCAACCACAAATGAATTACATACTTTAACTAATATTCCTGAAAAGCAAATAGATTATTTGGCACAATTTTCTAATAGATTAGTTAGTGTTGATGATTTTATTGGTGGAGATGAAGAAAATAGTCAAGTATGTGATGTGATACCAGATGGAGAACCTTCTCTTGATGAACAAGTTAATAAAAGTTTTATTAATAAGGAATTATGTAAGTGTCTAAATATACTTCCTGTTAGAGAACATGATATTATTGTTATGTTATTTGGTATAGGAATAAATCCTATGTCTAAGCAGGAAGTAGGAGATATGTTTGGTATTGGTGTTGAAAGAGTTAGACAGATAAAAGAAAAAGCTTTAGATAGAATAAGAAAGAGATGCGATTTACAATTATCTAAATTAATATAATGGTATCTAAGGAAGAATTTCTTAATGGAAATTGGTGGCTAGTTACTGCTAAGTATCCAGTTGCTAGTGATGCTTCAATAAATGAAGTAATTGAAAGTGAGGAAGACCCTACATTAGAAGATAGTTATGCGAATGAAGTAATCGCTGAGTGTATTAACTCATTTAGCTATTTAGATGGTCCTGATATAGATGAATATGATGAGTCTCAATTTGAAGATTGGTATGATCAAAAGTTTGAAGATATAGAACTTGAAGCTATAAAGATAGATGAAAAGGTAATAGATGAGTATGGAGTACAGTGGTTAAATGACTATTTAGCATGACAGACAATTATCCAGCAGGAGCTTATAATGACCCAAGTGCACCTTGGAATGAACCAAATGATAGAAATGTTACTGTAGAAGTAAATGTTGAATTGGGCACTTTTGTAGATATTACCATTCCTCAGTATAAAGAAGGTAAACATTTAGTTATTAATGAAGAAGAATTAAAAGAAGCTGCAGAAGAAGCTATAAAAGATAAATTAAATATTGATAATGAAGATATAGTTCTAAATAATTTAATTATTTGTAATTATCAATGATTTATTTAGTTAGTCATAATAAAAGCTTATTTCAAACTGATAAATATGTAGAAGCGACAATGGAGCAGGCAATGTCTGTTCTGTTGCCGCTTAAACTATGTCAGTTAGATTCTGAAACTAAGGGACTTGATTGTCATACTAAGGCTTTATTAACTATACAATTAGGTAATAGAGATAATCAAGTAGTTATTGATTGGACTACTCTAACTCCAAAAGAAAAGCGAATAGTTAAAAACTACCTAGAATCAGACAGACTGTTTCTCGGATGGAATTTAATGTTTGATTTAACCTTTTTATATGTTCAGGGAATCTATCCTAAGCATATTTGGGATGGTATGATAGTAGAACAGCTATTATACCTAGGGTATCCAGCTTCAATGCGTGAAAAGAGTTTAAGGGCAGCTGCATGGAATTATTTAAATATTAACATTGATAAAACTGTTCGGGGTAAAATTATTAATGATGGTTTAACTACTGAGGTCGTTATTTATGCAGCAGGAGATGTTACATATATAGAGGATATAAAAGAAAAACAAGATATTGAGGTAGAAAAGCAAGGTATGAAACTCGCAGTAGAGCTAGAATGTGAATTTGTTAAATCTCTTGCTTACTTTAAATATTGTGGAGTTCATCTCGATGTTACAAAGTGGAAAGCCAAAATGGCTAAAGATCAAGCTAAACTTAATAAGGCTATTTCAGAATTAAATGCTTGGGTAGTAGCTTGGGATAAAGAAAATCCTCATAGTGGCTATGATATTCAATATCCTGAACTTAAATATCCAAAGTATTCTGCAGATTATCCTGCTGAGGTAAAGAGACTAATTAAAGATGGATATAAAAGATTTCCTCAGGAAGACTTACAAACTCCTGATGGTAAGGTTGATGCTTATAAGAAAGTAATTAAGAATCAGTTTACACAAATTGACACTCAAGGTGATTTATTTACAGGATTTGATACTGAACCTAAATGTGTGATAAATTGGAGTAGTCAAAAACAAGTAATACCCCTATTTGAGTTACTTGGAATTAATGTAGAAACATTTGACAAAAAGACTAAACAGAAAAAGAAGTCTATTGAAGCAAATGTTTTAAAGCCTCAAAAGAATGACTTTCCAATTATTCCTATATTTTTGGAATATCAAGAAGCTGCTAAAGTCGTATCTACTTATGGACAAAACTGGTTAAATGCAATTAATCCTAAAACTGGTAGAATACATGCAGATTTTCATTCTATAGGTACAGATACTGCAAGAGTTAGTTCTGGTGGAGGTGTTTGGAAACTAAATATGCAAAATCTACCTCACGATCCAGAAACTAGAGCATGTTTTACATCTGAAGAGGGTAATGCTTGGTTATCTGCTGATTATCAAAGTCAGGAATCTCGTATTATTGCATCTGTTTCTAAAGATGAAAAGATGATAGACCTATTTGAACACGGTTGTGGTGATGTCCATTCTTTGGTAGCCTATATGAGTTATCCTAATGTAATTCCAAGAGATACTAAGATTGAAGATATAAAGAAGCTCTATCATAATTGGAGACAAAAAGCTAAATCTATTGAGTTTGCGATGGACCTTCTTATTTAGTTAATTATCTATAATTCGCTATAAATAATTTTGTAATTAACTTTTCAGTAACTATAATTGTATAATTAAAAATTATATAATTATGGAAAATATTGAAAGGGAATTAAAAATTGTAGAGTTATATAAACAAGGTATAACTCAAAAACAAATTTGCAAAGAGTGTAAATGTAGTACTAACACAATTAGCGATGTAATAGATAAATATAATATTCCTAGAAGAGCTAAACGTAAAAAGAATAAAGATTTATCTAAATTTAAAGATTATTCTTTACCTGAAACACAATATTGGATAGGTTATATTTGTGCTGATGGTAATATACAATACGATAAAAATAATCGTGTATACAAAGTATCTTTGTTTAGTAAAGAAGAAGAATCTATAAATAAATTTGTAAAATATTTCGGAGAAGATACTGTATCAGTACATAGAAGACCTACTGGTATAATAGAAGCTTATATTAATTCTAAAGAACTTTGTGAATATTTTATACAAGTATATAATATAGTTCCTGATAAATCTAATATTCTAAATCCATCTGTTGACTTTACTACTAATTTTATATTAGGATATTTTGATGGAGACGGATGTATACGTAATAGTTCTGAAAAACAAATTAGATATGAATGTAATATTACTTGTGGTTCTAAAATATTTTTAGAAAAAATAAAGAATATTTTAGATAAACAAGATATATTCCATATTATATCAACATGCTGATTGTTCAGCTTATAAAATAAGAATTGATAGAAAAGCTGATTCTGAAAAATTTTATAAGTGGTTATATAAGGACGCAGTAGTTTGTTTATCTAGAAAACTAAATAATTTTGTCGCACTCTATGGAAACATAGAGAATAGTAAATTGGGTGAATTGCAGGAATTTGAAGGAGAATCTGCAGCCAAGCTAAAAGAGTAAAAACTTTTGGAAGGTTCAACGACTAACAGTTGAAACTATAAATATTATAATATTTTATAGAATATAATACTGACACGAGTGCCCAACACCTAAGTCTTAGGATATGGTGAAGAAATAGTCTAGCCTATATGGTAACATATAGAGTCTCGGATAAAGAGCCGAGAGATAATACAAGCGAAACTACGGAGGAGACTATAATACTATATCTAAGAATGATGGTATTCCTGTAGAAGAAGCAAAAGAAATTTATGATAATTTTATGGAAGGTTTTCCGGGAATAAAAAGATATCAAGATTATTGTAGAATGGCTGTTATGAGAGATGGTTATATATTACTTAATCCTCTTACTGGACATAGAGCACATATTTATGATGCTGAAGAGTTAAAAGAGACTCATAACAAGATGCAGGAACCTGGATTTTGGGAATATTATCAAAATGTAAGAAAACGTAATCCACAAGATGAGATTGTACAAGAAGTAAGACATTATATGCAGCGTAAAGCAGCTTCTGAGAAACAATCTATTAATTACCGTAAAATGTATGCGGCATAGATAAGTAATTATCTATTGAAAATTGGGTGAATTGCAGGAAGGTCTAATATTAGAATAATCTGCAGCCAAGCTTATGAATCAAGTAAAAGTAGTAAGAAGGTTCAGAGACTAAGGATTGAGTATTGAAGCAATAATATCCTATAAGCGCCCAATATCCCTATGGGATAATGAAATAGTCCAAACATTGATACAAAATAGAGGAGCAATGTGCTTTAAATTGTCTTCTATTAAACTATTTAATTGGATTGTGGATCATAAGCTAATAGATAAGGTAAAAATGTGTGTACCAGCTCACGATGAGTTTAACTTAGAGTGTCCAGTAGCAATTAAAGAACAAGTAGGTAAAGTATTGATTGATTGTATGATAGCTGGAGGTAAGCCATTCTGTCCTAATGTATTTTTAGGTGCGGATATAGATATAAATGACCATTGGGTTCACTAATAATTAAATGATTATGAAATTAAAAGGAATTGTCGAAATTGACGAAACTAATTATAGAAGAGATTTAGAATTAGCATTTACAGATTATCTAGAAGAAAATACACAAACTCCTGAGTTATTCAGGGAATGTGTAATATATAGACTATCTGAAAACTTTATGGCAGAAGTTGCTCTAGATGAAGAAACTATTGCACAAGCAATAGATGATACAAAGAGATTCATAAGAGAAGCTTTAAAGAATATCTGATGATTAAATTAGCTAATAATATTGGATGGAATAAAAACTGGAAAGATGCATATTTTTATGAGAAAGGTATAATTGTAAGTATGTTCACGATCGTACTAATGATATTATTTTTAATCTTTGCTAGTATTATATGAACTATGTAGTTATTATGGAATATAAGTGCACAGGTAGATTATGCCGTGTATATGAATTAGATGCAGAAGAAGATGCTATTAGATTAGCCTCATCTGGAAAAGGGTATAATGGTGAAGATGTAGATAGTATTGAAATGATAGGTGAACCAAACATTACTGTAGAAGAAAATGAGTAAATTAATTATATGTAGAGGTCTTCCAGCAAGTGGGAAGTCCACATGGGCTAAGCAGTGGGTTCTTGAAGACCCTGAACACAGAGTTAGAATTAATCAAGATGATATTCGACTTATGCTTGGTAAGTATTGGGTTCCTAGTAGAGAAAAGCTTGTACAACATATACAAGAAGAGACTCTAATTGAAGCTTTACTTAGAGGTTATGATATAGTTATTGATAATACTAATTTAAATAAAAAAGTATTAGATAACTATCGTGTTCTAGTTACAGCTTATGGAAATCATGCTATAGAGTATAAAGACTTCTTTAACACTCCTTTATCTGTATGTATTGAGCGTGATAAAAACAGAGATTTACAAGTTACAGAGAAAGTTATTAGGAGTTTTTATAATAACTACAAAGATAAATATCCTTTAAATGGTAATTAAATGACAATAGATAACTTTAATGCAGTAGCTCCCTGGTTTGACAATCTCTCAGACCAGGGAGATTTCTTCTTTGTACAAGTAATGCAAAGAAATAAAGAAAAAAATAATGTAAGTAGTAGTGGTTATGTTATTAAGGATTATCATTTCTTTGATAAAGAAACTTTCTTATCTAAGAAAGAGGAAATTACTACTTTGTGTGAGGCTTTCAATGCTAGAGCATATTTTTGGGTAAATCCTAGAAATTGTAAAGAAGTACAATATGAAATAATTAGGGAAGCTTTAGAAGCTATAGAATTAGGAACTCATAAATTATTTAAATGTGTATCTAGAGCTCTTGGCAGAAAAAGATGTAATAAATATAAATCAAAATGGATATTAGATTTTGATACTAAAGATTGGAGTCTTATAAATAAGTATTTAGATTTAGTTAGAAAATGTAGACCTAATGTAAATAAAATATTATATTATGTTCCTACAGTAAATGGTATTCATGTAATTACTCTAGGATTTGATTTAGAGCAATTTAAACAAGAATTAGCTATAGCTAAACTAGATAATATAGATATACATAAAGACAATCCAACAATTCTTTATTATTCAAATGAGTAAAAAATTATGGATAGCTCGAGATTCTGATTATATAACGTATGATTACCTCAATGATGACTATGGTCAAAAACATAAGGGTAAATTACACATATTTTATGATACACCAGAATTAGAGCTTAAAGAAGATAATCCAACAAAGTATTGGGGTTGTTCTAGAAGATATTGTTGGGGAAATGCTAGGGAATTAGCAATAATTCCTAGCTATATGTATCCTGAAATAGAACCCTGTACTTGTTGGCAATTAGATAATTTAATTAAATATAAAGATCAAAATTTTATGAATTATGAAATTATAGGAAATGCCTGATAAATTAGGAGTTTCAATAGTTAAATATTTATGTCCAATTTGTGGTAAGGAAGCTGATAATGGAATTATTATGAACTCTTTACTTACAGAGGAAAATGCTAAAGAAGTAGAAAAGTTGCACAATAAAGCTATTGGATATGCTGACCATGCTTGTAAAGAGTGCGCCACTTATAAAGATAAAGCTGTATTTTTTGTAGGTATAGATGCTTCTAAATCTACTAAAACAGACCCTTATAGAACGGGACAAATTGTTGGTGTTAAAAAAGAAGCTGAAATTGTCGAACATTGTAAAAAGTTTATTCAAACATTGTCTGATGGTTCTCAGTATTGTTTAATAGATAATGAAGTAGGAAAGACAATAGGATTATGGTAAAATCAATGAATCCTCTGCTGTTAGATCCAGTTAGAGTATACGTTGGTAAATTAAAAAGTACAATTCAAAGTTTAGAACATAAAATTGATAACTTTAAGAAGTATGATGCTAATCGAAAAGTTTATTATAGTAAAGCTATGCAGCGTCTTGGTGAACTAGAATCTTGGATAGATGAATCTGATCCAGAATTTAAGTTACGAAGCAAAATACAATCTCAGAAGCAAACTATAACTAACTTGAATACCTTAATTAAAGCATCTAAACTTGAAGTTCCAGAAGACTTTGATTTAGCTAAAGCCAAAGTTAAAATACTAGAATTACAGAAAGAGGTAAAAGCTTTAACTAAGCAAAATACAAGTCTAAAAGCTTCTGTTTCTGAATTAGTATATAAATTAAATAATCAATCTTAATATGAAGTTAATTAAACAGTCATTTGAATTTATTAATCAAACAGATTTCTCTTTAGTAGGAATCAAAAAGCATATCGAAAGATGTGCACGAGTAAGTTATAAAAGCGAAGATAAGATTACAGACACCTCTTATGAGAAGTTTGTAAATATGCTAGAATCTAGGGGACATGATAGACCCCTTGAATTTGGTACTGTTTATTTAGATATTCCTACAAAGGATATAGAGCGAGGTGCTGAATACATATATGCCGTTGGTAAGTATTCTCTTAATCCTTGGAGTATTAAAGAAGAGGTTAAAGATCACGCTTATATATCTACTAATTACAGAGTAATTAAAGATAATCATTGGGAAAGTGACTTACAGTATCTTTGTGAACCTACAGAGTATCATCATAAGAGATACACAGTTCACATGATTCTTGACCGTGGAGTTATGGACGAGTTCAGAACTCATGTAGGATTGTCTCATTTGGCTGAAAGTACTCGTTATTGCAACTATTCCAAAGATAAGTTTGGTAATGAGTTAACTTTTATCCAACCTTGTTGGGATATTAGAGGTAGTAACTACATTGATTTTTTACAACACGCTGAGTGGGGCTATTTTAGAATGTTAAAGAATGGTTGGACTCCTCAGCAGGCTCGTTCTGTACTTCCTTTAGGAATTAAGTCAGAACTTATCTCTTGCGGATTTGAAGATGCTTGGGAAAACTTCTTTAAGAGAAGGGATGCTCCTGATGCACATCCAATGGCTCAGGAAATAGCTAATCCAATGCATAAAGAATTTTTTAAGTTAACTAGAGCATTATGATTATCTTAATTATAATATATATAATATCTATTATAGGAGCCATTCTAACTATTAGATATGATTCATATTTTAATAAAGATAGTTGGATACTATTTATACTATTTTGTCCATTAGTAAATAGTATTATAAGTATAGTTGAGATGCTGACTTTGATATCTAATAGTTCAAAATTTCTTAATGAAAAGTTATATAATTTGATTACTTATAAAGCTCATAAAAAATGGTAATAATTGGGTTAGCTATTTATATAATTTCAGCTATAGGAGCTATTTTATATATTAGATACGATTCAGAGAATGAATCAGATAGTGTATTACTTTTGGTTTTATGTCCAGTATTAAACTCTGTTGTAGCTGTGTATGAATTAGGTAAATTTTTAATTTATATAGATGATAGATTTCTTTCTAAGCTTAACAAACCTCTTATAAAATTGATTAAATATAAAAGAAAATGAACTTCTTAGATAAAAAAGTAGAAGAGATTCTTAAAAATCATCCTAGTGGTAAAGATTTTTTTAATTACTTAGATGATATGATTAGAGGGCATAAGAGTATTATTGATGCTGCCTGGGATAAGTTAGTTCAATGGTGTTATGACGAACATCTGTGGGTAAATAGAGGCATTCCTACATTTGGTTGGAATGGTTTGATTCTTACAGGTGCTTTTGGAAGAGCAGTATTTAATTACATGCCTTATGAAATACGTAAAACATTCCAACAAGTAATACTGGTTAATGGAGGTTTACGTCAAGAAGATACTAAAGCACAGATATTAGTTAATCAAATAGACGTTGATGATTTTATCTTATTTGATGACTCTTTTTATTCAGGTACTACTAGAAATAAAATAGAAGAAGCCCTCAAAGAAATTCGTCAAGGTTGTAAAATCATCCAGACTGTTTGCATTTATGATGGTGGTAAAGACCCTAATGTAACTTCATTATATAAATATTATAAGTAAATGGGAAGAAGAGTTATCTATACCTGTGATTGCTGTGGGTCTGCTATAGACCTAGACAAGCAAGTAGGAATTTTAGCAGACTTTAATGCTGAAAATGCAATAAATGAAGATTGGGAACTTAAGTATCGTAGATATTTATGTGATAAATGTCTTGAGAAAATTTCATTAATTTTAAGCAAATGAATCAAATAGGTAAAATAGAAAAATCTTATTCTTATACTATTCCAGAGGGTCCTCATAAGGGAGAAACCCTTTGGAGCGGTAGATATTGTGCAGTTAGCTGTGTAGTATTAGCTAAAGAAAAAGACGGTAAATGGTATGTATTAATTAATAAAAGAGGTAAAGGAACACCTGATGACCAAGGTAAATGGAATATGCCATGTGGATATTTAGATGGTGGAGAATCTGCTACTGAAGCATGTTCTAGAGAAGTTGCTGAAGAATGTGGAGTTAGTATTCCTTCAGAAGCTTTTGCATTAATTAACGTGGAGACTGACCCTAAAAAGTGTAATAAAGGTAATGTTACTTTAAGACATTTATGTATTCTAAGTCTTAGAAAACCTATTGGTAAACTTCAAGAGGGTGGAGAGAAAGATGAAGTTGATGGAATTAAATGGTTGCCTATAGAAGAAATTCCTAATTATAACTGGGCATTTAATCATAAGTCAACTCTTTTAAATGAAATTATACCTAAATTAGAAGAGTATTACCATAATTATGTGTTAGATACAATAAAAGTAACTTACGAGTAATTAAATATTTAGATTAGTATTAATTAGATCAATTATTTATTTTTAAAAAATATTGTTATATGAACTCATTACAGAATTTGTTTGGTCTTTCTTTTAGCTCTAAGTTAAATAATATTCAGTCTTCTTTTCAGACTGCTCACGATAAAGCTGTCTCTTTAATCTCCAAAATGAATGATAAGATTTCAGAAAAAGAAGAGGAAGTAAAGAAGATTCAGTCTGAAATTAAGGACATTGAGAATATTAAGGCTCAGGCAAATAAATTCGTAGGTAATCTTAAAAGCATCTTAGTATAATGTATAAGGTTAAAGAGACTTTTGAATATCTTGTAGATGATGCTAATGATTTCTGCTCAGTACAAGATGTGCTAGATTTTGAAGCATCTTTAGGTTCTGATGCTACTTGGGCAGAAATGGAAAATATTCCAGACCATGAGTATAAGAGTATTCCTTGGGGTGACAGTGTTATTGAAGTTATAAATAATACTGTATCTATAAATAAAGATACCCTTTTACAATTAATTAGAAACTCTGAAAAATTAGCTGTTCTAGAAGCTGAAGGGGTTGATAATTGGGAGGGTTATAACTTAGCTATGAAAGAACTTAATACTGGTTATCAAAAGGATGCTATAACTGATGAAGTATTAATTAAGCAATATTGTGAATGATTGATTTTGAAACTAAAAAAGTGCTGTTCATTGATTTGGACGGCACTTTAATTAAGACTATTTCAGGTAAAACATTCCCTGAAGATATTACAGATTTTAGAATTCAGTTACCTGTGTTAGATAAGATTAAAGATACATTTCCAAATCTTAACTATTTCTTTATAGTAACTAATCAAGGTGGTATTGGCAAATTTATATCTGAGGCGGATTTTGATACTAAAATAGATGCCATTAGTGATTTATGCTTTTTCTATTTAAATGAACGTAGATTAACTATGTACTATGACTACCTATATTGTGCTTCTAATGATAAGGATAATCCCTATAGAAAGCCTAATACTGGAATGCTAGAGAAATTATATTATAATCATAATCTTCACTACAATAAACAAGAGATGATTATGATAGGGGATGCTTCCGGTAAACCCGGAGATTTTTCAGATTCAGATAAAAAATGTGCTGAGAATTTTAGTATAGATTATATTGACGTTAGAGACTTTTTAGAATTATGAAATTAAGACTAGACGAATATTACGCAATAATTAGTGAGGAATGGGAAGAAATAGAGAATTACATGCCTGAAGATATGGCAGAAGAATTTGAAAAATTTCGTGAATCCCATACCCAAGACGAAATTTGTAATTATTTAAATAACTTATATTCACATATAGAAATAATAAATACACGATACCGTACTAATTATTTTGACTTAGAAAAGTCTTATATTAATTATACTGCTATTATAAAGATTGAAGATAAATATTATTCTTTCGATTGGTATTATACTTGGTATTGGAGTTTTAAAGACCAAGTAGATGTAGATAAGGATTTAATAGAAGTATTTCCAAAAGAAGTAACTATAACTACATATGAACCAAAATAATTTTTCAAAGTTTTTTACATTTCTTACTGGAATAAATATAGGTATAATTATAAAGGTATTTATTGACACAATTTTAAAATGGTTAAATATACAATAGAAGAAGCAAAACATATTTGGATAACTTCAGATACTCATTTTAATCATGCTAATATAATTAAGTATTGTAATCGTCCATTTTCCTCAGTGGAAGAAATGAATGAAACTATAATAGCAAATTGGAATAAAGTGGTTTTTCAGGGTGATACAGTCTATCACTTGGGAGATTTTGCTTTAGGTGATAAATCACTTATCCCAGATTTTATAAGGCGTCTAAATGGACATATAAGCTTTATTATGGGAAACCATGATAATTTAAATATTATGAAAAGTTTTGAGACTCCTTTTAGATGTGAAACAGTATCTTGGGAAGAAGTAATTAAAGTAGGGAAGAAAACTATAATTCTTAATCACTTTCCATTTGGTTCTTTACCAGATCCAGCTACTAATTATCCTATAATTCAATTACATGGTCATGTACATAGTACACCGGATAAGCCATGGAATTATTTCGATAATCAGTATGATGTAGGTGTAGATAATAACAATTTCACACCTGTAAATCTGGCAGAATTATTAGATAAAATTCATTATAAAGTACATATAAAATGAAAATAACTTTGTATGAGCATTCTAAGAAAGTGTATCAAACAACGGACGCAGAATTAGAAAGAATCCCTAATATAGGAGAATTTATGTGTATTGATGAAGTAGGTTATAATGTAGTTGATATAAATACTATTTTTGATACAATTACTGAAGAAGTAGAATTAATAATATATTTAAATAAATGCAATTAATAACTCCTGAATATATAAATAATAATCTTGATCTTTTTAAATATTTACAAAAGATTGGAATACTTCCAGATGATTCTAATGTAAGAGATAAAAATATTGGAGAAAGTAACTATTCTAAGTCTATAATTCAGCCTTGGTCTGTATGGCAAGATTGGAAATTAAATCCTTGGGATGCTGATATAGTTAAACGTATATATAGAACTAAGGTATTACAAGGAAAGACTGAGAGTGAAGCTAGAATAGAAGACTACGAAAAGATTATTCATATATGTCAAGAGAGAATAAGACAATTACAAAATAATTAATATGAAAAAATTAGATTTAGGAGATCTCTTTACTAGAGATGAATTTAGAGAGTATGTTGAAAACGGATGGTTTATTGACACCGATGGTGAAGGACAGTATTCTAATGAGATTGGACAGGTAAATGGCTGTCTCCTTCTTCCTTTACATTAGATGAAGATAAAAACAAAAATATGGAATATACGCATGTAATATGGTATAATAATTAAGGGCAGGTCAGTGGAGTAAAATCCATTGGCTTGCCCTATTTTTTTTACTTTATAGGGGTGAGTTAGCAAATGCTAGCTTGCCCCTATTTTTTTAATTTATATGTGATATATGATACTTATTACAATAAGTACATTGATAAATAGTATAAGTATCTAAGTGCATCTTTTTGAGATATTTCTCAGCTAAATCTGTGGTATCAAATGTCATTTTAGTTTTACCTAATTTATTATAATGACATCTAGGATATTTAGTAGATAAATTGTCTCTAGGTTTCATAAAAATAATTATTGATTTTGAGCTTTAGCCCATAATTTATAGGTATCTTGAAAACTTCTAAATAATGCTTGTGAATTCATTATAGTTTCAGTTAAAGATTTATTTCCAGTAACTAAATTCCACATATCATTAAATATTTTAGACTATAATTTGTAAGTAGCAGGATTGGTAGAATTACCTAAATAATCTAATACTGCTAACGGTCCCTTAAATCCGTCAAAAGCACTATGACCTCCTTTATATATAAGTTCAGTAATTGCATTACCTATTAAGTTCTAACCATCTGCATTTTTCTTATGGTCTTTATACATAGGATTAAATACTAATCCAAATAGACCTGCTACTATTAGACTAACTAATAAATCAGAGAATAATTTACGTAAGTTAGCCTATTGTACTTCATTGTTCCAAATGTTTTCTTTAAAACCGTCTATACCATTATAATGAAATTCTTTAAGAGTATCAGCTATTGTATAAATTATTCCTTGTACCATATCCGGAACATATTTAATTACAGGAGCATTTTCATCACCACCTTCTTCTAAAGTTACTGCTTCTCCATATTTATTCCAGTATAGAGGTTTACCATTTCTTGTTTCTTGCTCCACATGATAAGAACTATTTGAGATTTGTCCAGACTTTCCATAGTTATCTATTAAACCATTCATCCATGTAGAAAAAACTGCAAAATTACGACCTATTGCAATGTTTTCATATTTAGCTTTAGTACTCTAGTTATATGCTCCATATATACTATCTGCGAGATTTTTAAATGAAGTTACCTAAGCTTGAGTATATGCATCAGGTAAATCATCCCCCTCAGTTAAACTAGTTCCGTTTTCCTAATTCATCATACGCATTAAACTAAGATATAAAGAACGCTACTTCTAATAAGCAATTTCATCTGTTCTGTCACCTTTTGCATATAAATCAAAACGCTTATCTCGTCTCCAATCATAGACTAACTAACCATCTTTAATATAATAAGCATCAAATACTCCATCATGTTTCATTTGTGCAGTAAATAACACCATTCTATTTAAATAGTCTGGTCCATAAAGAGTAGAGTAAGCCCAGTTTTCCCAATTTAAAATACCACCTCTACAAGTTTTCTAACCTTCAGAAATTTTAGCAATATCCATATTAGATAATCTGTACTTAAGATTTAACTAATTAAGCTTACTAATAGTCATAATATTTTGAGGTCCTTCTACTATTACTTCTTTATATCCACTGAGGACTTCAGCAGCAGTTATATCTGTTTGATATTTATTTATACTTCTTGCTAAGTTCTCAAATAAACCCTGAATAGTATCTCGAACAGTTCCTGCTACATTTCCAGCAATATAGCATTTACTAACAGCTCTTCTAATAGGATCAATTAAAGCTTCAATAGCTTTAGTTTGAGGTTCCATTATAGACTAATTAAATACAGAAACTGACAAAAAATCATTTATGGTTTTTACCGTATGTTCTACATTTTTAATATCATCTTCTGTTTCTCCTTTTAAGTATAAATCAAGTAAAATACCTTTGGTTCTAGTTAACATTTTCTAATATTCAACAGACTAAATATGTTTTTCCATAAAGTCAATTAGAATATTTTCAACATTAGTTTCAAAGTAATCCAATCCTTTTTCATTTAACCAGTTAGCTCGTCTATTAGAATCTTCAGATCTTTTAAATGGATTATATGCTTGTAAATTTTCTAAGTCAGCTTTTCTCTCAGCTTTCTCTTCTTCATTAAGAGTATCATCCATAAATTCATTATAAGCATCTACTGGATGCATTATTCTCTTCATCCATCTTTGTCTGAATTCCTTAAAACCCTACTTAGCCTTAGTTCTACGAGTGGCAATTGAAGCTCTTTCCAGAGGAACATCCAAATAATTTGTATTTTTAATAGAATCAATAAGATGTGAATCATTAATTCCAGTAAACTACCAAGTCTAACCTCGCATTTCATATCTTATCTTATTTATTTCAAATAGAACATTTTTTAAAAATTCTCTTTCTGAAGTATCTAGGTCATTAGCTTCGTCATAAGGATTTTTAAATTTCAATTCTCCAACACTCAAATAATATGGATCGTAAAGATTTTTAAAGATTCGTACTTCATCACCTATAGTACTATTACGTAATGCTGTGTATCCTTTTGCTTCAAAAAATTTATTCATAACTTTACGTAATGGGGAATATTCATGTAAAACTCTATCAGCTACTTTGTTTACAGCCTACTAAAACATAAAACCAGTTACACGAACATTTGTATTAGGAATACTTTGAGTTTTAAATATATATTCAGACATCTATCCAAAAGCTTCATTTTCAAGAGATAAATCTCCATTATACATATTTAAGGCTCTTAAAGCTGATATATAAACTTTTGCCAAAGAAGATAATGTTTTATCTGCTGAATAAACTAGTTCTTTAATTCTTCTAGGATTTTTAGGTAATCTATCCATATGTTCTATTTTGTCAATAATCGTCTAAAGCTTAATTAGTTTACCTTCAATAGTTTTAGTAGTTTCCAAACCATCTACTATAGTTCCATCTAAATTAGTTTTTGATGTAATATCATCTTCTATTTCTTTAAGTTCAGACACTTCTGGATGACTACTTAAAGCTTCTCGCCAAGTTTGAATCATTAATTCAGCAGGATCTATAGTTTCTACACCTTCAAAGTTATTGTTTAAACTCAGTGAGCTATTATTTTCTTTAACTACATCTACTATTGTCTTAAAATGAGGTAATAACATAGATATATCTATTTCACAACCTTTTTTATTATGTAAACTAGATATTCCTATCACTTTTAAAGTTCCTAATTTAGGAGTAAAAGGTAATTTAGGCAATATCTAGTTTAAAGCAGTAAGAGTTTTTATAGCTTCAATATTACCATAATTAGCCTACATTGTAAAATTTTTATTATTTAAGTCTGTAAGATAAGAACCTAATAAATTTTCTCTTCCTTTATATTTGACTTTAGTGCTAACATCAAATGGAGTAATTGTAACAATATCAATCTAATTAGTAACTCTATGCTTAAATAATAATATATTAGCATTAGTTAAAGTGTTATTATCTATTAGTTCCCACTTATAATCTGGTTTACCATCAGGGTCTCTGGTATCAAACTCAAAATACTTATTTAACTACTTTTGTATAAAAGAACTATTTTTTAAAGAACAATAAAAAGAATCTAGTCCCTACTCATAAGCAGCTTGTATGTCTGCTACAACACGATAGGATGCTTTCTATGCTGGTGTAGAATTTATTAGCTAATCTTCCAATTTAGTTACCATGGCTACAACCTATTCATTATTTTCACCTATTCTAGTATCATCTACATGAACGGTTTCTTTCTATCCAGGAAACAATATATCCCAACCCTTCTCTTCTGAAGGTTTAGCTATCATATTCCAGTTAGCTTTAACCCATCCTTTAGCTGATTCTTTAATACCACTTGCTGTAACTTCTATACTCTAATTAGGAAAAATTCTTGCCAATTGTGTATTGATAGTATTAAAGTCCTCATCATTAATATCAATAGCTTCTATATTAGAATCTATAAAATTAGCTACTATATTATCATATTTCTACATAGTATATTGAGAATCTTTCATATCATAGCTAATAGCTTTAGATGCTTCTATTCCAGTAATATTCTAGAACTAATTATCATATTTAACCTTTATAGGAATAAGATTAACTCTAATATCAGTAGCGTTTATACCATTATATGCTAAAATTCGTTTTAAGAACGCTAGTTTATATTTGTACTTTTCTTTTTTAACAGCAGCCCAATCGGATTCATTATCTATAGATACAGCAAGATTATATATATCTAAAGTTCCATCTGGTTTTACACATAAATAGTCAATATGTCCTATGATATTTTCTATCTAATCACGTAGTTTAGCAGAGACATTTAAGTTTTTTAATAAATAAGCTCCATTTCCCCTATTTTTCTTAAGTACCTCTTTTTCTACAGAGTTAACTACGTCATGTAACTAATTAAATACTGGTTGTAAAGATGTATTTAAAGTAGCTCCAGCAAAATGCCTATCATCATCCTAACTAGTAGAAGAAACTATAATTCGGTGAGCGTCAGCAGCATCTTTAGCTATAGTTTCCCAATTCTACTTTCTTTGTTTTATAGTATTTTCAGCCTGCTATTCTGTATATCCCTAATTTATTAACTGCTCTTTAACTATAGGTAAGTATTCATTATCAAAATCTATACGAAACATAGGAGGTTTACCATCTACTTTAAAGTAAGCCGAATCAATAAATGTCTAAGTAGTAAAATCCTTTCCTGCATTTATATCTACATCATCTATAGGAGATTCTTTATTTGCTGAGAATTTATATTCCTTTTTAAGTTTATCTAATTTATCGTATAATAAGGTCTACTTATCATGCTCTAAACTATATAATATAGCTAGAGCACTCTAAATATCACCATCACTAAATTCTTCTATTAAAGATTGATATGAATTATATACTTTGTTATTAAATCTATACTTACATCCCATTAACAACCAAATTCTTTTATTTTACCTAATTCTATATTCTATCTAATTAAATTGGCTATCTTCATATTTCTTTTTATAGCTTCTGAGTTTTCTAAAATTCCTTCTTTCATAAATGTATCAAAAGATAATCCTGATTCAGCTATGGGATTTGCTACATTTTGAGGAAAATTGTCAAATATGAATTTAAAATCTTCTAAAAAGTCTTGACCTTTAAATTCCTTAAGTAAGCTCTATTTCTAAAACATCTAATCAGCTATCATATCCGCTACACACTCCTCTAATTTATCCTACATTGCAAAGTTAGTATAAGCTTCATTAATATAGTCTAAATTAGTTCTAAATTTAGGTTTTTGCTAGTATTTAGTTATAATTGCTTGATAACTATCAGGATATTTAGCTTTTAAAACTCCTAAAAATATATGAGCCATCTCGTGAAATACATCAGATACATTAGCATTACTACTATTTATATATATTTGTCCATTATATATAAAGGCTCTAGCATTTTTTACATTAATTTTATTCTACTATCCAAAGTCATTTAGTTCAGTTTGAGACATAGTATTTATAGCTATACCAAACTTTTCATTAAAATATTGGACTGCCTATTCCATTGAAGCTGTAGTAGGTTTTGTAGCTGCTTCATCCCCAAATTTACCAGTAATATCTATTTTATTACCATTATTTTCTAGATATTTAAGAGTAGCTATTTTACCTTGCATTTCCTCTACTAAATAACTTTTAGTTTCAGCTTTATTTATTTTATCTACTATTTCTTTACCTAATTTCTAATTACCTTTAATCAACTAATTAATATCAGTGTTTTTATTTTCAGCTGTTTTTAAGTCTTTAGTAAATAAATAAACAAAAGCAGCAGCTTTCTCAGGAGTATTTAGGGTTTCAATACCTTCTATATCAGGAAATACTTTTCTAAAATCTGCTAAAGTACCCTTTAATACCTAGTTAAATATTTCAGGCAACTTATGTATACTAGGTAACTAAATATCTAAAGTAGTTATTATCTACCCTTCTTTAACTCCCTTTAGTTCTATTTTAGAAGTACGTGGAGCAGTTGGATGCATCTTAATTGAGTATAATCCTGCTTCTCTAAGAGTTTGTATGGCATTCCAATCATCTATTTTAGCTTTTGCTGCTTCTAAAGAACTAAATGTTTGAGAATATGAATTAGGAGATATTATACTTCTAGATATAGCATAGTGTGTAACCTTAGTACTAGGATTATAATACTTATAAATATAAACCCCATGATACATACCATCAGTATCAACCCCTTCTTCTGCTTTTACAGGACTAAATAAGTATTTAGAATCATAACCAAAATTATATACTTCACCTAAGGACGAATATGGGAAAGATAAAATTAACTATTTAGCAGATTCTTTCTACTATACTTCTTCTTTAGTTTTATATTTAATCTATATTTTATCATCCTAAATAGATATGTCAGGATTTAAATTAGCTAATGCTGTTTTTAATAGTCCAATTGCCTGTTTTGGACTATTCTTAATAGTTTTATCTAAAGATTCTAGTTTAATTCCCTATTTATCCCACTCTTCCTATAATTCTTTCCATTTCTTTTTAATTTCAGTTTGTGGAATTTTTTTATCTACAGCTTCTTTAATAACTTCTTTTGTTTCTCCTCCTATTATCTTAGAAACTTTTGCTTTCATTAAATTAGGATCGAATAAAAATATCTTATGTAGGAATTCCTATAAATCTTCCTAGCTTAAACTATTAAAATCCTAAAAAGAAGGCATATCTTGTATATAATTGGAAAGTACTGAATATAAATTTTTCATAGTAAGTTTATATTCAAATCTATTTTTATGTTTAGGATCTTTTATACTCCTAATAGCTAATTCTAAGTCAGACTTACCTATATCCGAATTATATATGTTCTATATCTTGCATAATATATTATTAAGAGTCTTAGAAGGAATTATATTATTACCATTTGAATCTTTAAAAGGTTTATACTTAGATTTGTTATCTAAATAATCTAATAAAAGTTTTTCCCCGGTAATATTATATTTATTTACTATAGAATTTAATTCCCCTTGATATTCCTTTAGGTCTTCTCTAAGTGTATTATTATCTATAGCTTTCTTTATTTTCTATCTCTAATCAAGATAATTAAATAAGTCCTAAGCACCATAAAACCCATTTACAAAGAAAATATCTGAACCACTAGGGCTTACTACTCTGCCAAAATATTTAGAACCATTTAACTAAATTTGATTACAAGCTATTATAGTATGATTTTCGTTAATCTCTAATTCAGGGAAAGCTTCTTTTAAATCAGGATATTTATCCTGGAGCTATCCAAGGGTAGTATTACTAATAAACTCATGTTTTTCTACATCTGATTCTTTTAAAGCTTGTACTCTAGCTGCCCTAAAAAGAGCAGCTAGTTTAGTACGTTCAGCTTTAGGCAATTGAGTAATTAATTCAACTGCTCTATTTATATCTATATTCTCATCAGTATTTTTTAATAATGTTTGCTCCTAGGTCTATAATTTACCGTCTACATAATTATTAACTAATACTTTTATATCACATCCCATTAATTAACAGTCTTTTATAAGTGAAGCTTTATTAGAAGTTATATACTAAGTTAGCAAGTTTCTAATACCATCTATAGTCTATTTTTGTTCATCTACATCTAAATCCTCAAATTTACCATCAAAGTCTACTATCTTAGTTAAGAATAATGTATTATGCATATTAGGCATTTCTAAAGGACTATTCTCACTAAAGTTTTGGTATCTATTCATCTTACTTTGATAATCTTCATCTGGCACAGGTGGTGGAATTAAATCATACTCCTAGTACTAATTATTACTATCTAATTTTTTGAGCACATATCCTCTAACAGGGTCGTTTACTTTAACAAAAGGCTCCTAATGATAGCTTTCTGCATAAGTACTAATTATAGGCGCTGCTGCTATCTAATAATCAGTATAGTTATATTCCTAATCAGTTTCAATATCCCAATCCTAATCTGATATAAATTTTAAATACTAATTTAAAATATTTTTAGGATTAGTACAAACTTTGAAAGATGTGGTAAGACGTTCACCACCATACTAGTTATTGTTTACTGCTATATTATACATTTGTAAAATATCTGCAATAGTATAATCTCCCTAGTACTATCTAGTCTCAAAATCAGCCATTCCTCTTAATATATCATCATAAGCCTCTCTAGACTATATGGTTATATCAGGATTAAGCAAATCTATATCAGTTGCTAATACCTCTGTATTATTATAAGGAACTAGAGTAAGATGTTTAACTAAAGAATTATTAGGATAAGTTTCCTTTAAATAATTAAGAAACTCATGTTCAACCCAATGTTTCAAAGTAGCTATACCATTTATAGTACTTGGATCGATTTTGTTAACTTTAATACTCTAAAAATATGGATCAAATCCATCTGCCTAATTAACTACTATTGGAGTAAGGGTTCTCATAAAAGATAATGTATTTAATTTATCAACATATTTAATTACTCCATTTAGCTATTTATCATTAACATTTTCAGAGTTAGCTAGCAGCTTATTAACTAATCTACTCTTAGATGCGAAAGTATTATTTGCCACAACAAGTGATTTAAACAACTATAAAATCTATTTATAATGTGGAATCTACTCCATCATTTCAAATACATTAGCAGTACTTTTAATTATATCATAGTAATCAGATGCTTGTTTTCTATATTCATCATCTACTAAATATTTATATATATCAAAGTTATTAATCAAATCTTGTTCGTGAGCAATATCTAATTCATTTGCTATATATTCCGGATCCAAAGTAGGATTATTTTCATGTAGTCTATTAATTAACTATTCTTTAGCCTATTCTGCTTCCTAAATTTCCTTCTCCTTAGCTCCTTCTTTAGGATATATTTTAGATACATTTATATTTAGAGCTTTCTCTCGGTCACTAACTATTTTAGACATACGATTCATTCTAGAAAGTAAATCTAATTCAGAAGTAGGTAATCCCTAATTAAGTCCTAACCAAGCTGATGATATTGTAGAAATTTCAGAGGCATCATTATATAGATTTTTAAATTCTTCTATATCATTTTTAAAATCTGAATCTTTCTTATATTGTGCTCTAACTTGTCTTAATTTGTCTGTTAAATCTTGACAGTATCTAAGATAAGAGTTAACTTCAACATCATTAGTATCAATTAATTCAGTTAAATCTACATCCTTATTAATTATGGCATAATTAATATAAGCTTGCATAACACTTCCTAATCCTTTAATATCTTCTTCTTCAGACAACCCAGCATTCTACTTAACTAAATCATAGATATCAGTATTTTTTAATGAATTAATTACATATTTAATTTTATTCATCCATACTGTCTACTATTCACCAGTTTCGAGGTCTTCTTTTACTGTTCTTATTTGTCCATGTAAGAATTTATTAACTCCAACAATACCCTAAGCTAAATTAATAGCCATAGCAGCATTACCGCTTTCATTCTAGAACATATTAGGATTAGCTAACTAATCTATAAGTTCTGATACTGGACTAGTCATAAATGCAACTAAATCATTTATGTTTAATCCCATCATCATTCCATATACATACATTCTAGCAAAATTAGTTCCTGCATTTATCTTAGCAAGAATAAGCTCTTTAGCATTATCAGTAGCTGCAGAAAGAAGCTAGGAGATTAATTGATCAACATATTTATAATCTTCATTATCAAGAACACCAAATTGGCTCTATAATGTAGATTTTATTTGTTCATCATATCTATTTAAATCAGGGATATGATTAATAGTCTACTCTATTGGAGTACCCTTAGCTCTTCCATTTATTCTTTTATAAGTATGCTAAAATTTTAATTTATTTATTGCTTCCTAATTACCAGACTTTAACACTTTTGTCCAATAATAAAAAGTATTAAACCATACTTTTTCACCATTAGCTGCTACACTAATCACATTCTTACCTACAAGGTTTTGATACTACATAATATACTTAGTCATAGGATTAAGCATATTTAAAGTAGCTGCCTAGTTACCTTTTGGAGAATTATCAGCAGCTTTACGCATAATACCCATAGCAATAGCTGTATATGCCTAATCACGATTTCTAATATCATGTGATACCTAATAGATGTTTGCAGAAGCTACATTTTTAAATGCTGATTCTGCTACATTATCAGAAATAAGGTAATTTTCATGTTTATTAATAGTTTCTATTAAAGTATTTAATACCTTGGCATCACCAGAATAATTAATACCATTATGTTGTTCAGCAATTCTAATTATTTTAGCTAACTATCTAATGAAAGCTGCATTACCCAATTCACGTACATTCTATAATACTTCATTTACATCCTAGTTTTTAGCTAAATTAATTAAAGTATTTATCTCACTAGATATATCATAATCACCTTTATATACAACGATATGTTTAGGGATAGGTAAAGTTTTACTAGCTTGTAAAGTTTCTACACTATTATAATTAAATAAAGGACTCCATCCTATATAGGCAGCATTTTCATCATAAGATTGTCCCATTATATAAGCCTTATCAATATCATAGTCAGAACCCTATAAATAAGTCTAGAAATGACTTACATAAGATATATTTTTAGAGTTTTCAGTCCATGCTATATTTCTCATAGTCATAAAGGACTATAAAGATTGAGCAGGAATACGAGCAGCTATAAAGTTCTAAGAATCTAAGAAACTAACATATCGTTTATGTGCCTCTTTTCTTAAGAAATCTTCTAATAATTCTTCATACGTAGCCTTATTTTTTTTAGATAAAGCTACAAGTTCATCTTTAGATTTCTATTGATTGGTGGCTGTAATTCTGCCTAACTAAGTCTCTAATAATTTTCTTACATCCTAATCAATTAACTAATTTTTTATGAAGAAACCACTTGCAGAACTAATATGCTTAAGAGCACCTTCACTATATACTTTATAGTTATTTATCTAAGCTAATTTATAATTATCTGCTCTATAAATTTTAGCAATAATAGAAGCCCTCTATTTAGCTGCATCTGCTTCATTACCTAAAGCTATCTTAAAGTCAGATAATGGAGCTATTTCATAAAGGGTGTTAGTTTTATAAACAACTCTTCCTTTTACTATCTATTTAGTAGTTTCTACATATTGCTTTACATAATCAACACGTCTTTGAACAGAAGTATGGTCATCTAAATCTCTTAGTCTATACTAATTAGGGTCTAATACTATACCATCATTATTTATAAATTCTCCATCTCTATATGTGACCTCTGGAGCATTAATCCATTTACCAACTTCAAATATGTCTCTATTACCCCTAGTTAACTGGATTTCCTCCTTATCATTAGTGCTTAACTAACTGGCTTCAAATCCTTTATACTAAATATAGTCATTATTTTTAACTGGTGTTAAAGTAATTAAAGTAGTATTACCTGTATCTTTTACGAATGCAAAGTCATAACTAGTATTAGCAGGAGCATTTATTTTATTAAACTTCTTATAAAAATAGTCCTCTCCCTATTTAAGAACTTCAGCAAGAGATTCATTTTCTATCCCAAATTTATCTTTATAGATATTAGACATTACAAGTTCAGCAGCATAATTCTATAAACTTCCCTACATAATGGTTCTCTCATTACCAAATCTATCAGTATAAGTTCCATTATGAATATTATTTAATTCAGCCTAAACTAATAATTGATGATTAGCTTTTTTACCTTTAGGATTAGTATAAGCGTCTCTAATAACTGGAGAATCGAATATATTCATATATTCTCCTGTTTTAGAATCTTGCCATCTAAGTAAAGAAGGTCTTAAATCATGAGGTCTAACTATATTTTCCTAATATTTAAAATTATACTATTGTCTTTCTCCAGTAACTACAGACTCATCAGGCAATACAACTACTCCAACTAACTAAGTAGCTACTGCTGATAACTCTGTAGAATCTGCTATCCATTTACCATCAACCTTAGTTAAATTTAATTCTGCTGTAGGGGAAGTTATTTTATATGTACCTTTTTTATAATCAACTTTTATAGATACATTATTAGCTATTTCTATATCATTAATCCCATCCTTAAACTTATAATAGTTATCCATAGAATTTAATTCTACAGTATGAACTTTTCCTTCTGAATCAATAATATTTACATTATCAGAAGGCATAAACCAGCTTTTATCAGGTCTTATTTCTACCTCTTGCTATTTTCTATTTAAATATCTCTAAATAAGCTAATGATTATAACTAGTTATATCCTATGTATCAATTCTATCAGGATTTTCTATTTTTAATTTTTGTACCTAATCTTCTAACTATTTGGTAGATTGCCCATTTATAAAAAACTCTCCTATTGAATTAGTCTGTGGTGTATAGTCTTTGTGACCCTATAATAGAGTAATTAAAGACTATTTATAGTCTTCCTAAGCTCTTTTTAAGATGTCAGTAGCCATTAATTTCTCACCTCCAAACTCAAAGTATTGAATCATATGATAAGCAGGAACCATAACACATCCGGAACCTGGGTGCTTACGTTTGATAGCTTCTTTATTAATTGTACTAGCTAATGTAGCAATGAAATCAGAATATACATTAGGGTCACTAAATGGTATTTTAGAACTATCCTACTGATGATTTTTACTTTTATAGAATACAGATTCTACTGCCTACATAATTACATGCTACAAACTCTCCCTATCTTTAATAGAAGAAGATTTCATTACAATTCTACCAATAGCATCATATAAATCAGACTAAGCTTGTTTTGGATCTTCAAAATTCTGAATAAAGGTATCTACAGCTTTACTCATTTTCTTAGTAGTAGCTAAGGAAGCTCTTCCAAGACCCTAAAATATTTCATCAGTGTTATCATATGTAAATCCATACGCTGATGTGGCAGTGATAACCTGAGAAAACTCTGTAAGTTCAGAATCTATAATATCATGGTCAGCATTCATCTACATTCCAAGACCATCTGAGTCTACTTCAAAGTAACTAAGGTCTTCATCATCATACCAGGCACTAGATTGATTAATATTCTATGCACCATTTTTTACTGCTGTATTATTTAAAGCATAACCAATATGATACTATTTAAGTGGTTGTATATAATTATCCTAATCAAGAGGAGCATTATCAGCACCTTCATTAATTTTATGACCAACTGCGTTCATAAAATTAACAACTACCTCATTACTAAATTCAGAATAATTTCCCTTACTATCAACACAATTAATACCTCCTAAAGCTGTATGTAATTCAAATAAAGAATTAATAGTATGCTTATTAGTCATTTCTGGATTTGACTAATCCATTAAAAATGCCTATGCCTATTGCCAAGTATCAAAAGTAGCATGATTACTTTTCTAGTTAGGAGAATCATAAAATACATGATATACTTTATGCGAAGGGGCTTCTATACCTTTAATTACAGGTGCCTCTGTGGTATAATATAGAGTATTTCCATCTTTAGTTATTGTTTTGTTAAAACCAGTAATTTGAATCTGATCTCCGTACTTGTCTTTATAATACAACTGATTACTTTTAACCCCATCAGCATTTCCAAGAATAACATTATTAAACCATCTAGCTGTAGCTAAAATTTTAGATTCATCGAGATTACCTAAAGCTATGGATTGCATTAAATCCACATCACCTTTCCATTGTAAGTTAGTCATCTTTTTAAACATTTTAAAAAGACTGGTGTGAGAATTTAAGGAAGCTCGCATAGTTTCATTAGTAATAGTATCAGTTGCAAACTTAGCTAAGAATGCAGTACCTGTTACTGGGTCATAGGCATGCCAAATAGGTTTTTTAATAAATCCTACAGCCTAAGAACCTAATGCTTTGTTCTCTAAAATAGACTAGAATGGATTAATTTGAGCAGAACCATCTGCAGAGTCAATATCGTCTTCATGGTCTCCTCTATAATTATATACTGAAGCACTTTCATCTCTAATTACAGCACATTTAGTTTTAGCAGAAATACCATTTATAACTTTAGGTTGACAATACTATAAAGTAGCAGGTATAATTACATTACGTTTAAACTAAGTACCCTAAGATACATTAGCTATCATAGTCATAGACTGGTGATAAATATCATTTATAAAGCTTGATATATTAGCAGGTATTGTAGTATATTTTAAGTCAGCAACAGAATTAGTTGTATTTAAAAACTCTTTAGCCTACTAGAAAGTATTTTCACTTACCTATATTTTAGTTTTTTTAAAGAACTCCTCAGAATTATCACAAGATTTTACTAAATTATAAGTAGTTTGTTTAGCTTTATCTGGGTGATTAATTTCAGAGCCAGTTAAACTCATACGTAAATTATTACTTAAGAATCCTTCAACATAGAAGAATTTATCAAGCAATGGATTTACTACAATATCTTTACTAGAATCTATTTTAGTATTTGATATAATATTTAAACCGTTCTATTTAGCTAAAATCAACTTACCTGTCTTAGCGTCTACCCAGTTTTTAAAGAAAGCACTTCTACCCTTAGAGTCATTCTTATACAATCCTAAAATAGTCTACATGATAGGATTATTAGAAATAGATTCAGGTAACTTTTCACCATAATAATTATCTACTGAGTCATTTAAATCAACTACTTGATAAGTACAATTATTATCAAGAAAGTTTTGTATAAATAAATGTTTCTATTGCTCTAAGAAGATATTCAAAGTGTCTTTATTAGCATATAACTCTTCTGCATAATACTACAAGAGTTCATTTACAGCTAAATGTTTACCTACTTTTCTATAATCAGCATCTAAAGTAACCTTCTCACCAATAGAATCAGCTAACTTAATTAACTCTGGTTCAGTAATATTAGCTAACATCTATTGATATGTATAGTTAGTCCTATGCTAATTATTATAAGCATCAGTTAGTCTTTGAAGTTTATTTTTGGTCGAATTCCATACATTTTTATAAAAAGTACCTATAGTCTTAATAGTATTGTCAACTATAGTATCTTTCAGATTTTCATCACTTATAATATCATCTCCAAATAAATTCTTAGTAATTTCATAATTAATGAAAGTAGTTTTATCAGAGTAAGCAGTAGGCTATATTATAAATGTTCCATATTGTAAATAGCTTCCCCAGAACTTATTGAATACAGAATGGAAGAATAACTCTCCTTGAGAAAAATTCTTTAACTATTTAGACTCTTGCCACTACGAAGTAGCTTCTAGATCATGTTGAATGCCTCTAATTTTAGTAGAATCTTGCACAAAGAATAAACTGTCTGCATTAGTATCCTTCTATTTAAATAAATAATGATGAATATTAGTACCTAATTTATTTACACTATTATTTGGAATATTATCACCTGCTTTATTTTTAGTAGTAGCTTTGGAAGCTTCTCCTGACTACATAGAATAAGCGTCACTCCAAGCTTCAAGTACACTATCTTTAAAAGAAGCAACTGTAATCTTTAAGTTATTAAACATATTAGTAAACAGTTTACTCTTTTTATTATTCTCATAAATTCGATAAATTCCATCCTTACCTGTATTAGATAAATACTATGCAAAATCCTAGTCCCCGGCTTCATCATAGAGATAATTAACATAGGCTGCTTTAATAGCTAACGTAGTTAAATCCTTTAAATTATCCTTATTTAACTACTGAAATATTTCAAGCTACTAAATTTTCTATGAAGGGTTATCTAGAATCTTTAGACTTAAATGATCATCGATAAAAGATAATAAGTCTTTTAATTTTCTTTCTCGTTCAGTGAGTTCCTCATTTCTAAGTAATTTCTATCTAAAAGAAGTTAAATCAATTTTATTTAAATCATTAAATAATTCATTACTCTAATATTTACCATCGGAATTTAATATCTAAGCAGATACATAAGTAACTTTTTCATCTCCAATTACTACAGAATACTACTTATTGCCATCTACAGTATTAATAGTATCAAACTACCACTTACTACGTCTGGCTTCACGTTCAGAAGCTGAGGCGTTATTAATATTTCTATTAATTCTTACTCTAGTTTTGTAAGTATCTGCATTATTAAAGTATCTTTTCTTTACTTTAATTTGAACCATACCAGTTTCGCCATCAAAAGATGTTTCAAGATAATGCATAGTAGTATTTCTAGCTATAATACCTGATATTTCAGCAGATAGCTGAGAAACTGGACCATTTATTTGCTTAATATTTTTTAATTCCTAAGATCTTAAAGAATTCGGATTACTTTCATTTAAAGCAGCTTCATATAATGAATATAATATATTTAAATCATATTCAGTAGTTGCAGTAGTATTATTTAATGGAATTGTATCAATTAATCTCTAACTACTTCCTTTTACTGGTTCAAATAACAAACTTAAAGCTGTATATAACTAATTCTATGGATTATCATGTAAATCCGCTAAAGCTAAAGCAAAATCATTAAGAGCCTCTTTCCTATTCTAATTATTTCCAGACCATTGAAATAAATCAAGTTTGTTATACAGAACATCATCAATAAGATTTCTAGCAGCTACAATAACCGAAGTACTATTTAATCTTCTATTCTAAAATTGGTCAGTTTTATAATTTAATACTCTTATCTAGTTTAGAAAAGCATCAGTTACTTTTGCCACATATTTTTCAGATTTTACAGATTCACTTGTTTGCCAACCTTTTTTCTAGTTTGTTGTATCCTATTTATATGAATATTTAGTAGAGTCCCCAAACTCCATTCCTTTCTATCCTTGTTTGATGTCAATAGAATCTCCTAAAGAGTCTACTAACATTTCATCGAAATGGATAAGAGAAGTATATGCGTTTGCAGCATTTAATAAATCATTATTTTCTAATTCAAAACTATCTAATATATCTCTAACTGTTTTTCCGTTTATTTCAATATTTAATAAATCTTGATATTTCTTAGTATTTAATAATCTTTTAACTTCATAGAAATAAGAAGATAAATGGTCTGCTGAATACAATGTATTCCTTACATTATCTTGCTATTTTCCAGATCTATAAATATTAAATAAGGTCTTTTTAAAATCAGGATTTTGTAATAAGGTATTTACTACCTAAGTATATATCTCTGTATTAGATATTTTATCATAATTATTAAGTTTTTTAGAAGATAAACTATCTAAAGTCTGTTGTAAATTAGGAATATGTTTCATATGGTCATAGAAAGCTTGCATTACATAAAAATACTTACCTCCTATAAATCCTTCTTCATTTACAAACTCATTAGGTAATTTTTCATACTTAGAATCTACTGATTTTAAATATTCTACTATCTATTTAAAGTATTTATTTTTAAGATTAATAAGATTCTAATTTAATATACTATCCGCTTGTACAACTAACGCTCCATTAGCTGCATTATAATAGCATGCTGCAAAAAGATTATCTTTAAATCCTTCCTTTAATTGTCTAATAATATTATATGCTCCAGTACCATATATTTCTTTAAGATGTTCATCTAAACTTAACTAATTATTATCTAATATTTCAAAAGTAGTCTTAGCTTCAATAGAGCTATCTCCTTCTGGAGTAGACCCAGACGAGTATTCGTCTAAGTCTACATGAAGGGTTTCTAATACTTTACTTCTTAATTCATTAAATTTAGGAAGCAAATCTGGTTTTCTAGAAGTTAACGCTGCTATTGCATCATCCATAGATTTATTAAATCCTTGAATGGATTTCTAAATAGCATCTTCAGAATCTAACGAATCTAATTTATATCTAGTCGTTTTAGGTATTCCCTATTTGTTTATAAATCTATCAATAAATTTATCAGCATTTTCGTCACGTGAATAGGTCATTAAAGCTCTACCTATATCTGCTGGACTATAGGTATTTAGTAAGTTACATACTGCCATTAGCATTCAAATATTTTATATAATTCTGGATAATTCTCTTCTATTAATCCAGTTATATCTATATAATCAAGATTATCTACTAAATCATGTAATTTTTCAGAAATCTAATCCTCATTAAGGATTTCAGCATTATTTATAAGAGTGTTTAATTCCTCTATAAAACTAGTTAAAGTATCATCGTCATTAATTTGTTCTCTAAATTCCTAGCTATTTAATAACTAATTAAGAGCCGCTGATTGTTTTACTTTCTTACCGCCAAAATCAACTAACTAATCAAATCTATTAGCAACTTCCTATACCTAATCACCTTTAAGAGTCCAGGTTTCAGTATCTAGTTCATATTCAGTTCCATTGTTTTCTACTATTAATTTAGATTCTCCATCAACACTCTTAGTTTTTAAATTAAAATCTCCTTGAACCTAGGAACTAATTACATCCTTTAAAGTCTATTTTTTAATATCACCTGTTTTCTAATAAGTATAATTTACAGGTAACTCTAAAGCCTAGTCCTAACCAACAGCTTTAAATATGTCTATTATCTAATCTCTAGTAATTTCATTTAGTTTATCAACAGCCTCTTCTAGGGAGTCTTCGTCAAAGCTAAAACCTGAATCGTTAACATTCTTAAGAACTTCTGCAGCTATAGGCATTCTCTATTCTAATGGAATTACTTTAGACTAAGTAGTTGCTGGAGCAGTACTAGTCTAAGTATTTGTAGAATTAGTTGGGCTTACTGTATTATTTAACAGTTCGTCAATAGATAAATCAATTCCGGCTACTCTTAAATCATTATCTGAAGTAAATAGTTCATCAGAAGTTTTAATAGGATAAAATACTGTTTCTTTTCCTGCTTTAATACTAATTATATCAGTAGAACTAGCACTTTCTTTAGTTCTAGATATATCAGGATTAATAAAGAAGCCATAAGGGAATCTAGCATCATCTGCTCTCATTAATGGATTATTCTTATCATATTTTCTATGAATATCATCAGTAGTCCCATGGAACATTAAATCAAACATATCTGCAAGACTTCTATCAGGATGTTCTCCAGGTTTAGCTTTAGTATCATTTCTTGTTTTTAACAATCCTCCATCACCAAATAAATCTCCTATCTAAATACTTACTGTTTTCTTTGTTCCGTTATCATCCCAAGACACTTTAGCAGATTCTGTATATGTGCCGGAGAGCTAATCAGGATTATACTAAAAGAATGTAACGGTTCTTAGAATATTATTTAAATATCTAGGAATTGCAGACCACTACTCACCTTGTTTATAAATAACATCTATCTTAGATCTATCTTTTTTAGTTTCTACTATTCTTAAGTCAGATGTAAATAAACCTGAAAGAGTTCTCTAATGATCAGCACTATTTATATCAATAAATTCGTTTTCTCCCCAAGGAGTATCAGGTTCTCTAGTTCCATCAGGATTCTAAGCACCAGGATGTAATAACTAAAGACCTAAAGTATCGACATAAGCAGAAGGACATATGGCTCCTAATATTCTATTACTTAACTAATAGAACTACTTAGCTTTATCAGGAGTTACAACTATTAAATTAGCTTCAGACTTATTTCTATAAGCCTAACTACCAGCAACTTTAAATCTCTAAACATGAAAGTCATGTTTACTTGAGTAACCTAATCTAAAAGTAGGTATATCTTTACATACTTCCTAGTTAAACTTTTCTAAATTATTTAAGTCAGCTCTAGTTAATTTTTTACCAGTTAAATATGTGTCTACCTATTTATTATTAAATAAATAATTTTGCGCTTTAATTAATGTATCTAGTTTCTTAGCATCATACTAATTTTCCTACATCCAATTATTTAAAGCTTCATTAAATTTACTTAAAGCAGCTCTCCAGTTCCATAAGGAAACAAACATCTAAATTCCATGATAATTAGCTCTATAAGGAAGTCGAGTATCATCTCCTCCCTAAATTTTATTACAGAACTCATTACTTGTCATTTGACTAAATGTCATACCGTAATTATGAAGTCTAATCATTCTGACTATAGGCTGATTATGCTCTGGATCTTGAATTTGGTTTATATACTATTTAACTAAATCCTCTGGTTTTAATAAAGTATCAGAAGAAACAAATACTACTGCTTTTCCTTTTAAAGAAGGGTCAATATTCAATAGGATAGGATCTTTAGCTGCATAAGTATATACTTCTGAAAATACAAATCCAGGATTTCTATCCTTCATATTATTAAAATCATTAATATTATCAACAGCATTAGGATCAATTCTACCTCCTAGTCTTATTTCGGGTCCAGTTCTCTTAGTAAACCAAGTATGTTTCTATCTAACTATTGCTTTACTTATATCTATAGAAAAACTACCATCTTTATTATACTTATTTATCCAAGAATCAAATAAATTAGCCCATTTCTAAGACCTATTTTCAATTGTATTAAGAATATTCTGTAATTTAGATTTTCTTTCATCAGAAATAGTTGGGTCAGAAAGCTCTTGATTAATTCTGTCTTTTATTTTACTTAAATTGCTAGTTAAAGTCTCAGGATTATTAATACCTGCTAAGTCAAATTTGCATATTTGTCCTTTTTTATTTTTAACCTTAAATATAATATTAGCTACATACTTATTTCCTTTATAAGTCATACCTACTTCCGGCATAGGCTTAAAAGAAGGTTGAATTTCTCCTTCAACAGAACGAATTTCTAATTCATAAGTACCAGCGTCCCAATCAGTCTTACTAAAGTTATTAGTTATACAAGTTGGTATTACTCTAGTATGTGTACCTAAAATAGTTTCATCATAACTATGATTAAAAATCAAAGCAGATTTCACCTAATATAGCTATTTTTCTAGAGCTTGCTTGTCTTTATACCAGAAAACTGATTTCTAGTCTGTTAAAGCTGATATATTACGTAATTCTCCATTCTAATCTGGTCCAAAATACCATGCATTTCCTTTATACTCTTTACCATTTTTACCTTTATGAGTTTCTTCTATAGCTTTAGCTCCAACTAAAGTACAATCTCCCCAAGACATTACTGTAAATTCACTTTTTATTGAATCCTCAATTTCATGTGAATCTTTAGTCTCTTCTTCAGAATCAATTAACTGATTAATTTCTTCTTCAGTATCTTTATCTATGTTTAAAGATTCAGGTGCTTTAAAGTCTGTAGGATTCATAGCTTGCTAAGTAGATTGATTATTCTACTAATTATTTTGTTGAGAAACAACTCCTTCAATAGGAGATAAGTCTAGCTAATTAAGAATATTAAGTTTTCTTTCTTTTAACTACTCTATAGTACTTTTTCCATTAATCTTATCTTTAAGACTAGGAGCCTTAGCAGTATAATCATCTTGAGTATTATTGCCTATAATATTACTTAATCCATTATCAATAAAAATAGAAGCAGTTTTACCACGACTCATTAAGGTATATAAATCCTGTAAAAAGTCTCTAATATGGAAATCTGCATCAGGTTTAGTAAATGGTTGATCAATTACTACATATTCAAACTCCTAACCCTACATCTAATCTTTAGATAATACAGTAGGATTCATACCTGCTTGTTTCATAGCCTAATATGCTGCGCTAGATGTATCTCCAATGAATCCCACATTGGTAGAAGTTTTTAATTTATTAATAGTATCATTTGATAAAGTCTTAGTAATTAAATCTCCTGCTAAAGTATCCTAATTATAAACTCTAAAGTTCAATTTAGAAAGTAAAGGATTAATAGTTTTCCAGTATGATGATAAATCAGATTCTGACAATTTATACATATTTGTAATAGCCTAAGACAAAATAGTCTTTACACTATTCAAATTAGCCTGCTTCTAAATATTATTATCACGTAAAGATACACTTAATTCAGGAGTTCTAGAAGCAAATAAATCCACAGGTCTCATATTACCTATAGCATTATTTTTATTATAATATCCTTTCTATTTTTCATCTCCAAGTAGCATTAAGGTTCCTCCATTTTTCTACATATAAGTATCTAAAACTTGGAGTACCGGAGCTGGAATATGGGTAGCTTCATCTATAGCTAATATATTTGGAATCTCATCTAACTAATTAAACGTAAAGTCTTTTTTAAGTTTAGTCTAAGCAAAATCACCTGCAGAATAACTAAAATATTCAGAATCTTTCTCTAACTAATTTTTACTTGGCTTATACTCTATATTTAAATCAGATTTTAAATCTGCCCAAACTGTATCTCCTAAAAGTTTTCTCATCAAGGATTCAATATCCATTGACTTTCCTCTTCCAAATGAAGTAACTAATCCCTAAGCCTATGTAGAAGTTGGTCCTACACATAATACTTTAGTCTCAGGTCCCAAAAAATCAATAACAGATTTACCTACTACAGAAGTTTTTCCACTACCGGCATCACCAGTAATAATTACTGTATTATTAGCATTATACAGATTACTTCCGGACTTGTCAAAAGCATATTTCATTATATCTCTATAAGTCTAAGTAGTCTAAGCAATAGCCACTTTTGAAGCATATTCCTAACTAGCTATTGGTGCTTTATCAGAGTTCTATCCTACTGAAGTTTTTAAAAAATTATAAAAATCAACTGGATTAAGTGATAGTATAGTTGCTAAATATTGGAGTTTGTCATATTCTGACATATCCCCATACTACATTTTAGGATTTAATCGGGTATTTCTCTAATCTCCTAACTAATTAAAACTAATTAATTTATCAAGAATATTAGATTCTTTTAAAAACTCAGAGACAGACATTCCCGATTCCTATAAGGCTTTCTAAAAATTACCATAAAAAGCCTTTTCATAATTAAATAGAGAAACATCTGGAATATTATCATCTAAACTACCTTCTAACAAGTTATAATGTTTATCTTTTACATCAATAACAAAATGTTGTTTATTAGCTTGCCATAAACCATTAAAACTTCTAGTTAGAGCTTTGTCGGTTTCTTCAAATTGTCTTCTTTTATTTATGTCATTATTATTAGATAAATCAATCCAGGCATCGAGAGTCTTTATAAACTAATTAAGTTGTTCTTGATATATAGTTGCATAATCATTATCGATTTCAGGAAGTTCTTCCCAGTTTTGAATAGTATCACTATGTTTTTTAGCATACTCATTCATTACTTTGTTATGTCCTATAACATTATTACCTGTAGGAGTACTAGAAGCTGCATATAAATATGTAGCTACCATAGCTAAAGCATCTCTAGTATTCTAAAGAGTTTTCATTTGCTCACCATCAAGTACTAATTCTCCAATATTTTCTACTTCATCAAAATTAGTGTCTAATTTAATTAAAGTATCAATAACATCTGGCATTTGGGTCTTATCAAGAACTTTTCCTGCAAGAGATTTAACCAATTCAATTACTGGATTCTTAATAGTACTCTATATAGAATTATGTAATTTGACTATAGCATTGTTACCTACATCTGCAACTAGGGAATTTACTTCGTTATTTACACTTTGAGTTAATGTCTAAACATATGATTCAACATCTGAATCTAACTAATCCTAGATTCCCATATCATCATTTACTAATGAAGATATACTAGTATCAGGACTAATTACACTTGCTAAATCAGTAAGATTATTGATTACTTTATCAGACTATTCCTTAGATATTTTAAATTCATATAAAGATAATAAATTTTCTATTATATTCTTATATTTAGGAGCAGACTTCCATATCTAATTAAGATTCTATATAGTAGCCTGAGGATCATTTATATTAGCTATAATATTCTATATCTAGTCCTATAATTCTGGGTCAGTAATAGCTTGCAATTCACTGATAATATCCTATTTTTGAACATCATCAATATCATATAACTAAGAAGGATTATCTATTAATTCCTAAATAGTCATATCTTCTATTCCATCAATCATAAATAAATCTTCGGGATTTAACTCTTCTCCCTTAAAATTTGTATAAATTTTAGGAATACTTGCTATTTTCTATTTAACTAAACTTTTAGTTTTAGCTAAAGCACTATTCTTAATAGTATCTAATACTTCCTTAGTATTACTTAAATCTGTATTAAGATTACCTAAAATGCTCTTAACTTCATTACTTAATGGTGCTAACTATATTTTTCTAGCTAATACATCCTTAATTCTCTTAGGAATAAGTTTCTTTAATGTTCCTGCTGCTATTGGGTCTAACTAATTACCTACTACAGCTAACTACTACATTATATTATTAACCCACTCAGCATCTTTCTAATCATTAAGGGCTTCAATTTGACGTGTTCTATTATTTTTACGATTAATAAAATCCTAATCAGATTCTTCTGCTCCAGTTACAGGATCTACTAACTTACTATTTCTAGCACTATATTCATCATCTGATTCTGTATCTAACTTAGTATCATAATTAGCATAGCTAGATATTAAATCTTTAGAATCTAACTAACTAACTATTTGCTGAAATTTCTAATGCCATTGTTTAAATTGAGGAGCATTATCTGTTAAATTATGTAACTCAGGATTGATAACTTTTTCAATCTATTTAAATCTGTCCCAAGATTTAGTTATTGCTTCCTTAGTCTAAAACTTCTATTTTTCTGGTAAAACTACTGTATAAAAATGTAATTTATCCTCATCAGATACTTCATCCATTGACTTGTTTCCAAATTGCTCTTTCCATAATGCTTCAACACCTTTATCCATAAAAGGACTATGTAAATTAGGATCTAGAGCAAAATTTAGTTTACGAGTATAGTCAAGAGAAGTATTTCCTGATAAAAATTCATCTTTAGCTTGTCTAGCTTTCTCTACTTTCTACTATAATACAGCAAGAGCATTATTTCTATTTTGTTGCTATTCAGGAGTTAAAGCTCTAAGTTTCTAGTCAGTAATTTTATTAGAATCCGTAAGTTCTGTAGAACCATCTAGTGTTTGAGAAGCAGTTCTATAATCTAATTCAGCTTTAATTAAATTAGATAAGACTTCATTAAAATCTTCATAATAGTTAGTTATAGGAGCAATATCTTTATACATCTAATATCTTTGTTCTCCTAATACCATTGTATTAAATAACTAATCATCAGTTAAACCAACTTGATTATTATTTATTACAGTATCTATAGCTGTAATTTTATCATTAATTATGTCTGCAATTTTCTGATTCTAAGAATCCTTCTCATTGTTAGTAGTTAACCAAACATTTTCTCCTTTAGAAGTAGTTTCATAATTACTAGCCGATAATTTAGTACTTCCTAATTTTCCTTTCTTACGTAACTTTTCTACTTCATCACGTAATTCTCCTATATGCCCATTTCTAATTAAAGTAGCTAATTCTTCATTAGATTTATCTCTTTTGTAGGAAGCACCGTTAAAAGCCTCTTTTGCATAGAATATACCTCCACCAAGAGCACCACCTAAAAATGACATAGAATATCTTTCTAATGCATTATCCCAGGCTCCTACATTAGCAGTTGAAGTGTCTGCCCCTAAAAATCCTGCTAACTAATATATAGATTTAGCAGTATCCGTAACTAATTCTTCACCTACTTCTTCTAAACCTTCACCTACAGCCTTTCCAAAAAATCCTGTGGTATGATATTTTAAATCATCTGCATAGTTACCTAAAAAAGATTTAGTCTTATTTAAAGCTGCATGTATTTTCTACACAGCTTTATTAGCTGGAGTATCATTAGAGGAACTTATTTGATCAAATATAGCTTTTAAACCCCCTTTTCTAGCGCCTTTCTCGTCTACTTCTCCTAATAATTCATTTTTAATAGCATTTCTAGCTGCTTTCACACTATCTTCTGTAGCATCATCAAAGAATAATTCTCCAAGATGTGCATATTTGTCTACAGCATACATACCCAGAGTACTACCTAAAGCTATAGCAGCTGCATCCTATTTAGAAGCTCCATGTTGTAAGGCATCTCCATATACATCAGAATTAGATACAATAGCCATATAAGCTAAAGAAGCATCACGTCCTAGCTAAGTAGATTCCTTCATAGCTTTTTCAGCTGCTGGTAAGTACTTTTTAATACAAGCAGCTCCTAGAACACTATCTTGCCAATTACCAGTCTAAGATAATGCCTACATAGGCATAGAAGAAGCTTTAGCTTTGTATAATTTGGCTGCATCTTCCATAGCTTCTTCTATATAATTTTTGCTACCTTTTAATTTATTAATAGCCTAGGCAATACCTTTTTGCTAACCCCACTATAAAGCTACATCAGAAATAAGATTACCAAAATTTTCAATACTAAAGGTATGTTCTTTAGCATAGTCAGAAGTACCTGAAGTAAACTTATCACCCATAGCAGCTATAGTATTCATCCATTTAGGAGTTTCTGAATCACTAAATAAAGCAGTCGTCATTCCATATAACATAGGTAATGATTTAGCCATTTCCCTAGCTATAAGAGCTGTAGAATAAATAGTTCCAATTGGACCTCCTACAAACATAGGTATAAGAGTAGCTACATTCTTAGCAATTACTCCCCCTATAGACTTTTCAATATCATCAGAATCAAAGAAATCATATTTGTTTAATTTAGTACCATCTACAGTAAGAGTATCTAAAGAAGATAATACTTGTTTACCAATAGGGCTTCTACCTCCTAAAGTTTCATAATAATATGTGCCTTCTTCATTTAATTTATAGTCTCCTTTCTTATGTTTAGTACCATCTTTGTCTATAGTGTCTTCTTCATATTGAGCCAATACTAATGGGTCGGAAAACAAGGATTTTAACCAACTCAAACCAAAATCAGATTTACCCTTAAATAATGCATTATCATTTGGTGTCCAATTTTCAAATTTACCAGTCTCAAAATTAAATATTTTCTATGTTTGAGCTAATTCAGATCTACTACGTTCAGGTTTACTCTAAACATTTACTCCTTCAATACCAATTTTCTATCTATCAGGATTATATCCTCTACCAATTTTTAAACCATTACTTCTAACTTTATCATTAGGAGTTCTTAATGTATCAAACACACTAAGTTCTAATCCCGCAGGAGTTTTATCATTTTTAAACTACTAGAAATCCTAAAGTCTCTAATCATAATATTTATCAAATTTCTTCTAATCAAAGTTTCCATCATTTCCTTTAAAAGCAGGATTATTTTTAATAAAATCTGACTTTAAATACTAATCTTTCTTTAAAAACTGTGTATTATCTATACTCATGTCCGCGATATTTTTAAAGTCAGAAACTGTAAAATCGGGATTATTTATATTTGCTACTAACCAATCGTTCATAATACGTCAGCGCTTGTAGTTTTTGCATCATTCATTTTCTAGAAGTTCCTATATTTCATTTCATATTTAAGAGCTTCATTATAATCTAAGTTCTAATTACCTCCTCTAACAGCAGCACCTACATTATTAGATATTGGAATATATATAGTTGCTTTATAGATATTTTCAGTACCAAACCAATCAAACGGATTATACCAATCGAAAGTATCTATATCTGGAATTTTAGCATCTTTACCAGTACCCACAGTAAGAGAATCTTTAATTAATTGTATCTAGTCATCCGTAGGATTTTTGATATGTTTAACATACGCAGTGTCTTCAATACCATTTTTCTCTGTAGTATAACCTTCAGTAAGTATAAATGGAGCAGTATGTTTAGGATTTGGAGTACCGTCATCTTTAAGATACTAATCAAGATGATACTTTGCCTTAATAGCTTCTACTTGTTCTCTAGATGCATTTCCAAGTCCTTTAATTTCATTCATAGCTGCATTAAAGTCATCAAGAACACTTAGTTTAACTGTACCATCTTCATTTACTGGAAGTTCAGCTCTAACTACACCAGTATTATTATATGTAATTTTAGATAACTACTCAGGGGTAAGTTTCTAATCTCCAAATGTTATATTTCTAACATTCTTAACTATATCTTGTAAACCAGATTGGGCTAACATATTTTGCAAAGAAGTATTAGTAATAGTATCTCCTTTTTTATCAGTTACAGCAGAGAAGAATGAGCCATATACAGACATTTGTATTCCATCACCCTTATCAATAGTTATAGGAGCTACATCCGACTCACCCATATCCTACATAATCTATAAAGGAAGGGAAGTTTTCATATCTGTATCATCTTTACTTCCAGCATTAGCATCTTTTGACATAGATTTTTTAGTAGGACCACCTTCTAAATCTACAGTAAAGGATCTATCTTCACTAGTTTTAGATAATACTAATGTGCTAATTAAGTTTAAAGCTTCTTTATCAGTTCCACCTTCAGTTCTAGTCTTTAATAAAGATTTAGCATTCTATGGTAATGTTTTATATATATAAGCAATAGCCTACTAAGCCTACTAAGCCTATGTTTTATTAATTATTTGTGCTTTATATAAATCTTCTATAGAAGCATCATATTGCCCGGTTTCTTGGGCTGCTTTAATAAAATCATTAAGTCCTTGTATAAGCTAACCCTATTGAGTTGTAGCATAAGCAGTTTCTGAATTACTATTAGTACCTAAATTTCCAATACTATCTTGTATCATTTTAGTTACTTGACTAATTCCTATACCATTATTAACTATATTTAAAATCTCATCTTTTCCTGATAAATTAGGGTCATTAGCTCTTAAATAGAGTAAATCCTAATTAGTCATTTGTTTCCATCCTGACTATTTAGCTTCTTCAGGAGACATTAACTTATAATCTTTACCATTAGTCATATATACTTGACCATACTAATCTATAGCAGCTTCATTAAGTCCTTCATTAGATTTTACATTATCTAAAGCTTTATCATACTATTCCCTACTAAATGAAAGTTGATTCATAGTTTGTAAAGCATTTAAGTACCTATTTTCTATATTAGATGTGAAATCATGAAAAAAATCTAAATTGAGGGATTCTTCAACAGATTGAAGTTTCCACATAGCTACATCTACATCACTAGGAAGACCCTTAAGCTTTTCTTTAAGCATAGTGTATAAATCCTTACTAGTTAATTTACCCTTATCAGCATCACTAGCTACTTTAGCAGCTGCAGCTTCTTCTGGAATAGCTGAAGTTCGCTTATCAGACACTATAACTGGCTAATAAGCAACAAAGGGAGGAGTAGGTCCTCCCTATTGAAACTTAAATATCATATTTCTGGTAATTTATCAATTATTATATTTCCTATTAATCTATTATCTTTGTATAAATCAGCATTTATATAATTAGTAGAACCTGGAAAATTAGTACATTGTTCTAGGATTTTGTCTATATTTTTGGTTACAGTTAGAGTTTTCATTTTAAAATTAGAATCTAGTAAACCATATAAACAATCTACTTGTGTAAAAATTATTTTGTCTACTTTTCCTAGGTATTGTTCTACATTATTTGTGAATAACCCTATATTATCGGAATTGTTGATGCTATTCCTCTCCATACATTTCTTAAAGATTTATTAGTGAAAAAATTGACGCCATTATCTACAGTCTATGGAACCTCGACACTATGATTATCCTACATCCACTCCTAAGCTGCCAAGCCCCTAGATCTAGTTTCCTAACCCTCTTTCAAATATTTTATTTGTTTTAGTATAGTATAGTCAGCTTGTTCCGGTGTCATACCTCTTTTTATTAATATTCTTCTTATATTGACTATTTTCTAAGGGTCAATTTCTAGCTAATTAGCGAGGTTATTTGCATTTTGCATTAACTTATCTATTGCAGTTTTAGCTTCTTTATTAGACATTAACTACTCGAACGCAATTCTCTCATTTGCTGGATTATAATTCATAGTGCTCATATGACCCCCTTCATGTACTCCAGTATATTTAGGAGAATTTGGATCGGTTCCTAAAACAAGTTCTCTTTTAATAGATCCATCAGGATTTCTTGCAATATTACTATAACTACTATATGAATTAGTATCCTATAAAACCTATAAGCTTGGCACTCTTGGCTCAGAAGATTGTTTAGTAGATAATAGACCATTTGCATAGTTCCTGAAAGTTTCTATTTCCTAATCAGTTAATCCCGCAGCCCTTGCATTATTTTCCCAAATAGGATTTTGTCTATATCTACGCATTAAAGCAAGTCTTCCCTAGTTAAATAATCCCAAATCAGAAGATTCTTCTGTTGTTTTAGTAAGTAAATTTATTTGATTTAACTTTGGAAACTTTGACATATTAAACAGCGCATTTGTGCCAAAAGTACTAAGTATGTCAAACCCTGTGTTTACAATTTCGTTACCAGTGCCCTCATTTCCATTATCTATATAGTCCATAGGTTTCTAGCCTCTAACAACTGCAGTTACTAATTTAGAAGGTCTTACTCTATCTAAAATATTAGAAGCAACCTAGGCAGTTTTATGTTCTGCCTAAGTTATCTACTTCTATTTTCTTATACTTGGGGCATTCCTACTATCCTGTTTCTTTTGCCAATTATTTCTAGTATCTTTGCTAACTTGTTCGTTTCTAGAGCGAACAATAGTAACTTTTCCGTTTCTATCTTTATAAAAAGATTCTCCAGGTTTTAAATGATACTAATAGGTAATTGGTAAAGTAGGTCTGTAAGAATGTACTGTATCTTGCTTGCCTGGCATTAGGATTTCTTTTTACGTTTTTTCTTAGTACTACTATAATTAGTTAGTCTATTTATAGCATCATACATTCTATCTATATGGTCTTTAGTAGTTTTATAGAATCTATCAGCATCTGCGGTCTGGGCTTTTAACTATGCCACTGCAAGTTTCTCTCCTTTTGCTGCTTCTCTTACCTTACGTAAATTTAGTTTAGCACCTTTTTTGGCTTTCTTAACTTCAGTACTGTAATTATACGAAGGAGTAGATTGTCTAATAGTCCAATACTTAGATTTAGGAATACCGTAATACTCTCCTAATAAATCCTGCTAAATTTGTCTAGTAGCTGATAATACCTTATTCCACTATCTTAATTTAATAGGATCTTTCTAAATATCACTCAATTTAACCGTACCGTCAGTATATACCTTATTCCATAAAGAAACGTCTTCAGGGGTTAAACCATATTTATCAGCATAATTAGAAAGACCATATTTAATAGCATTATTTATATCTCCTTGTGCAAACTAATCTGCTCTTGCTCTCATTTGCTCATAATCAGACTTTGCTTTAAATTCTTTCTCCTAAGCTAGGGCATCCCATACAGTAAATTTCTAATTAAGATATGCTGCTTCTAAAGCTTTATTTTCGTTAGCAGTATTATAGATAGACTATCTGTTCTACATAGCAATATCGTGTCTATTCGTATGATTAGCTACTTCTTGCTACCAAGCCTATTCCTACATTTCTCTTAATCTCTAATTACTCTACTGACGTCCAGCAGTAATAGCATCATTACCTTTAGAAGCTGCTTCTAACTAAAGCATAGATTGTAAATTTCCATCAGATGTAATAGGATGACTAGCTATTCTAGCTAACTAAGCTGTAACCTATTGACCATTCATTTCTGCATCTAAATCAGATTGAACATAACGATGGTCTTCTTGTGGGTCTAATAATAAAGGCTACTTCTTTAACATATCTGTAACCTTTCTATTAGTTATATCAGCATACATAGCCCTAGGAATACCCCATTTATCAGTTACATCCATCTTATTTATAACATCTTTTAGACTGAAATTATTAGACTATTTAGGTTTATTATCCTCAGCAGGATTTACTTGTGAATGAAGACCTGTAAGTTCATAATCGTTCCAGTAAACTGTTTTATCATTATTCCATCCAGAGGTTACTGGCTTTTCTGATACCTAATAATTCTTTATATCCTCAGGATTTACCCAATGCTAAACTCCTTCTTTATCTCTATAAAAATAACGATTACCAGTATTTAAAAATACATTATGTCTAGCTCCTAAGATTTGATCATTACGAACTCTTTTAACATAGTCTGCTAAATTAGTATAAGATTCAGCAGGTCTGTTTAAACTATCATTATTTTTAACTGTCCATTTAGTTCTTAATTTACCGGTATTATCATAGAAAGTTGCAGGAGAATCTGGTGGTAACTAAGCATCTACAGCCTTTGCCCATTTCTCACCCATAGGGGTAAAGTTTCCGTCCTAATCTAATAGATCTTCTCCAAATTTCTAATAATAATCTTGGTTCTCAATATCCATCACACTCTATCCAAATGTATTGTTAGTTGGAGTATATCTACCTACTCCCTATCCTTTCTAATTAGATACGTAAAAGTCTGATGGACCATTTGACATATCTCCTGCATATAACTAACTAGTATCATAGTTATATTTATATTTATTTACATCAAAGTCTCCTTTAGTACTAAGTCCTGAATACCAAGGATTACCATTTATACTATTACCACTAGCTAATTTCTAAATAGAACCTCCCTATTTATATTTAATACCATATTTTCTAAGTATATCATGCCAAGCAATTTCAACTGGTTTATAGTTATTGCCTACATGAAATGTAACTTTACCATCTTTTACTGCTCCTTTAAGCTTCTAATATTCTGTAGCTTTATTTCTAATATAGTCTAAGTAACTCTTTGCTGAATTTTCATAATTAGCTTTGATTTGAGGGTCTGTAGCTTTTCTTGCTTTACTTAAAGCTTCCGCAGCATTCTTTCTAGCAGATTGTGCCTAAGTTTTTAAAGACTTCCACTCAGTTACTACTGGAGATATTTGATTAGACAATTCTCTAAGCTCAGCTACTGAAAAGTTCTAAGATATTCTTCTATTTCCATGATCAATATCTGCCTAGGTTCTACCAGTAGGCTTTAAGCCACTTACCTCAATTTTATCAAGAATACTATTCATCCATTTAGGAGCTTGCCATTGATGATTAGCTATTCCTAATTCTCCCCATTTATATGGTCTTTCATATTCTACTCCATTTATTATTCTAGTATTAGGCTTAGTAAAGTCATATACATCAGCTTCTTTTATCTTAGCCTAATCTTTAGTTTTCCAGAATCGATACTTATTTCTAGCTGCACTAAACCTTAAATTAGAATTACCTGTAGCTTCTTGTAAAGCTTTATTTTGTGCCTCTAATCCTTTAGTTCCCTTAATGCCCTCAAGTTTAGACTTATCTACTACTACATAGCCCTCATTAGTCTTAACTTTAACTTTATCCTTAGAAAGAGCACCCTTCATTGCCTTATTTCCCTTTATAGCTTGTGTTCCTGCAGTAGTACCGGATATAACAAGTCTTAAAGAATCATAAATATTAGACCAATCTTGTCTATTTAACTAACTAGGATTAGAAGTTACTTTATGCCAAGAATTTAAGTAAGCGTCTTTATTTTTTAATGCTGATATAGCTCCTAAGGCAGTAATAATATGAGGTGCTAACTTAGAAGCCGTCTTAATAATTCTACCCGTACCGGTAATTCCTCTAACAAAAGGTATTACTGACAAAGCATCCATTCCATAACCAAGAGCATTATTACCTAAAGATTCCCAGAATCCCTAACCCTCTGCCATATCTGCTGCTTGGTTCTAGGCTGTAGCAGCTGCTCCAACTAAAGCAGAAGCAGGTGCTCCTACTCCGGAAAAACTAGCTACCAAAGCACCTACATCAGTAGCTAAGGCAGTTGTTCTTAAAAAAGTAGCTCTATCAGAAAAAGGGTTTCCTCCTATTTTCTACTACTTAGTTAAAGCAACCTTTCTATCGTGAGGAGTCTGAGGATTGTTAATAACTTTATTGTTTTCTTTCTATTTAGTAGCCTCTTTTTCTTCTCTAGTTTGTAATTTCATACCTAACTAAGCTCTTGAGATAATCTGAGCCTTTCTCACAGAATATGGATCGTCTCTATAAGCATGAGCTTTTCCATTTTTGAACCATATATAAAGAGGTTGCCCTTTTGCATTTTCAGAACCTTTTAATTTATATATCTCATTACCTGCAGCATCCTATACTTTTTCAAACTAATCCCAACCACCTTGTATTTTATCAAGCAATGGTTTGTAATAAGCAAGTGCTTCACCTAGATTAGAAATCTTCTATTTACCTCCATTAACTGTCATATTAATAGCTGTTCTAAGAAAATCTCCTTTTCTATTTCCAGTTTTAAAAGCATTCTATAAACGTCTCATTGCCTCTTGACTAGTTCTACTAGTATACTCAAAATCAGTATTTCCGTTCTACCAACCGTTACCAAAGACTTCAGTACCAAAGTTTCTTTTACTTACATTAGCATAACCTTTACCTTCATTAGCTAAATACTACTACCATATTTTATTATTAGCAATTTCTTGTTCCTATTTAACGGCTGTATTGTACTCATCAGTCATATTCTAAGATTCCTGATTATATTGTCTTCTAGCTAAATCAAGAAGATGTTCTCTCTACTCAGGATGTGCAGCAATCTAGTCTGCTAATTTATATTTATCAATAACTGCCTAATCATTATTTATATCAAAAGCTTCGGGCTTTTTATCCTCTGTAGGTGTAGTACTTTGAGAACCAATATTAAAATATCCATTATTCCATCCGCTAATACCAGCTCTACTTGCAGCAAGTATCATATTATTCTTCCAAGTATCTAAATTAAAATTCTTATCACTTGGATTATATTGTCCTAAGATATTTCTATAATTAGTATAAGCAGCTTTAACATCATCATTCATTTCCTACTTAGACATATAATCATCTAAGTCTGCTATAGTTTCAGCTACTCTATTAGTGTATTCTCCTTCTTTGTCTTTATTCCAATAAGGTTGAAGGTCATTAGCTGTTCCTGCTGGATTATATTTCTTTTGCCAATAAGCATCAAATCCATTCTTAGCATAATCAAATCCATTTGTATCGTCAGAAGTTTTATTTTTAGCAGCTAAGGCTTCTCTCAATCCTTTACCTATCTAATTAGCATAGGAAGCAAATTGTCTATTAGCTTCAAAAGTCTAATATTTACCTTGCTTTCTCTTCTTTAAAGCATCATAATCCTCCTAACTAATTTGCTGACCTTTATTATTATAGTAGTAATTATCAGAATCTGTATTAGAGAATTCCCCCTTAGTATCTATTATAGTTCCGAATTCATCAGTGCTGAATCTTCCACCTCCATTATTAATATCTTCCTATAAAGCATTGGTAAAATTAGTATACGCATGCTTCCATTCTTCTTTTTGTTCTGGAGTCCAATCTGTTTTAGAATTAAGAAATGTTTCTGCGTTATCTCTTATATTCTAGAGATATAATTTAGCATCTAATTCGTGACCTCCAAAATTATATTTCGATTTTTTAGTCTATTCTGCCATATTATAAAATTAGGGATATACCTAAATAAGTATCTAGATATATCCCTACGTTTAAAATTAATTACTTCTAAATTCTTCTTACAAGACGTCCACCTCTACGATAAACAGGTTCTGATTGTGGAGCACCACCTGCTTCAGGTCCACCTGCTTCTGCTGGGGTACCACCTCCATCAAGCATTTCGAGTACCATTTGACATACCTGAATAGCGATTTGACAATCTTGATTTTGTACTGCTTGTTTAGCACCTTGCATCAACATAGCTGTTGGGTCTTCACCACCCTACTGTGGAGCAGCAGCCTCTGGTGCTGGAGCAGCTCCACCTTCTTGAAACTTCTTAATAAATTGCATGTGTTTAAATTTAATTTGTTAATTAACTAGTTAATTATCTAATAATATTATGTATTTCAATAGTACATATTAATTATCTAAAATGCAAATAATTTTGATGTCTTATATAATTATTTATTTTTTATCGTTCTAATCTTTCTTAGATTCAGGAGCATTTACATATTCTGGTTCTCTATGGTCTTGAGCGTATAATTCTTTAAACATTCTCTTACCAAGTCTCTTACAATACTTATTAAATAACTCCTTATTATCTTTATTAGCTTCTGCTTTTTTAGCCCAAGTAATCATCTATTTTGTAGAAATTCTACTAAATATACGTTCTCCTCCCTATAGATTCATTTGAGTTGAACCATCTGGAGCAAGTACTTTCATTACATATTTATTAGGATCATCAGATTCGTCAAACTCAAAATCATCTCCTTCTTCTATACCTGAATTCTAGTTTACTTCAAGTATATATTTAGCATTAGGAAATGGATGTAATGTCTCATCTTCAGGCTAAGCTTTATATACTGCAGTTACTTCATCATCATCATTAATAGCTATCTAATCAAGTGGAATTTTAGTATTTTTCATCCACATCTCTATAACTGGCTACTATTCAGACCAAATAAATAGCATTCCTTCATCAGGTGCTAACTATTCTCTATCTTGAAGTCCTTTCTTTCTATCTTCTTCAGTTTTAGCTACTTCTACAGTATATTGTTTGTCTCCTATAATTATTCTTTTCTTATCCATTAAGCCATTTTATTTAATACTGTCATTAAACTAGTTCCTTGTGGATCTTTAAAATTAGATTTACCAGTTCTAAGATATTGACTTAAAGCTGCCGGACTAAACCACATTCCATAATCAATTTGTAACTAACTAAGACCTCTTAAATTTGCGAATTTACTAGATATATTTCTATTAGCTTTAAGTAACTTAACCGCAGCAGAAATCTACTCCTCTGGATTATTTAAGAATTGTTCTTTAGTTAAATGTGGTGCATATTGTTTTCTTGTACTATTTATAAACTAGAAATATCCACTAGCAGATGACTTAGCATTTTTAACAGTAGGATTAAAATTAGATTCCTTTGCAGCTATTTCTGTAAGTGTCTATCTATATTTAGCATCTTCAGGATGTTTAGCTAAATAAGAAGCCATAGCTAAATTAAAAGACTTAGAACCTTTTGCAGGAGTATGAGAAGTATTTGTTGAATTGTCTTCTGAAGTATTTTGTTCTAGAGGATTCCATCCTGCAAATCCTTCTTTTTTCTAATTTCTAGACTAAATTCTATCTAAATTCTCCTAAGTAGTTAATTCTTCTCCTATTGGAGTATATTCTATCTGGGGAGACTCTAAATAAGAAGGAGCCTATACCTAATTATAAGATACAAATAAATCACTTATTCCCATCTAGTGTACCTCCTTTCTTACATTCTTTAATTAGAGAACATAATTCAAGATAATCCTTATTTGTATAGTCGTATTTTAATCTAAACAAATTACATCCATTTTCTTTGCATTTTTGTTCTTTTAATTTATCTCTTTCCTAAGTCTATTTCAAACCTAATTCACCACCAAAGTGTTCTACCGGAATATAATGTTGTGCTCCATCATATTCTATTGCAATATTTAAACTTGGTATATAAATATCAAATCTTTGTAAACCTAGCCAAGGTACTATTCTATTATTTACTTCATATAAAATGTCTAATTTGGGAAATGTTTTAATTAATTTTTCATATAAAGCATACTATCCCTTATTAACACATTTAGGACATCCCTAACCCATCATATGATTTGCAGGAGTTTGTGTAAATTCACCATGTTTGGGACATATAATTATTACTTTATCGTTATTACCTGTATATAACGATTTAGAGTAATTATATTTATTACCATGAATTTTATTAGATCTTTCTATAAAGTCTTGTGTACTCAAACTTTCTGAATTATTAGCTTTAATTCTTCCACATTTAGGGCACCCAGAACCTTCATAATGTACTTTGGGGGCTTGTTGAAATTCACCGTGTATTGGACATATTATAGTCACAGGCTTATCATAACGTATATAGTTTACCTTTGAATAATCAAATTTATCTCCATGTACTTTTTTTGCTTTTTCCAGAAAAATATCATTATTATATGAATGAACCTAAATAGTTTTTTCAGCTTTACATTTTGGGCATCCACATTTTTTTAAAATATGGTCTTGTGGACGTTGTTCAAAATCTCCATGAATAGGACATGTTATAATAACTTTTTCTTTAGCTTTTACATATACAGTCTTAGTATAAGAGTATTTACCATTATGAATTTCTAATGCCCTAGGTATAAAATTATTTTTGTTTAATTTCTACATTTATACTCTTAATTAAATTAATACGATCATCTGTATTATGTATTATCTAATAAACTAATAGTTCACCAGCCTATTCAGCATATTTATCTTTTTTATCTTTACTAGTTTCTTCATTATACTATTTATATAAAGATTCTAACTCTTGAGTAACTTCTAAGCTAAGTATTAACTCTGCCCTTTCTATCTCAGCTTGTTGTTCACCATTATTATCAACTACTGGTATACCTTTCTTAGTTAAATCTTCCGCATTTTCCATATGATGCTTATGAGCATGTAAAGCACCTTCAGGAATAATATTTTTCTAATTAGTTTCTTCAACCTTCTCAGGTTCTTGTTTAGGCTTATCAGTTTTACCACCTTCTTCTAATTTCTATATATCTAAACTAATTATAGGAGTCCACTCTTTAGATTCTTCTAACTATCCTCCTTCTTTCAATTTAGATACTTCTGGATATTCAAGATTAATTATAGGTTGCCACTATTCCTACTTAACTTCTATATCTATTTTATCTTTAAGCTAACCACCTTTTCTATGTTTTCTTAGATTAATTCTCTATAAAATAGCACCATGCTTAGCAGCTCTTAAATACTATTGTTGTATACCACCATTAATATCCTATCCATATCTGGTATAAGCTAAGTATGATTTATTAGCTAACTAATCTTGATATTCATCAGATATATTAGTCATAATATTCTATTGAGTTCTAGCGGTATCAATAAGTCTATTAGCTCGTTTTCTAGCACCATTACTAAATAAACCATATTTCTTACCTGCTTTAGAGACAGCATCTTCTATAGTATTTACAGAGTCTGCATAATCACTTCCTACTTTTTCAATAGTGTCCTTATTAGCAGAGAACTACTTAGCTCTTTTTGCACCTATACCATTAATTAATCCTACAGGAGAAAGTTTCATAAAGCTACTATCTAATATTTTATCGGTAGTAGTCATCTAATCAGTTCCTATTCCTAATGCAGTTAATCCATCTCCTATAAACTTTCCAGCCTTCATAGCTCCCCCAACAATAGTTCCTACAGGGGAAAACATCATTGCAGCATTAGATATAGAATCATAAGCGTTATTTAATCCTTTAGTTAAACCTGAATCTTTAGCGTGCTATTTACCAAAGAACATATTATCTAAAGTATCTACTGCTTGACCACCAATTCCGGCTACTCCTGCTGCCTTATCCTAATTAGATAGATTCTTCCAATTAGACATTAACTAAAGACCACTGCTAAGAGAACCTCCTAACTAACCTAGATTAGCCATTGTATAATTACCTGACATTATGCCAAAATTAGTCAACCCTGAAGAGATAGGATTTAAGGCATTAGAAGCTGTCTAATAACCCTAACTTATTTGCTACTATCTTATCTTAGCTTGTTCATCTTGTTGTGCCTTCCATATATTAGTCTATTGCTAATTAATAGCATTAATAGTATTCTAATCTAATACAGAACCAGCTGTAGTAGGGACTAATCCTCCAACTAATCCCTACTATACAAACTGAAATCCTGCCTAACCTTTCTATATTAGTCTTATTTTTTTATGCATAACTAACTTGATATATAGTATTTATAAAATCAATTATTGCTAGTTCTTTACCTGAATATCTAATTCTAATCTTTATAAATTTGTCTCTCATATCAGTTTCCTTTCTATTTTGAGCGCTTCCAAAATTATACTTATAGATATTTACATCGTCTAACCAAGAAGATGTATCAAATGGATGTATTCCATTCTCAAAATCTACCTTATATAAATTATACATTGCATTATCCTTTCCTTCAGTAGTACCCTTATATCCAGGAATTGCTATTTCACCTCTTTCTTTTACTGCATCTGGAATAGGAGAATTATATAAAGGTAATGGAGGTAATTTGTCTCCTGACCTAGTACCTGCTCCGTCTTTCCAAGTAGAATTTTCTGGAGTGCATAAAGCCTTAGTAGAATCTCTTCTTTCATACTCATTTTTATAAGTAATTAATAAAGGATTTATCTACACTTTCCATCTATCCTCAAGATAACGCATATTAGAAGCCATTAAACCTCTTCCTCCAAAAGAAGAAGCTGAAGTATCAGTCTAATCATCAACGTCAACAGCTGGAACATGATTCCAAACTCTAAACTCCTATCTGTTTGGATAATATACAATTTCACCTCCAGATAAGTGTCTATAATCATGTGTTCCCACCTAAGCCATTATGTAACTATCCTCTACTTCATTAATATGCTTAGCTCTTGCAAAATAATTATGTGGTAAATCTGCTGACTTATTCTATTGTCTAGTCTAAATCTTCAGGAAGTCATTATTGTACTCAATATCACAACCATTATATTGCCAAAGAGCTTTCATAGCTTCTTGTCTAAAATACATATTTGGTTTATCCTTTGCAAAATCATAAGCCTCTCCTATTACTTCATAATGAAAAGATTCAGGTTTTGCTTTATTAGCTATTAATTCCAAATTAGTAAATATCTTATGGACACTAGGATCATTAACTACAATAAATTCAAATTCAAATTGATGCTATTTACCATACCAATAACATGGATATATGTCATCGGCTATATCAAATGAACCTGCCTAACCATGTTTCCAGAAATCCGTACTTAAAAACTACATATTCCATTTAGGAATAACTGCAACAGTAGATTCATAAGTAGCAACATTATAACTAGCTGTCTTATTATAATAATAATCTTCTAGTGATTGATCAGCATTAGGTATAGTAGCATTTATAGTAGCTTTGATATTTAATAGTTTAACTATAGTATCAGGGTTTATCTATTTATCTTTAGGTAACATTTCTCTTTTACCTTGTAGATTCTTGAATATAGGAGCATTAATATGAATTAACTCTGAATAAGCAACAGTTTGTGCATGAACTATATAAGCCTATATAGGACTACCATCATACTTAAACATGTTATTAGAGTAAGTAACTAATTCTCTCCATTTAAGATACATAGACATAATATTAGTAGATTTAGATAACTAAACATTATTAGATACTTCTATCTAAGCTGATGCCTTACCATACTAGCTATATAAATCATTAATAATTCTATATGCTTCTGTTTCTTTAAATTTTTCCAAATAGTTTTCAGAAGTTACTCCCTATACAGTATTCGCAGTTAGTTGCTATTCTATAATGTTTGTACTTTCTTTAGTATTAGGTTCCCATTTATTTACATCTGTATCAGCATAAGCATGACCCTCTTTATTTCTATAATAAAGTTCAGAAAGTAGCGTAGATCTCATATCTTTATGTATAAATACACTTCTACCATCTTTAGTAGTTAAGTAGACTCTCTTAACTCCAGTCTTATCCATTAAATCTCTTGTATATAATAGTGATTTAGGATTTATGTATAAACCATATACAGAAATATTATGGTCAGGGAATAATGCATCTTTTACGTTATCTTTTAAAGAGAATGTGTCATGCCTCTAACCATTTTTATAGAATTTTAATTTCTATATAGTAAAATTTTTATAGTTACCATAAACATCTCTACATAATTCATAACTAATATCATATGGTATATTGTAATTAGGGATTACTCTATTAGATAATTGTAATATACCTATAAAATAACTTGTTGTCATTACAGTTTCATAGACAGTTTTATAAGTTCCATTCTTAGTTAAATAATTAATAGGTACTAATATATTCTAAACAACTTCACTATCTAAAGTAGGATCAAATACTACATTAGTTAAGGTAATGCCGTCCGCAAAAGAACTTGTAGAATGACTTGTACCTAGTTTAGCTATCCACTTAGAAGTATCTCTATTAAATGAGAATGGTATATTATTTATATTCTCCATAAAACTAGGAACCCAACTATAGAATGTAATGAACTTATCTAATAATTCATTATAACATAAATTCCATACTTTCTCCTAAAAACCAGTAGTATTATCATAGAAAGTAAACATCACATCTCCTTTATAAGAATTATAACAAGTTTTTACATTACGAATCCCTAATGTAGGTGTAGTCTCTCTTTCACTAAGTGTGATATTATTATTTAGAAATTCTTGTACTTTAACGTCTGAAATACAGATTAGAGAACTTCCGTCAGTCTTCCAAATCTTCTTAGCTATAGTATCTACGCCATATACATACTAAGTATTATTTCCTCTTTTTCCTGGAGTCTTCAGAATACTATCTGCCCATTGACTACCAAACATATCAGAAATAACAGTTGGAGTCTCTGGGAGTACTCTAGAAGTAGCTACAAGCTATCCTGATACCTATTGAACTGTAGTCTAATTAACTGGAGCAACTGCGATTCCATGTTCAAATATAATTAATAAATTAGAATTTAATGAAATTAACTTAGTTATTTCTCCATATTCTCTAGTATAATCAACACTGTTAGTCTTTCTAAATACTCTATAACCATTTTTATATGCATCATTAATGTGAATATCAGAATACATAATACGTGTTCCAAACCAATTTTTAATATAAGGAACATCAGGCAATAGGTTATTCTATCTATCACTTAGAGATTTACTAAATCCTTTATTATAAATATGTGATTCTGGAATTTTATATGTACCTTCTACACTCATAGGAGTATATGGGAAATAACCTCTAGCATGTCCGGTCATTTGTTTTTCATCAACATTAGAACTATCTAAAGTACGTATATTTAAATTGTAAGATGAGCGTACTCTGAAAGTTACCCACATACCTAACTAAATAGCATTAACATCTCCTAAGTTTATATTCTCATAGCTTTCCGTCTTTTCTGGATTATAGTTATCTTTCCAGGTATTTTCATCAACAATTTCATCATTATAAGGAGCTGAAGGAGAATTAAAATTTCTTATTAATCGATGTGTAAACTAACAAATATAACAATCTCCTCTATAAATACTAAATGATTTATTATTGTTTTTATCCGTTTCTCCAACAACTAGAGATTTAGTTTCTAAATCCTTAAAAGCTATTCTATCAGATATTGCACTATAAGGAGAATTATCATCCATTCTTATTTTTACATAATCTAGTAAATTAGCTAAAGAATAATTAGGAATATAAATATTAACAGTTTCTGCTGGAGAGAAGTTATTAGCATCTGAAGCTATACCTAAATAAGCTCCGAAACTACCTCTTACAATGTCTGTATTTATCTTTTTATTAGAAATAGTTTCTGAATCTTCATTAGAGTTATTCTTTGAATACTCACTCTTATAATCATCTCCTATACATTCATATCTAAAAGCCTCTTCTGCTAAACCTGCTCTACTTCTAAATTTATAATCATTAAGTCCTACGCACTTTACATCATCTGGTACCGATATAATAGGTAAATTATAGCTATTACGTATATTCATATCATAATAACTATTTAGATAGAAGTGTCTACCTTTATTAGTAAAATAATTAGAACTATGACCTACAAGTCCATTAGTACTTTGAGATATAGTCAAACCTATTAAATGCTTATTACCAGTAAATATTTGATTATAATAGGCTGGATTAACTTCATAGTCAGGACATAAAATTGCCTAAACTTTAACTTTAGATGAATCTTTTATAATTAATCTATCTTTAAATGTTTGAGTTAATTTTCTAGATTCATCATTTTCAACTATCTTATATCCTTTAGGACGCTTAGTGTTTCTACCATCTAGTTTCTTCTTACTAAATAGTCTATTAGTACCATATCGTACTTCCTAAATTACTCCTAGGGTAGCTAATGTTGCTCCTACAGCTAATCCTGTACCTGCTGCTATTACAGCTGAAGCTCCTGCAATACCTAAAGTAGCTCCCAATCCAGTAGCAGTAGCACCTGCCGCTACTAAAATTCCTCCAATAGCAGTACTACCTGCAGTTATAGCACCAGATAGAGAAGCTCCTGCTAATACTGCAGCTCCTGCTCCTGCTGTAAATACACAAGCAGCAGCTATAGCTACTACTCCAACACCTATAGCTATGCCTTTTAATATTTTTCCAAATAAGCCAGATGACTTCTTTTTAAAATGAAAACTATATCTGCTTAAAAATCCCTCAGATACATAATTAACATCGTTAATATCAGAAGTTTCAACATGAGTAGTATTTAGGTTACTACCTAATTCTGTTAAAATACCATCAGCAGTAGCTATACAAGGAACATGAGCTTCCTAATCTACACCCATAGTTACTCCCTAAGCTAATATTGTAGGAATACGAGACTATCTAACAAAGAAAAATCCGGTAGCATATTTTTTAAGTTCCTATATTGCTTCTTTAGATATTCTAATATCAAATCCGTGAATTACATTAGTATCTCTATTAGATTTAAGTCTAACAACTCCTTTTACATTTTCATTCTAAACATTTTCAGCTCCCTTAGATACTACTAAATAATTGCTTTCATTATAAACAACTTTATCAGGTATATTATATTGTGAATAAGTTATTTTTCCATACTTTTGAATATTAGTGTTACCTCTAATATTAAAGACAGGAGTTAACTAACCATTGGGTAATATATATACTACTCCTAATCTATATAATTCCTCATTCCAATATCCGGTATACTTATATATAAATTCTGAATTATAATATCCCTAGCTGGTAGATGATACTATATAATTCTCATCTATATTACATATATAATCCTTCTCTTCTAGGTAAGGTAAAAAATGTAGAGATAAATCCTATAACTTATCATATGGAATATCCTATTTATGCACATTACCTAGAAATAACATATTCTAACACTATTCCTGAGTTTTAGCTGCATCTATTATTTCATAACTCATATTAATATCTTTATCAGTAACATCAAATGTAGGCTCAAAACCTGTAATATTTACAGTAGCAGTTCCTGAATTAGATATTATAAACTTTTTATCTATCTTTTTATATTCTGTGTTAAAATTTTCTTCCTATTCTGCAGTATAACGAGAATAATAAACATATAAATAGTTATAAGATAAGTCTATATTAGATAAATATAATGAAACACCTTTATAACTATTCTAATTTTTAACACCTGTAGTTATACTAGATGGATTACTAAAACCTATAAATACACTAACTAGTCCTGATTCTGCAACAAAGTCTGTTTCATTACCATCAGCATCAGATAATTTAATATAAAAATGATAGTTACCTATTTTTAAATTTCCTCCAGATGTAGTTCCTTTGTACTCTAATTTAGGTATAGTACAAACACGTTTAAATAATGAAGTATCAATATCAAACTATGTACCTTGGTCATATATATTAGTGTCATTATCTCCTTTTCTATCTATTATCTCATAAGTATTTTTACCTGTAGCACTAAACCTACTATTAATCAATCTTGGTACATTTATACCATCATTAATAATTAAGTTGACTGAACCATCATAACTATACTAAGGAGTAATATTTACTGGATGTTCTAAATCAAACTGTAATTCATCTGTTATAAAATCTGATAATTCTCCTATTTCATGCAATATAGGCGTATTCCCTGTTAGAGGTACATAAATTTCCTTACCATCTACAACAGTTTTTTTAAGCCATTGAGTTCCTCCAGTCTATGGAAATATAGAATTTATATTTCTAAGAAACTCCTCTTCCCAGTATTTTTTATTGTTATATCTTACTACCCAGGCAACTGCAGAAGTTCCATTAGGTAAGTAGTTACCACATTCATCAGTTACAGGATTATTAGAAGTGTCTCTACCTTCAATTTTGAAGTGTTGTCTATAAGAACCATCTTTAAATGCAGTAATAGGTATATTTATTGCAGTACCATTCTCAAGTGCTACTTTCCTACCATTTTGTATAGTTGCATTTGGTACTACTTTATATGTTTTATCTATGATTATATCAAAAGTATCTTCTAATTCCTACTCTGTATAGAACTATTCCTAGTATTCATATTTGTTCTAAGTTAGTCTATAATTTCTTAAAGGATTATACTCATAAACTAAGTTACCCTTAGTAGGTAGAACTTTCATCATTGTATTAAGTGAAAGTTCTTTGGCTAGTACTTTACTCTCTGTTGTTGCCATAATTATTTAAGAACTGCTAACCAAGGAACTAGTTTCTCTTGACTATTAAATGCATATACAATCTAATCTGGGTCATTACTATCATGTGATATATCTCTAGTACAAATTCTGGCTTCATCTTTATAATTGGTACTTGATGCTAAATATAAATCTCCATTCTCATATTTAAATAAAGATCCAGAATCTGTTTTTTCAAACCTTATTTTATTAATATTCGTGAAACTCTCTAGTTCTTCCGGATTTTCTGGATCAACAGTGCATATCCAATCAAAAATTAAATCTCCATTATCTATATGATAGAGGAGTGCATAAACATTAGGAGTATAAACATCCCAAGGTTGCAATTGTTTATCTTTATATATATAAAGAGTATCGCTATTATAATTACCTGACACACTTATTACTGGAGCTTTTGAGTCTATATTACATGGTTGTAATAAATATTTAGTATCAAAAGATTCTATACTAGTATCCGGAATTTTATAATTTACCTATAACTATATAGGTAATGTCTTTAATACACTACCTATTTCTATATCTATGTTGGATTTATCTATAGAATCTCTAATATTATCATTATCAAAGTTATTATCTAATAGCTTATCTATATAACTATTATAGTTATATCCGTTAATATTTAAATAAGGCTTAAAATTATCTATTTCTGATTTATCTCCTTTTTTAAACTCTGCCTTATAAACCATATCTACTGTATATGTAGAGGTGTATGGCTATAGATAAATTATATCCTTCATTACAGTTACATTCTAAGTAGAAATTTCATTAGATACCTTATAAAGATTTCCAAACAAAGCAACTAGACCCCTTCTAATAATGTCTGGACTATAAGAAGCCATATTAACCATTCTTTTATTACCTGCTGTATCGGTCATCACATAAGTAACTATTGGATTCCAAGTATTTTTTATTGCATCATCATTTACAGTACATCCAGAACGATCTTCTACATTAGAAGGATACTCCTATAAAGTACACAAAGGAAGATCTTTTTGGGCATTTGCAGTAAATGCATTAATTCCATGTCTAGCCATTATATAATTACGGTACTAATGTTCACCCTTTGACCAACTCTAATTAAACGCTAAAAAATTGTATTTATCTTTTAAAATAGAGTCTCTATTCATTTCTCCTGCAGTATTATTATTTAATATAGGTCTCTTTCCATAACTAGTACTTGATAACCAATAAGGAACTCCAGTACCAGAGTAAGGAGATACTTTAGCATCATAACCCACCATTGTAACAGCGTGAGTAAAATTTAATGACCACAGTATAAATTCATCATACACTCCTGAAGTATAATATATATCAGAGTAAGTATCAAGTCCAAATTTAACTAAATCAGCCTGACAACTAACTAAAGGTTTAATTAAAGTACCTGAAATACTAGAATTATTATATATTGGAACATACTTACTAAAATCTAATAAGTCTATACTTAATTTTAGTTTATTATTCTACAACTAGTCTAAAGACTATTCTTTATATGGAGCATTAAGTACTTCTGTTTCTTGATAATTATAGTTATAATAATTTATCTTTGCAGTTTTTAGATTTGTCTTATCTTTATATTCTACTTTCCACTGATTTTTATAATTAGTGTAATCCTACCACAATTCTTTAGCTGTACTACTTGTAGTATATTCTAACTAATACAGTAATGAGGTACTTAAACCTGTAATATCATAATTAGGAGATACTAAAGGCTATAATATAGGAGCTTCTTGTAGTGTTCCCTACATATTCATATAACCATTATTATTAGGAGAAGTTACATAAGTGTTTCCAATATAACTAGTTATCTATAATACTTCTTTAATATTTTTACCGTTAGCATTCTCACTTAAACTAAATGTATCATAAGTTTCCTATAAACCTGCATCTAAAGACACATCTATTTCTCCCTTTATTTGTTGCACATTAGCAGATAGTGTATCAGATAAATTATTTGATGCTTTAGTAGGTGCTTTATAATCAACTACTTTAGTATCTAATTTAGAATTATATATAGGAGCTATATCTAGATTTAAGGTTAATTTCTAGTCATTATAATCCTTTAATGAGGTATAATACTAATTAAAAGAAGTATTAGTCCATAACCAACGATAAAAAACTCTATAGTCACTTTTGTATAATGAATTATAATTACCTAAAATATCTTTAGTTGTATACTTTACTGTAATTTTAACTAAATAAAGCATATTACTATAGATAATGCCAGCATCATTGCTACAAGCATAATAACTCGTATTAAGTGTTTCATTTTTAGGCTCATCTTTCTAAACTTTACCATCTGAAACTTTTAAATATACTGAATCCTTAGTTCCTTTATCTAAAACTGTTCCGGCATGGTAAATAGTGTTACCTTGTGAATCAATATTAGTTAAAGTTCCAGCTTGATTTAATTGTATATTTAAAGGTATTACTCCAGAATAAGAGACTCTGTTATTAATATGATATGCAGCAGCTATTCCCTAGTTATCACAAAACTCTAAAACTACCTCTTCTATACCTTTACCCTCTTCTACATAGCAGTCTAATCCTAATTGTATAGTACTTAAATTTTCTCCATTAAAATATCTCCAATTAGTTAATTCAATATTGCCACTATTTATTTTGCTAAAATCAATATATCCTTCCTATTCATATACATCTAAATCTCCATAAGTCATAACTGGAGTAACTTTGTAATGATATATAAAGTTAGAGTTATCAATAGGTACTTCTCTTGTCTCTCCTGGTTCATTTGTTGTTTTTTCTTTTATAGTTATAGTTTGGCTAACAGGCACTTTAAAAGAACCTAATTTTTTACAAAATGAATTCTTAAAATAGTTATTTACAATAGTATCTGGAATTGTATAAGGTTTAATTTCTGATAATTCTCCATTAGAATTAGTTGTATAATATCTTATCTGTCCCTCTTCAGATTCCTTTTTTGGCTTTTCATAAATAATCTAGTCTAAGTCAATTAAGTATTGTCCTACTATAGGTAAATATGGTTTTTCTTTTGATTTATCTTTTGGTTTATCTTTTCCAACATACTAAGTTATTTTGTTAAAAGAATAAGATTGATCTTTTTTTATTTCCTTTAAAACATTTTCTTTAAAAGAATCAAAATTATAATCCTGCTTAAACTATTCATAATTAATAGCATCTCCTATAACATATCCTTTTATTTCTTTTTCTACGTTCTAATTATTTTCCTTAGTAATAAATTTATACTCATTAGTTATACCAAATTCTGTTTCTAACTCTCCTATTGCCTGAGTAATAGTAACATTATTTAGTAATTCATTAGGTGTTTTATCATAAGTCCATGCTTTATAAGAACAGCCTCCAGCTTCTCTAGAATTATTCGTCTCTTTAAGAACCCATTCAGATGTGCTTACCTTTATCCCTTTAGGATTTATGTTATAATTATTAGTACTCCAATGAAAATTTAAATATACATCATAGAGGTTATAATTAATATTACATGAAGTACTTGTTTCTTCCTTATCCTTTTTTACTTTACCATTTACTGCTTCAGTACTTGTGCCTGTTTTATATACATTATAAGTACATTCAAAACCAGTTATGGTTTCTAATTCTGCTAAAATAGCTAGCTTACCTGATACTTTGGACTAGAATATAGAATATCCTGAACTTAATAAGTTTCTATAACTATCAATATCAGGCTAATTACTTCCCTAGGTATCCTATGCTATATTAATATAGAAATCAAGATTTGATTTTTCTCCTATATTTTCTTTAGTAACAGATTGCGAAGTATTTATCCCACTTGATGTATGTTTTATTTTATCATACCATCTAACAGAACTATCTAAGTAAGTAATTTTACCTGAATCCTCTATACTAACTATATGTAATTTAACTATTTTAGGAAATCCACCATGAATATGATCTGTATTACCTAAATCTGATAAATATGTATAGTTTTCTTCTAACATATTAGTCTTTGATACATATATAATATATTTATCACCAGGATTCAGATTATTGTCGATAAGTACCTATTTAATAGAAGTATTAATAATTTTACCATTAGAATCCTAAAAGTCACTATTATTAATATTATGCTATGCAGAAGATAGCTCCTTACTACTAATATTTCTTTCTGGAGATGGGAAACAACCTATCTAAGACTTATTAGTTAATGGATTATACGAAGCAATATATATAATATCTCCGAATTCACAAGTACCTACTGGAATATAACCCTCTGGTAAATAAGCTGTTTCTACTCTACCATTACCCATATCATTCTATAATGATAACTCATTACCATTCATAGTTAATAAGGTAGCATTAAGAGCATGAGTAAGACAAGTAGCTTGAGTATTATCAGGTGCAAAGTCCATGATAAGTCCATCTCCAAAAGTTGATTTTGCAGTCATTATAGTATTACCTGCCATAAATTATTTCTTTTTATATTTACGTTGTTCATCTATTATAAATTCATAATTATATTCTGATAATAATATATCTTTGAACTTTAAAGGTTCTCTGAGTAATATTAATTCAGCTTTATCTGTTTTTAATTTTGCTTGATAAAAAGAAAAACCTCTATCCCAAGAATATGGAAATCTAAATATAGCTACATGTCCATTCTACATAATGTTACACTCATCATATATTTTGAAGAACATAATCTTTTCAAATATAAAATTCTTTTTAGGTCTTCCTCTACCAGTATGCTTCTAAGCTAAATAAGCTTCATATTGTGGTCTAGTTAGAGCAAAATAGTAATATCCATCCCATTTGATTTTCTTACGCTTATACATTACTCTTAACTTAGTTCTCATTTTGTGCTAATAATATTCAAACCAACGTAATGAATCTTTCATCAAATACCCTGAATAAAACCATAATTTACCCTAATTAACAAGCACATCACCACCATAACTATTATGTAAATAGAAAGCTTTCCAACCATACTAGAGTATTCTTTTTATATCAGATTGTGCTATAGTTGGATACATTTCAAATATCTATTCATAATAGTCCTAAATTGTTTTCTATTTCAATACTATTTACCCTAATTAGTGTATTCGGTTATTTTATCTTTGTCTCTAGTAGCTAAATAAATGGGTTTTTCTCTTCTTGTTCTTTTCTTACTTTCCATTACAAACTATAACTAATAACCACAGAAATTAGATGTAATGAAATCAACATCACGCCATTTACCTCGTCTAAAAGCTTTTTTAAAATCATCTCCTTCTGTTCTTTTCATCTATATGTAAGATTGTGTTCTACCCATTCCAGGTAATTTAAATTGAGTATTATTCTCAATAATATCATCAAGAATTAATCTTACACTACTCATCCAAATAGAAGCTGCTAAATCTCTTTTACTCCCATCAGAATAGACTTCTTTACACTATTCAGGAGTCATTTTAAGCTTTCTAACTGGAAAATTCATAAATATGTCGTGGCATGTAAAAGAATGCCCCATTGCGAAGTTACCCATTTATATTTATTTAGTTATTAGAAACAAAAATAGGGAAGCAAAATTGCCTCCCTATTCATTACATTGGTTTATATGATTTATTATATACCTTTCTGTCCCAAGAATATTTGGCATCTAGTATATCATTCATTTCATTTTGTGAAATATAATCAGGTACTCTAGCAGCATCCAATAAACCTAACCATCTTTTACGTAAATATTGAGCTTCCTACATAATTACTTGATTATGAGTTTTAAATGCTTCTTTCTATTTAATAGTAAAAGCTATATAAGCTGCTATAGCACTTGCTTCTTTATCATTTATATCAGGTAATCCATCTTTATCTAAAATATTGGCATGATATAGTAAATTTACTGTATCTAAACCTTTATTTACATATAATGTATTACCAACTCTTTTATATTTAACAAACTTACCACTTATATAATAAGGATTGGTAAATGCTTTTCTGGATTCTATATAATTCTCTACATTTGCAGAGTAAGGATCTCCATCATACTTTACATTACTAGTATAATTATAATCTTCACCACAATAAGTAACTGCTTCTATTATAGAAACATCACATGGTAACTAAATAGACCCATTAGAGCAATCTACTTTTAACTATACCTATTTAAGTATAGTATTTTTATTTCCTATTTTATCATAAGCAATTAAACCAATTTCTTGTAAATCTTCTAAATCGCCTGTTACATCATATTCTGTTTTAGCTTGACTTATTGCATAGTTAAAATTCATATTGTATTTAATTAGTTACCAGAAGTATATTGCTAGTCATTAGGTAATTTAGGAGCAGCTGCTTGTCTATAATAATAAAGTTTCTCTTTAGTTAATTTATCTTTAATTAACTAATCAATAAAACTGTTATTTACATCAGGACCATTTAAATCATCTAAATTACAACACTTATATTTATTTAATTGTCTTGGATCTTTAAATACTGCAACTATAGATACTTGTCTTACAAAAGGAGCATTAAATAAAAAACAATCTAACATTCCCTCTGCATTAGGAGCAAGGTCAATCCACACATAAGGTTTAGTTAATCCTCTTCTTCTATATTTTATAGTTTGTAATTCAGACAATGATGTGACAATAGTAAATTTATTCTATCTATCAGTAGCTCCTAAATACTTAATAGCCTAAGTTCCGTATGTTGTGACAAGTTGTGGTATTTGAAAATGTGCTGTAATGGTGTCGTCATTACTCTTTTTACCGCAAGAGCATCTCTCTAAAGATTCACAATCAACATCTACACAATTAATAGCCATTAATAAATCGTCTATAGGAGCAATTCCTTTAGAATATAATTCATTTATTATTGATAATCGACAAGCTACTATTTCATCCTAGAGCTAGTCTATATTCATAGATAAATTCTAGTGATAACCTCTTAAACCTGATACTACATCATTTCGTATCTAACTAGCTAATTTCTCTATGTACATTTATACTTATTATTTAGATTTATTTTCTTCAGGATTCTGTTTAATTCTATGCTAACATGTAAAATTATAACAACGTATACCCTTTAAATAGATAACTTTCGATTTTAGTTCTGCAATTTCTGTACATTTATCTGCAATAGCTTTAGATTTTTCAAAAGAAACTTTATCAATTTCTCTTCTTAATTCTTGTAGCTGTTTTCTAAAATCACTCTCTAATTCATGGTAGTCTTTGATATACTTGTCACAAGTCTTCTACAGGAAATCATACTAATCCTATTTTAAATCTTCTTTCTTATGTTCTACTTCTACTAAACTTTGTTCGGCTTCAGCATCTGCTTGTTTCTTTTTACTATTAAAAGTAAAAATATAAGTAATGGCGGCACCTAGACCGCCACTACCTATTATTGGTAAAATCCATTCAAGCAACACTTGTTCCATTACTTCTTAACAGTATTTACTCCTTTAGTTAATTCTGATTCTGATTCTGTATGAGTTTCTATACCAGAAACTTCAGTATTAGTATCTGAATCTACAATAGTACCTACTTTCTTCAAAGCAGTTTCCCAAGCGTTAACTAAGTCAGTATCATTCTTAACCCAGAATACATGAGTTGTATAAGAGTTAAGACGTCCACCGACAACGCTCAATGGGTGACTATTAGCAGGAGCATGATATTCAATGATATACTGATTGTATATAGCACCTACAATAGGAGTTTCTACTTGACGAATAGCAGACCATTGATAATTTGCAGCAGTAGGAAGTCTCAAATCCTTAATAATCTAAGAATAAGTACCAAATGCATTCTTACCCAACTTAACTAATGCGATAGGGTCATTAGCTTGTACTTTATTAGGATTCATTGTTGCTACTTCATCATCATAATCAGCTGTTTCCTCAAAGATATTGAGAGTTACCTTTCTAAATCTCTGATACTCTGTAGCACCAGTAAGAGTAATCTTACCTGCATCATCATTAGTTACTTTGATAAGGTCTTTATCTACTTGGAACATATGATTAGACTTAATTGTCTTCTCAAGTCTGTCTGCAAGAGCTTTAGCACTATCGCCTTTCTTAGCAAGAAATTCTACCCAGAAAGGTTTACCTTTATGATACCAAGGAGTTGAATAGATATAAGGTTCAGCACCATCTACTCCTAAATAAATATCAAGTCTCAAATAATTAACTGCATGATCTGTAGGTACAACAGAAGTTAACTTAGTAAAGTCAATTGTTGCTTCACATAACTCTGCTGCATAACCTTTACGTCTACGAATACAATCAACATTATCTTTTACAAAGAGAAAATCTCTCTTAATCTTGAGAACATCTTTCACAACTCCATCAACTTTCTCTTTCTTATCTTCAAAGAGAACTACTCCTTTACCTGAATCTGGATCCAGATTACTATTAATAATAGTTTGTGTCTAAAAATTTAAACCTGCCATAATTAGTTATAATTTAATTAAAATTACTACTGTTGAGCTGCCTACTATTGAGGTGCAGCCTACTACTGTCCAGTTGGTCGGGCAATAGTATTAGTCATCTAAATATTATTTGCCAGTCTTGGATCATTTGAATGCTCCATAACTAAGTGTACCAACTCATTTATAATCTCTTGGTTTACATAATCTGGAAACTCCATAATTTGAGAAGTATCTTCAGTTAAATCAATCTATTCTTGTGTTAAACGAATAAATTGAGGACTCTTTACATAATCAATTTGTACTTCTACTAACTAGAAAAGTGAATCATCTTTACCATAGCGGATTTCGCAACGAACATTGCTTGGATTTGCAACTCTTACTGCTGTAGGCTTTTCCACTAAGGAAATATCTTTAGAAACCTCCCCATTTTTAAGTTTAAAGGTTCTCTAAAAGTTAGAACCTGCACCAGACTCATCTGATGTGTTAGTAGCAACTGCTCCATTATCACTAGTTACTTTATAACCACCTATAGGCATATCAGTACCGGTATATCCTGCAGGATTAGTATCTGATACTCCACCTTCTCCAGAAGTAACTGGATCTGTTGGAATAGTAATACTAGAAGCTTGATTATGTATATAATAATATGGACGCATTGGAGAAGGTCTATTGTAAATATCAGTTACAATCTAACTCCAAGAATCCGCTGTAAGTCGAGTTGCAGGAATCTAAATATATGAACCTGCATCCCAACAGTCTTTTTGTTTTGCAACATAATAGATACATACACAGTTAAGCATATGTAAATAATCAATAGGCATAAATACCTCATAAGTAGCACCATTCAAAGATTGGATCTAAGAATGAGCTGAACTTAAATAAGAACTAGCCGTAGCATATGTAGTATTATCGTTAGGACTCTATCCATCATATGCGGTTTTAGTACCTCCGCTCTTAAAATTATTGTAAGGAGCATTATCTGCTCTATACTTATGAGGTTTTAAATAAGCCGTAGCTTTTAACACTCTTAAATCATCTGTAGTCTACTAATTAATATCATATACATTATATACTTTATTAATATACTAATTAATTGCCTTATTAAAAAGGTAATTAAATTCATACAGTTTAAGAGCTGGTGCTTGAATTTTACTCAATTCTATTAAAGTTGCTTCAAATACCTCGTGTTGTTACCCTATAGATTTTTTATCCTATAGCTCTAAAACTTCTTATTTGTTTTAGTCCAGCATACATATTCTTCCTAATTTTTAGGAAGGGGAACACTCGTGGGAATATTATATTCTATTATTTAGGTTCAATTCCTATGCGTTACGGTGATTATTTATATTATTAAATAATTTACCACGGTATTAGCATCACAGCCTCCACCGTTTTTGCTCCCTACTGCTTACCTATTACTAGATAAGTGGGCAGTATTAATTTATATTGTTGGAGTTGGATTATCTGTTCTAGTCCAACGAAATCCATTACACTAACGTCCAAGTTTAATGGCTTGGCTTATACTGCATAATTTTAATCCTAATTTTTCTCTGGCTTCTTTCACAGTTTTAAAACTATCTATATAGTCTCCCTATAAAGTATATCTATTTAATTTACCTGATAATTTTGTAACTGTTATTTGTAATTTGTCATATTTCTCTGTAGAGATAAAATAACCCCGAATCTTATTCTATAATTTTATAGCCCTTGTTAAGTTTCCTCTATTAGTGTCTAAATATTTTACACACTCCTCATTAGATTCACAAGTTCTTATATAATTACCTTCGGAATCATATAAATAATACTTATTATGCGAAGTTATAGTATATTCATTTATATTAATATTAGGCTTATCTGACCATAAGCTATTAGCACTAGTTCTTTTGTTAATTATTGCCCCATTAATATTTGAAATATTAACTTCAACAGACTTTGCTGCATATAAAGCATTTATATACTCTGCAATTAATTTACCATTAAAATCAAACTGATATACTTTCCTAGCAGGTCTAGGTCTTCCCTTACCACCTAATGCTACATTATAAGTATCATCTCTAGCTACAAAAGCTTCATCTACTATTTCAGCTTCTTTATTATAAGCTTTTTCTTCGCCTTCTTTATCATAAGGATATATAAATAAGACTTCTCTCTTAAAATTCTCAACACCATATTTTCTAACTGCATAATGAAAAGGTGCAATCGGATTTTTTATATACCGAGTATGATTTTTCCATAAACCTCTACCTAAATAGCCATCAAATACATTAGGATCATCTGTATGATGTACTCCAACATAAATTTTATTGTTTATTAAACAAGTAGTTCTATATACAATATATTTCATAATAAATTAATTTTAATTCTACCTAGCTGTCATTTAAAACGATTAATTTTATTTATTATTTCTTATCTGAGAGTTCTTCATCTACGAACATTTCAGGATAAGTATCTTTACGAATCATAGCCATGACTTTACTATTCTTAGGATTTTTCATCCATTCAATAGCAGCATCATCTGTTGCTCCTAAGATACATTTTCCATCGTCACCAAAAACATAGAGACCTTGTTTCTTTCTAATTACTCCGTGTTCACGAGCTTCAATAAATAACATACGGAATTGCATATCTCCTCCAGTATAGCAATTAATGATCTTTTCTGGAGTCTTTTCTGCAATAGAAATTAAATAATCCTCAACATCTGCATTAGGCTGATTTCTCATATTTCTACCTAATACTCTAGCTACAAGCAGTCTACCGTCATAGCCTCTTTCATCATCAAGAATGAAGTTAATAGCTTGGTGAATAAGTTTCTTTCTAGTAACTCTACGAGATGCATCAAGACCGGGTCTATCAACATATAACTCAGCAGCACCATAACGAGGTCTTGTAGAGTGTTTATCTACAGTACCATCAATTAAATAGTCACCCTTATCATTTTTAGCATATCTATCTACAGCAATAAGGTCACAATTTTTAATTGCTTCCCATTCAGCAGCTTGATAAATATCATCCAAGTTAAAAGACTTACCATCAGTAATAGTAAACACTTCAGTTACTGGAATAAAGTGTACTAAACCCTGAGCCTCTCTATTTCTTTCATCTTCTGTGAGAATAATATCTCCATATGAATTTACCTACTTTACACACTCTGGAAAACGTCCAGTTTTAGGATCTCTTTGTGGTTGAATAAAATATTTCTATCCAACTTTACCATAAACACTTCTAAGAACAACAACATTACTTTTTAAGTCACCGTCCTTTACGTCATTAACTTTCTTTGCCATAATTCATTATAAATTTCTATGAATAGGTAGGAGAGCACCTCGTCTCCTACCGTATCTTAATATTATTAGATAATCTTTTTAAATCTATTAATTAAATCAATATTCCTTAGCTTTAAGGATAAATGATTTATAAGGGTTAAATACAGCAATACCTGCATATCCCCAAATTGTCATAAGACCACCAGCTACAGGTGAACTTACAACACCACTTTCGCCTCCTGAGCGACCACCTACTCCAAGAACTTCATTGAAAATGTAGTCTTTACCCTTCAATGAGAACATTTGAATAGGAGGTTGTGTAGATGTCTTACCTGTTGTCAAATCAATACACAAGAAATATGGGTCTTGGTACTCTCTAGATAATGTTCTATCAACCTTAAAACTAATAGTATTACCACCCCACTCATATGCATCGAATGTAGCACCTACTTTAATATACTTTCCTTCACCTTGCTTAGACCAGAGATAAGCTCCATCTGTCTTTCTAGTAGAAAGATAATCACCAAGTACTCTCTGTACAATAGCCCAAGCTTTTTCATTTACCACGAAGCAGAAATGATTACCTGTTGGCTTATCTGCTTTTGATACCATATCAGAAATTACTGTATGGAATGTACCTATTGTAATTCTGTTTGCAGAATACTTACTTGCAAATCTCTCGATTTGAGGGATAGCACCATCACCAATGAAGATAGGTCTTCCTGTAGCTTTATCAGCTAATGTAGTCTTACCATCAACACCTACAGTACCTTTAGCAAGCAAAATCATATTCTCTCTTGCATACAAGAAGTTCTCAATAAGATTCTTCTTCATAGGATCCAGCTTATAGATCTTTTCAGTAAGACATCCTTGATTCTCTCCCTTACCAATCTTGATAAATGTATCTTCCATCAATGCATACTTAGCACTATATGTATCCTATACACGAATAGTACTCATATAATTACGCATCTTTTCTACATTACTCTAATACTTAACCCAACCAGTCTCATGCAATTCTGGTTTAGCGTTACCAATAAAATAGGTATAATCACCAATATGAGTACCATCAGTATCAAGTACAGAAGAATAATCATCATCAAGCAGGCGAACCATTACTGACCACATATTATCTGCCTTTCTAACACTATCAGAAACAACAAAACACTATTGACCAGTACTTTCAATCTTGAAGATTTCATGCAAACGATAATAATTCTCTGGGAAAATCATTTCAATTTCAGAGCCGTTTGCTCCATCACCAACTGGTTCAGCTGCAAATGGAACACGTTTAATATAATTAGTTTCAACCTCCCACTCAAAGTAAGTAGAATCAATACTTTGATACTTATTTGGTTTAGAATCACCATAATAAACGTTTCGCAATGCCTCTGTTAAGAATGTAGCTGTCAACTCTGGATAGAGTCTTGATACTACTCCAAGTCGGTGAGGTCTTTCCAATTTGTTACCTTATGGGCTCTTTATCCCATAAATCAATAGTTTTACCATCACTATTGTTCAGAATATATCTTCATCCCTTCAATTCGTTTGAGATGGGATGCTGTGCACTCTTGGAAATAAAATTTTGGAACTATTAATTTGTAAGCCATGCAGTCTGGTACAAACGGTTCAATTAATTTTATAAATTTTAAAGCATTATTTGAATAAGCACGTATATTAAATTGATTTTTATTTTTCTTATGTAAATGAAATGTAATATTCCATTTTTCTTTAAAAAGATCAATTAATTCCTAAGCATCATTTTCTGGAATATGAGTAGATATTTCAGTAGTAAATGTTCTATCTGTTTTACTTACATAGGTACAGCCATCATCCATATACCATATAGCTAATCCTAATTCATCTAAATAAGAAATCATTTTCTTACTTAGTTTCTTTTTATTATTAGGATATAACCATTTTCTAAGTATTCTAAAATAGGGAGAAGTATTTACAAAAGTATAACCTAATGATTCCGGAATATCTATTCCGTTTATTTTCTTAGCTTTATACTTTTTTCTTCTGACATTACTTTTTCTACCAGTTACTGAAGTACATAAGTTAGCTTTCCACTATATATATTCTCCTTGATGCTATCCATGACTTATTTCTAAATAATTGTATTGATATGTTTTACCTTTTTTAATTTGTTTTTGATTTGAAATATAACCATCACCAATACATAAAGCAATTAAAATTGATTTCTTCCTTAATTCCATAATACCAAATAATTTGGGTTATTAAATATTTATTTCTATTCGTTAGAGGTTTCTCATGCCTGAGACTTCCTACGGGATTACCCTTGTAGCGTGGAGGGCTTCCCCGTTTTCACACAGTAGCTAATAATTGTTACCAATTATCGGAGCAATATCTTACCCAAAAACTTACTAAAATCTTCGTAAGTTCTTGTATCTCCCATGGTTGCATGGTTTGTTACAAAATTTGCTACTAACATAAATAAAATTAAATTTAAGAATTAATCCCAATCGTCTGAATCCCAAATAGATTCATCCTTTTTACTCGTAGTTTGCTTTGCTGGTTTAAATACGAACTTAGATTTGTTAAGAATATCTCCTTTACCTACATTATAACCACGAGTATATGCATCTTGTTGCTACTTCTATAATTCTGCAATTAATTCCTATTCATTAAGTAACCAAAATGCAGCTTTAGTTAAAAGACGCGGATCTTGTAATGCCTTACCTAAAGCACTTGAACCATCTTCATCTAAAGCTAACATAAATTCAGACAAATTGTCTTTATCTTGATTAGATAATTGAATAGGTTGTCCTGCAAAACTATTAAAGTTATCAATCTAATTGTTAACTACATTAGCAAATGCCTAATATCTCTGCTGAGCAGCAGCCTATTGTTGATTTGCAATGTTTTGTTTTTGTTCTTCTTGTAATCTATTATATTGTTGTCTTAATCCGTCTACTGTTTTCTTAAATAAAGTTTCATTAGCTTTAGCAGCTTCTAGAGCAGCATCAAGTTCTTCATCTGTAATATTATCATTACCAACTTTATTTAATATGTCGAAAGCATATAAATCCTCATCTGACATAGCATCAAACTAATTTGTATCCTATGGCTAATTAATCTGTGGAGTAATAGTCTGCATATAATCTTGAACACTCATTCCACTATTTCTAATAGCATTAATGAGATCAATTTCATCTTCTGCCAAGTCATTATTAGTTTCCTAATGCTCTCTCGAATCTGCTAAGATATTTATCTACTCCTCTTTAGTTAAAGAATCCCAAGAGCGTTCTGTAATAGCTCCACTCTCATCTTCAAATTTAATCTTGTCAGGATTACTAATACCTCTGAGTTTTAATACTTCAGTAGTTAAATCATCTTCCTAATCTCCTTCACTTGAAGGAGTAGTCTCCTAATTACCTGTTTTTTCTGGTTTTGGATCTGGTTCTTGTTTTTCCTGAGTAGGAGTTTCATCAAACTCATCTACTTCAAACATTGTGTCATCAAAATTACTTTCCATGTTCATAGTTCATTAAATATTATACATATCATACAAATTCTAATATTTCATAATAAATACTAGAGAATATGCATGAGGTTCTATTTTTATTTTTTTGTTCTCCCATTTTACTGACTATTCTTCACTGGTTTTCTCAGATACTTTAAAATCACTTCCATTTACTATAATGCTCACTGTTTCTGAATCTCTATCACCATAGCTCATACTACCTATTGCGGAAGTAGAATTATCCTCTGAGGCACTACCTACTGTAGTGGAGCTTCCTATATAAGTATTATGATATATAGTATCTGTATATGTATGAGAACCTGATAGAATATGATTATGTGGTTTATGTGGATGATGATGTTCGGGGAGGTGTTCTTTTTTTAAAAGAAGCTTATTATCATCATCTAAATCAGTTTCATTATTCTATTTTTCAGAAGTATCAGCTTTTATAAACTTACCGATAAGGTTTGGAGTGCCATTACTTCCATCACATATAGACCAACCCTTTGGAATACTATCTCCATGCCAAGCTACTATAGTACCTATAGGAGTCACAATATCCATCAACTATTTAATCCATTTTAGGTTTGGAATTACTGTATCAAATTTCTTGTTTAATTTATAATCTTTCTTAGTTCCTTCTGGTATAGTTAAATCCTTATCATATCTAGGATATAACTAACCTTTCTTGAAAACTGCATTATATAACTAAGAATTGATTCCTATAAAATTATCAGAGTAAATTCCTACTTTTGAATACTCAATATTTGGTTTATCATCTAAGTCTTCCTACCATTCTGCTTGAAGAACATCCTTAAATTCCTTTGTAGATATAGTTCCAATTTTAGTATGATAAATATATTTATTGTTTTCAGAATCCCATTCACGTAATACTAAAAATCCCTCGCCCTAAATAAATTGAGGAACTCTTGCCTTATATATTTTAAATTGACTACTAGCTATAATATCACCACCTGCTTCCTAATCAAGTGGAGATACAATTATATACTTATCATTAACTTCAATAATTTCACATTCTAAAGGTTTATTAGGATGTTTCTACCTAGTAGTTACATCCACAAAGTATTTAGTACTAGGTATATATGCTACTACACCTGCTTCTTCTTTTTTAACTACTAATTGGGCAGAAACTACATGTTTACTTTCAATATTATTAGAATTTTCTAATTTTAATACTTCACCAACAGCTTCTGAACCATAATATACAATACTATCGTCATCTAATACTACCTTTAAAATAAAACCTGCTGGTAAATTCTTATTTAAGTAGAACCAATTTTGATTTATAACATCTGTTCCGTTTTTAACTTCCTTAATCTCTTCTTTAATTAAATAAACATTATATGTTGTATTTATTTCAGCCTCAATAAAGTCATTTACACTTAAAGTATTTGGATATTTTAAATTGAATTTGTAATTGTAAG